TCAACTATTTTTTAGCTGATCAAGCATAGCAAGCGGAAACATAGCAGGATCAATATAAATGACCTATGATAGTCCTACGTGATCACCACAAGCCCGTACACGCCGTTTAACACGATCAATGGTAAATACCCCATGTACGATATAAAACGGCTTAAACGGGCTTACAATAGCAAACAGAAATATTTGCAATAGGTGTTATTATAAAAGCAAACAAATAGACCGCCTGTTTTTAGGCGGTCTATTCTAATTCTGTTAGTTAGCTTTCATCATGCTTTCTAGCCCTTTAACCCGTTGGTCGTTAGCATTAAGGGCGTTGACGATCCAATAGATTGATTCATCTTCATCAACCAAGTCTAGAACACTATCGCTTGACTTGTATCCTGAATAGAAAATACTTTCTCGAACGTATTTCTTATTAATGTTTAATTCTTTTGACCACTGTGCCATTTTAATTAGTTCGGCTAGGTCCTCGTCTTTTTCATAATCTAGCCAATCATCAGTTGTAAAGATTGTTTCACTAGTGTAGTCATTAGATAAATCCATCAACAATTCTGACAAAGTGGTCAAGGATTGATCCTTTAGCTTGCTATAGATTGCTTGTGCCTTTTCATCATTAGTCATTTCATTGTATTGCTTTGTAGTTTTCATAATTGAAATCTCCTTTATTTGATTGTCTTTAGTATATCCTACTTGCCTTACTTTGTCAATACTTTTTGAATTTAGTTAGACCAAAGTTCACGAACCGCCATAAATAAACCAGGCAACATTAATAACACCCCAACGATCAACCCCGGCCAATTGGTTGAGTAAGCATCAAGGCTAAGATTAACAAAGATTGCCCCCGCAATGGTTAGAATAAGACCGTCAATAATATTAAATTTCATCTTTCTACCCCCTGATACTTGCTTACATATTTTAACCAGGCTTCGCCAAGGAATTTACGGGCCTTGGTTTTCTTAGCTTTACCATTCTTAAATAGGTTGCCCGGTTCATTCATGAAGTCTAAGACTTGCTTGCGATACCATATCTTAGTCGGCAACGGGTACCACGGGTTATTCTCGTGTTTAGCCCCTAGTAAGAATGCTAGTGCTAAATAAAGGTCGTCCATAGTTTCCTCTAGTTGGTTGCTAGGCTTATAAGTCGTGTGGCCGTGAATGTCCTTGTAATTTAGATACCCTGCCATAGCCCATTGTAGTTCGGTGAATTTAATCTCTTTCATGTTAATGCTCCCTTTCTATGGTTCTATAATACCACAACTAGCGATAAAGTCAATAGTTTTTATCGATTTTATTTAAATAAAAACTACTTTATTCTCCTTACTTAATAGACACTTTCCATAGTACATTGCGAAAACCATACCTTTTTATTTAGCCAATATACAATTGCCCCCTATTATGTTCAATAACCCCCTTTTAGCAAATGCTGTTAACCATATCTTCAATAATTTCGTTCTCCCCCATGTCCTCTTCAATGTCCCAATCCTCTAACCATGTTGAGTTCGTTTCAAACTCAAAAAGCATATTCTTGCGGCGGTTTTCTTGCCATACCTTACCATCAGGGGCCGTTGCCTTAACCCGTACCGTGTAGTTGTGACCCTCCATATCATTAAACCCATCATAGATGATTTTAGTTACCTTAACAGTACCACCTAATTCAACTAGTTTGTTCATCAGTTCAAAGCCTTTTGCATGACCGCCTACATATTTCATTTTGTATACCCCTTTTCTTTTCTTTCCTTTTTTGATTGTCTTTATTGTATTCCATCTTGTGATGATTGTCAACACTTTTTTTAAATTCTTTTATCTGATTTGCTTTCTTCCTTTTCTCGTTTTTTGATTGTCTTAATCATACAACTAGCGGGAAGCATTGTCAACACCTTTTTTAAATTTCTTGGGATCGCCCTTGTAAAAGTTTTTATAAAAAATAGGTTGGTATGCTTGACAAGTCGAAGCGAAGGGGGTAAGGTTGATCGTTCATTTAGGGGTTAGGTTTAGCGATTTAGGTTGTGTCTTTCATCTTTCATTTAGTTCAGTTTAACTGTTAGGTTGTATGTTTATTACTAAGTGGTTAGATGGTTTAACTAGATGATAATAAAAAGGCCACCTAAATGGTGGTCTAATCTAAAATTCAGCAACTACTCGACCATCCTGCACCACCGTAAAAATCTCTTTGGACGGGTAGTAATGTAATTCTGGTGCTTGGCCAGTTAATTCAGTTAAGAAGTTCTTAATGGAATCAACGTCTGAACGGCTTTCCCCCCACTCAACCTTGCCCACGCCGTTGGTAACGGTAGCCGTAAGCGTTCCATAGTGATATAATGACCACTTAGTACCGTCTTTAACCACTAGGTACTTTTCAATATGTTGCTTTTCACCCCGCCAACCCCGGTAAGAATAAGCGGTAGCATATCCTTTGCGACTTGCCCGTTCAATTAAAGTTAAAATCGTCTTGTTCATGTTTGTTTCCCCTTTTCTTTTCTTTTCTTGTCTACTCTTATATCATACCATACTTATATTTAAAGTCAACACTTTTATTAGAATTTATTCTACTTGAGTTGATCGTTAATGTATGTCTTAACCCTTTCTAATTGTTGATCAGTTAAATCATCGTCCCAGTCTAGGCCTAATTCATCGTGTAAGTCCTTGAGAACCATTTCCATGTTAATGTAGGCCACCATACTAGCCAAATCTTCGGGATCGCTGACGTTAGTATTAAACGTTCCCGATTGATCAGTTTCATAATCTTGGACGTATTCAATCGCCCCAAAGACCCCGGTTAAATTAGTGTTAGTGTAAAGCATATCGTCATTATCAAACTTGGCGAGTGCTTCGGCGGCCCGATAGGTACCAATGATCCAAGGATCAGCGTTAGTCGTGTACGTTTGAATATCTTCTAACGTCCGGCTACCACCGTCTAGTTCTGCTTCAATTGCTTTTAACATTGCGTTCTGATCAAAAAACTTACTCACTTTAAAAACTCCCTTTATTTTCTTTAATTCCTTTTACAATTATATAATAACACCGTTTAGGATAAAGTCAATACTTTTATTTAATTTCCTTGATAAATTATTATAAGGCGTATGCCGTTCCCTCGTCATCTACATATAGGATCGTGACGTCATCGTTCCCTTCTAGTCCCTTTTCATCATCAATCAGTAAATCATTTACATAAAGGTTGTCAAACAGTTCTGAAAGGCTCCCAAATTCTAAGTCAGAACCGGAAAAGAAATCATCTAGGGCGTCCCAAACTTCGGTAGGCAATCCTTCTAAGTCGTCCTGGTAAAAACCTTCGTAATCTTCAAACGCTTCGCTTAGGCTGTTGTAACTAACTTTGATCATGATTATTTCTCCTTTATTCCTTGTTCCTTACTACACTTATATAATACCATAACTAGGTTAAAAGTCAACACTTTTATTAGATTTATTTTATTCTAATTCTTGCCACGTTAAGTCGTCATTGTAATGGTCAACCATCATACTAATGTAACTAGCAATCTCTTTGTCTTCGCCCCCGTTTCCCCAGTAGTGGTCAAAACGTACCTGCGACCATTTTAAGTCGTCTAGGTAGTAATCAATGGTGTATTCATAAACTACCTCCGATAGTCCAGTTTGGGCAAGAAGAATTGTTTTTGTTTCATCACCCCGTTGTAAAGTGAGAATCGCTTCACCAATAGCGGTTTCTTTTAAAGAAACTAGCTTAGTAGTTGTCTTAGAATTATCTTTCATAATAGCTTTTCCTTTCCTTATTCCTTCTACACTTATATAATACCATAACTAGGTTAAAAGTCAACACTTTTATTTAATTTATTCTACCATTCTACCCCCTCAATTACATTGCCTTCATCATCTAACCGGCTTACATAGAACAACGGGCAACCATGATCAGCGCATAGTTCGTATACGTCATAATAGTTAGGCTTAATGGTAGATTGTAATTCAGTTTCAAAATCAATGTCCACGCCGTCCTTGCTTGCGGTGATTAGGTAGTTTTCCATGTTTATTTCCCCCTATTTAAAATAGCTTACTTTGCTTGCTGATCAATGTATGTCTTAATCTTTTCTACCTGCTTATCAGTCAATTCTTCGTCCCAACAAATGTCTAAGTCATTAGAAATATCAGTCAACACCTTTTCCATGTTAATGTAGGCCACGATAGTAGCAATTTCTTCCGGGTCGCTTACATTAGTTACAATTGAACCAAATTCATCTAGTTCATATGCCCGAACGTAACCAATAGCACCAAAGATACCATTTTGACTGATACTATCCACCGGGTTCAGGGCAACCAAGTTATCTTCATCATCAAACTTTCCCAAAGCCTTGGCCGCTTGATACCGCCCAAGCACCCAAGGAATAGTGTTCGTGGTGTTATCTTGAATACTTTCCAAAGAACGATCACCTTCATTTAAAGATTCCTTGATTGCTGATAACATTGCATTGCAGTTAAACTGTTCACTCATTTTTAAGTTCCTTTCTTGTTTATCCTTATTACAACTATATAATACCATAACTAGATTTAAAGTCAATAGTTTTTATGGTTTTATTTTAAATTAATTTCTTGCAACCTTGCAAGTACGATCAATTGAAAAATCATAATCATTTACCACCCTTCAAGTTCGGTCACGTCATTCTTCCAAAGGGTTCCAACTTGCGTATAAACGTCATATTCATTATTACAGTAGCCAATAGAACCAGTGGCGAGGTCAATTGCCCCGGTTATTTCATAACTACCAAAGGCGTCAAATCCTAACAGGTAGTCCTCCCGGCACTTATCATAAATAAGATAGTTACAAATATCCATAATCATGAAATCACGGTAGTGAGTGTATAAATGATCGTCCTCAATCTGCAAGCAATCAATTTCTTCATCATCGGGGGACGGTTCAATATAACCGTTGTCTAATAACTGTTGTACAAGTTCGGCCTTTTCCTTGTCGTCAACGTCCAAAGGGTAGACACTATCGAACAACGCCCCTAATTCTTTCTTGCTTTCAAACTTGCCTTCATCAACGAAATCAAGGCCCAAGTCCCAACTACGCTTTAATAGTGTGTCAATAGCACCATTGTTAGTTTGCTTGTTCATGTTTATTTCTTCCTTTCTTTAATTCCTTGCTACAACTATATAATATCATAACTAGGTTAAAAGTCAATACTTTTTTTCTAAAAATCTGATTTAACCTTATCTTTTTTCGGGTGTAATAACTCAAGCAATGCTTCATCTAGGGTCTTATCATCTTTGAGAATAAACAAACTCAAAAAGCTAGACAAGTTCCGAACCGTTTCACTGGTACAATTGTAGTTAATCGTTAGGATCAACCGCCACCCCTCAAGGATTTTAGCCGTGCTTCCTCGTTCAATGATCACGATTCTATGCTTCGGGTCTAGTTCCTTATTTAATAGATACATTGTATAATCACCCGCTTGATTGTTAATGGTGTAATACTCGCCAAAATTAGCCTCAAAAGGCCCCGAAGCCAAGCACTCACTCACCGTGTAGCCTTGAAAGTCATCTTGAAAAGATAACAAGAAAATTGCTGATACCTTGACTGGTACCCCTTCACCGGCTCCCCGGTCTAATACCGCTAACCGTTCCAAGGCTTTGCGCCGTGCTTCATACTCCTTTTTCTCTTGCTTGTATGTCAATCTTATATCCCCCTAAATTCTAGTCTGCAACCGTGTAGCTAGTTTGAATAATTTCCTTGGCTTCATGCCAATCTTCTAGTTTACCCTCAAGAAAACCTAAATCAAAAAGTCCTTCAATGTTTGCGTCTTTTGATTGAATACTCCCGGAACAATCCAATTCTTCGTCTTTCTCCCCCCTATCATTGAGTTGATAAAAGGTCACTAAGAAAACGTCCCCGTTAGCATAGTTAGTGTAATCTTCTAGTGTGTTATTAATGTTAGCTACAATGTCCTTTTCACTGATAAACCCTAGGTTTTTCTTTGCTTGTTCCATGTCAATCAAAACAAAACCATTAACACCACAATCCCAACCTTGATCACTACCAAGGTAGTATTGCACCAGTGAGTGTTCATACTTTTCAACGGGGTAAATTAACTTGCCTTGTTCCTTGGCAATCTTTTTTAACCCCTCAAACAAATCGCTTGCGTTCGTGTACTTGTCGTGTTCTTCTTGGTAGGCGTCCTCGTCACCGTCAAACAAGTTGTTCACTAGGTCATTCTCAACGTCATTAGCTTCGATAAAGTATTTAATTTCATCACCTTGCCAATCAAGCGGGTTTTCGGGAAATTGATCATAATCTAATTCTGCAAGTTGGTTCAGCTTTTGGTTAATAAATAATTCAGTCATTTTAATTACCTCTTTCTTTTGTTTTCCTTGATTGTCTTTATTGTAACCTACTTGCTTTAACTTGTCAACACTTTTTTGAATTTTATTTTTAAAAAATTAACTCCTTTTTCTTTCTTGCCTTTGCTACATTCTTATCATAACACGTCTAAGTTAAAAGTCAACACCTTTCTGTTATTTTATCTAAAAAAATTACCTCCTACGATCATATAAGGACCCTAGCACAAACGCTCCAAGGAATGACCAGAAACCATACGGTGTAAAACACCATGCAACAATTGGCGGGGTCACTAGGATAATCACCACCCAACACCACGGCTTTTGATACCATTGCTTTTCGGGCTTTCTCACTGATTTTGTTACGTCCTTTAGTCGCATATCTATAACCCCCTTCGTTTCTACGCTATTATAGTACCACCTAGCCTATCCCCTGTCAACACCTTTTTGGGATTTATTTTTGATCACCCCCTATATATAAGAAGAAAAAATTAAGCAATTAATTTGATTTATCTATTGACAAACGTGATGAAAGGTGGTAGGATAGTAACCTTATAGGCAAGGACGATCATGACTGGGAGCGGGAGCGGGGCCACAACGAACGTCTGTTTTTACTCCGATTTACTTGGTACTCAAAAGTTATTCTTTGTATGGAAATCCCCGGTACTCAAAACTTATTCTTTATACAAAAAATACCGGGAAAAACCCGGTACTCAAAACTTATATTTTATTTGTTTTAACCGTCAACCTCAATTTCTAGTCTTTCATGGTCACTAACTAACTCAATGCTTACTCCCGGAATAGAATCTTGATCAGTTAAGTCGTAAACATATGGCTTAACAATCACTTTTTTATAATCATAGATATTAACTAATGTATCTTCTTGGCTTAGACACAGACGATACTTTTCCATTCCTTCTCGATCAGTGGGGTTCTCAAAAGTTATTCTTGATACACTTTGCTCATCATTTAAACGTTGACGCCTAATGATATGTTCTGTTGCCAGATTATAGCTAACTTGACGCCCTAACAAACCTAGGTTAAGCAAGTCTATAAGGTTAAAAATGTTAGTCTTATTCATCTTAACCTTGGTAAACACAAAGGGCGTTTCATAAGTGTACTTAGCCATTAACAGATTATAGACTAACCCGGCGTCTGTAATTCTAATGATTACATAGGGACGATCATTAAAGGTAAACGGGCGGTAGCTAAACGTTGGGTGTACTAATGTGACCCCCCACCTCCGGTAACCATCTAAACTCTGATATAACCCACTCGGGTTATCATTTAGATAAGTAGTTAGGGGTTCTTCATGGTCGTAGGTAACAAACTCCAGATGGCTAAAATCATCGGTTTGTCCCAATACTACCCAGTAGGTTTCATGCCGGTAGATTTCATGGATTGTCTTAGTGTGTGCTAGGTTAATACTCATGTTAATTAGCTTATAATCTTGAAACCCCTTCTTGAGGAAACCTTGATGGGTCTTAATAGTTGAATAGGAATAAGCCATGATCTTACTTCCCTTCGTAGTAAGCCTTTAGCATTTCAGTCGGGTTGGATAAATCATCAAGTAACCCTTGTTGATCAACTTGCTTAATTAATTCCATTAGGGTTGGGATAACCTCATTATGAATTTCTGGGGATTCCTGCTTCTCTAGATCATAGTATGCGGAGGGTGATAATTCTAGGTTACCAGTTTCAATAACATTATCGACTAGTTCTTCCCAATCCAGATGATCGATCATTGGAGTTTGATAATCAGATAAAGCATTAATCATTACCCCATAGAAAACTAAGGCGTCCTCCTTTTCTGCCTGTTCCTTGAGTTCGTTAAGTCGTAAGATTAGTTTATCTACGTTGTGACCATAAGGGCTAACATTAAGAACCTTAATTGTAGCCTTAAAGAGTTGATCTACATCATGACTGTTCTTAGCCAATTGATTAGCTAACTGCTTGTAAGTATCTAAACCATAAGGGATAACATACTTATGATCACCCAAAATAATAAAAGTAACTTCTTCCAACGGTTGAATTTGAATTGGCTTTTCATTCAGTTCAGTAAAGTAGATTGTTCGATTCTTTGACATTAAGTTAAAACGCATTATCATTACTCCTTTAATTCATCTCTAGGCCAGCACGGTCTAGTTGTTTCAGCAATTCCTTACCTTCTTTAGTCGCCCCAATTTGAGTTAAGATCTCCTGTGATCGTTGTTCAAGGGCTTGTAAGGCTTCTTGTTGTCTAGTCTTAGGGACATACTGTAAGAACACTTCGGTCATCGCCGTTTGTTGGGCTTGCATGATTAACTGATACTGCTTGAGGGCTTCACCAGTCAATCCTCGGTTCTTGGCGCCGTAATACTTCTCATATAATTCTAGGGTTTTCAACACTACCGGCAGGTCAATAAAGTCACTCTCTTGGATTGTGTGCATTCCCTTCTTGAGTAGCTCCTCTAACAACTGCTCCGAACTATAAACAGGAATAGGTTTGGCAACCCCCGTTTCTGGTTCCCCTGTATAGCCAGTAGCGTGTTCTAGAACATCTTCTAAACTAGCTTCTTGTTCTGCTGTATGTTCCTTGATCTCTTTCTTGGAGGAACGTTTATCTCCTAACATTTCAATTGGTACCCCAGTTTCTCGTGATTCGGTTAGTTTATCCTTTAAATGGGTTAAACCAGCGGTACTCATTTTATATCCTTTAGTTGCTAAGTATTTCAGAATATATCGGTACGATTGTTTCTGATCTAGCATATTGACCACTTTACTGTATAGTGGTTGGTCTGCAATTAATTCTTTTAGACTAAGACTTTGTAATTCCTTCTTGGCCATCTTATTTCACCCCTAGGCTATTTTACCATAATATATACTAAACACTCCACAAGTTATTTTTAAACCCCCTAGAAGCCTATTTATGAGCTAATAAGGGGCTATTATGAGGGGAATATAGTTAGGATAAAACCTAGTAAAATCAGGGGGTTAGCTTTATCGAAAGGTTGTTTACATTTGTTAGTTAAACTATTAAATATAACTACCCCTTTTAAACTAACTTTTACCCAGAATTAGGTTAAAATTATGGTGTTAATTAAACTACTTGGATTCTACTTTCTTAGTTGTAGTAGTTTTCTTACGAGTAGCCGTAGTCTTAGTCCGATGGGTAGTCTTAGGCTTGCTGGGCTTTTGCTTGTCCTCCTCAACCAGTGGAAAGAAACCAACCTCAACCCGTGAGAAATTGTCAACCCGAGTTACCTTGACTTCTTGGTGGTTGCTAGTCAATTGAACCTTAAAGGATTGATTCCCCTTGTTAGGTACACTAACAACAAACCCGGGAACTTGCTGAACTCGAACTGCTTCGTTAAGCACTGCTTGTTGGTAATACTTCTTAAATCCTTCACTAGCAATAAACTTGTATAATGGTTCCTTGATATATTCTTTACTAATCATTTAATACTCCTTATATTTTCGACGTTTAGATTCATTCTTGTTTCTAATTCTAACATACTTATGGTTGCTAAACCGCCCTTTATCGCCCTTACCCTTCGATACTGATTTCCCGAGGGCTTTTAATCTCATGGTTTCGCTGTTGGCACCACTAATACTAGGGTTTAAGTTTGGTTGACGGTTGAAGAAATCTTCTGAACTGGTTCTAAAGCGGTAGTTATAGTTAATCTTAACATCATCTTCATTTAAGATTTGGACGGTAACATAAAGTTTACCCGCTACAATGGCACCCGTTCTAACACTATGAACTTCGGTAACAGTAGACAGATTTTGTTCTTCATGTATTAACTTAAACTGAATTAGCCTTGGGTCTAAATGTTCATATCTAGACACCAAGTCCCGCCCATAGTTCAGATAATTCTTTAGATGAGCAGTTGTAAGGTGGTTTAGGGTGGTGTTAAAGCCTTGCAGGTAAAAACCCTTTTCTGACATCATATAGCTTTTACCGGTTAAGCTAACTCCCCGTAAACTAATGCTTTCTTTCTGTTTAGTCATACTTGATACCCCGTTGTATCATGAACATAAGTGTCATGAAAATGATAACGTTGTAACGGGTGTGATAGGCTAGTTTTATGGTAAGCATATAAACTAGCAATTAATCGTTGGGCTTGAGCAGTGGGAATCCGATTAAAATGATAAGACAAACTCTTGCGAGTATAATAAGTTGACCCCTCTAAATACTTGAGGATAGTAGCCCGTTCACTACGCCACAGTAACCTCGAACTATCCTTTGTGTTAACTCGAGGACTAAGAGTAGCAGGCTTGATTAAACCTAATAGAGGGGCTGATTCAAACTCCTCATAGGAGATCAAACCAACCCAATACAGTTTAAGTTCCGTTAGTAAATGCTTAACTTTGTCAATTAACTTGTCTTGACAGAGTACATAAACATAGTTGCAAACTAAACTATAAGATTCTAATTGGTGAGGCAACCGAGCTAAAGTATCATGAATGGTCTTAATCTCAATCCCGATAATTCCTTGGGTACTACTACATAAGAGAACATCAGAGATAACCCGTTTATTTAACTTTTTCTCGTATAAGATACATGATTGACCAAGTTTACCAACGTCATTTTCAAACAGTTCTTGATTATGCAAGACACTGTTCTTAATCTCATCTTCGTATAAATTATCCATTCCCATACCTGAAATAGTCCATGTAGTTACGATACATTGGTTCTAAGTAACCTTGCCACTTACTAAAATCAACCACTTCCTTAGTCCAGTAAACGTGGTGAAAACCAATAAAGATACCAGTCATTTCTGGTTCTACATACCGATTAGAAATTGGGCCATCATAATTATCTGGCTTCATTTCATAGAAACCTAAACAATAGCTATTAGTATCAGTATCAATCCCATCTGTAACTGGACTAACAAAGATGGACGGCTTATAAACCAATACTTGTCTAGTAGCTTCATGGGGCTTAACTAAACTCATATCTTTGCTTAGATCAGTTGATTCACTATCAAACCGCTGTACTCGTTGGGTCTTAATTAATGACTTCTTTGCTAAGACTTTTAAATCCTTACTTTTGTTATATTCCCTTAAACTGGCCTTACTAAATTCATAGGCCAAGATCAGACTACCATCGTCACCCGTTACTTGTTCTACATAATAATAGGGTTTGTCATTATATACGACTACCCCAGATAAAACTTCTAAGTTATTGTTCATTTTGATCACCATTTACTAAGGTTAAGGGCATTACCACGTTATCTTCTTCTAAACCTTTACCATACTTAATGGCGCTCTCTTTATTAGGAAAGGCAAACAATTCCTGCTTTTCATTTAGGATAAGTTGTCCATCTTTATGAGCTAGAAAGTAAACTGTATCAGGAATATAATTATCAATTGCCTTTTCTGAAAGAAGATAGGCTGTGTGCTTATTTTTCTTTTCATCTTCATAGTGAACAATTAGTTTGTCCCAGAAAAACATCAAGGAAGATTGTCCACAGCTATAAGAATAAAACATTGACCGGTCAAAACTAACAAAAGTGACTAAATATAAGATTAAATCTAACCACCATACCCGCATGAAAAAGTCGGTAATCATAACAGTCCCAATAGCAATAAATGAAATTAATAGATATATAGACGCTTTGAAACTCCAGTATTCTGGAGATTGGTTAAGTATCTTTTGGGTTTGTTCTTTAACTTTAGACATATCACTGCTCCTTATAAGAAGGTGAAAATTGGTTGAATACCTTCTTCATTACTTAATATCATTAATTGGCTAGGAGCGCTGGCTACCCCTAAGGAATTGGAGTAATCAGTTGACCCAATTACTGAACCAGTCTGTAAGACTAGCTTACGATTACCAACTTCGTGAGCTTGTAATGAATGTAAGTGTCCACCAATTACGGCGTCTAAAGGTGTATCTAAGAAGGTAGAGAGTTTCCCTAAAATATCCTTGTTAGCTAACTTGTCCTTGTCACCATGCACAAACAGAAGATTGTTCCCATGATCTTGGACTAAGTGACGATACTCATCTTCGGGGTCTAACACATATAAATTCTTAATATCCTTAGTGGCAGTATCAATAATAGTTCGAGCTACTAAACTAACCCCGTCTTGCGGTAATTCATCTTTCTTGTCGGGAGCGAACCGGTCATGATTACCCTCAATTTCGGTATAGGTAAAGGTAAGATCAGGATAGGTGTTGCATAGCATTGACATAAAGTTAACCATAGCTGACGATCCCCAACGGATTTGTTGAGCCAACGTCCCTTGAACAGACCAACCTTGGTTCTTACGCATTTGAACATTTTCGACTAGATCACCCATCATTACCACATTAACTTCCTTGGGGTGGTACAGACGAATGGTTTCCTTGGCTTTGTTCAGGTACTTAGTTAAACGAACGTTAGCCTCATCTGTATTATAACTGACTAAGGTACTGGAATTGAGCTTTTGAACGGCTCCCATGTGAACGTCAGAGATACATACGAACAAGGTGTTATCTTCTTGGTCATAGGTTTCTACATCTTCCTTGCTTGGTTGCGTAACAATCAAGGGTTCTGCCATCGCTTCAATGATGGCTTGCTTCGTCAATGCAACGTCAGATAACACCCGGCGAGCCTTGTTAATGTGTCGTTGGTCATTCTGTAAGGCCCGCTTACGAGTTGCTAAGATACCTAATTCATCTGTTAAGGTCTCCTGTAAGAAACGAGCTTGCTTCGGGCTTTTCTTAACGGACGGTTGTTCTTTCATCTCATCTAGGACGGCCAATACCTTGTCCTTAAACTCTTGCTTACTTGAAAAGATCAAGTCATGCTTAGCACTTAACTTTTCTACCTTACGCCACGAGAACGTGTGACTAGGACTAGATTGTTGTAACTCATCGACAATCAAAGCAATGTTCTTTAGATCCTCTAGGGTTACTTGGTGAGGGTGATTATCCTTACCAATATACTTATAAGTATCGGTACTCGTAACATCATCTTGATAGATGGAGTTTAGATCTTTACCTAGCTTGTATTGTAGATAAACCTTATTAGCTTCACTATCCTTAACACTAACTTCACCAACAAGTTTCATTAATTCTTGTTGATTAACTGGGTCTAAACCATAGTCCTTAAAGTAAGAATTAACTAAGCTAAGACTAACACTATTCTGGTACTGATTGGCTAAATGTCCTAAAACAGCCCAAGTAATTTCTTTGCTTTGCATAATAAACCTCGCATTTATCTAAGAATTAACCTTATTATACCACGAGGTCAATAAAAAAGCCATACCCAATTTAGGATATGACTTAAAGAATTTAATGAGTGGAGGATCCACTGCCAGAAGTAGGAGAAGCAGACCCGCTTGTAGCCGATGAAGCCGATGTAGGTGAACTAGCACCCGTGACAGCGGTTGACCCAACAGCAACCTTTGGTGACATACGCCCATCGCCATCTTCAAAAGCTACTTGATACTTGCTTGCGTCAACAGAAGCAATCCCCTTTAGAGTTACCGAGGAAGCTCCCGGATTTCCTTGCGCTACCAGTTGACCATTCTGATCGTAAGCATTCAAAATTAATGTACTTGCCATTTAAATTATTTCCTCCTTTCTAATTAATATAGCCCTGATGAATATTACCAATAATCGTGTAGGGCTTAATCAAAGCTAATTTGGGATTGTCAAAGGTAAATTGGCCAATCTTGTAAACTAACTTTTCTTTATCAAAATGAACCTTATATAAGTCCCCACCATTACTTTCGATTAAATCACCATCATATATATCATGGCCCTTGCTATCTTGCTGGTGTAAGTTGTATTCAACTTTAAAGTCTTTGCCTACATGGCCAATTACGTCCATGAAGGTTAGGTTATTAGGGTCTAAGATGGTACCATCTTGAGCCAATACAAAGGTTGGTGTGTAATCATTGTATTCTTCACTCCAGATCCGATATTCACTGTTATACATTCTTTAAATACCCCCAACCATTAGAAACCACATCGACACCCGAGCCAAAAACGCCACAACAAACCCTATTATAACCATATATAGTAGCATTATCACAAACTACAGCATATCCAGAAACATGAGCGTTATCATAAACCACAGCATTATCGCAAACCCAAGCATTACCTAAAACCATAGCATTACCATAAACCTTAGCTTTATCACAAACTAGAGCATCTTCATAAACTTTAGCATTATTATAAACCCAAGCAGTATCAGATTGAGAAAGATTGTCATATCCTTCAATCCAGCCACCTAGATCGCCCTTCTTAACGTCCCCAAAGGACTTTACAGCCTTAATCTGATAAAGGGTATGGCCATCTACTTTCTTAGTGTGATGGGTTAATCTATATTTCTTATTAAACATAATAGTAATCTCCTTAATCATTAAGAAACCACAGCATTTCCGCGAACAAATGTAACCCCGCAAACACTAGCATAACCATGAACTTTAGCATTACCATAAACTTTAGCTTTGTCCCAGACTTCGGCATTCCCATACACCATAGAATCACCATAAACCATAGAATCGTTAAAAACTATAGCGTGACCATGAACTTTAGCATTATCACAAACTAGGGCACCATCATAAACTCTAGCACCACCATAGACCTCGGCACAGTCCCCAACCAGGGCATAATCAAAGACCTGGGCATGACCATGAACTTTAGCATTACCACAAACCCGAACATCACCATAAATCATGGCATGACCATAAACCAAAGCAGTATCAAAAACTTTAGCTTTACCCCAGACCTTAGCTTTGTCATAAACCCAAGAATTACCAGATTGTGAGAGGTTAGAGTAACTTTCAATCCAGCCCCCTAAATCCCCCTTCTTTACATCACCAAAGGACTTTACAGCCTTAATCTGGTGAAGGGTGTGACCTTCTATTTCTTTAGTGTTATCTGTTAATTTATACTTCTTACTCATAAGAAACTCCTTAGCCTTGTTGTCTTGATTTAACTAATTGTTCCGCAAAATGAACATACATCTCGTACATCTTTCCCGATAATTCCGAATCCTTGTATGCTTTCTTAATTAGTTCTTCCCCTGTTCCATCAAAACAACCCACGTGCCATCGCTGGTTAGACAAAACATAAACAAACTGTCTCCTCGATGACCAATTATTATTAAAGACTAGGTATGAACTATCGTCCTTAATATCATCATCTTCTCGAATGTTGATACTACTTTGAATTGCGCTATTACCATAAACTTTAGCATTCTTATATACTTGAGCATAACCACAAACCATAGCATTACCATAAACCATAGCATTATCATAAACCCAAGCATGACCCATAACTTCTGCACTACCATATATCTGGGCATTATCACTTACTTGAGCATTACCTAGAATCTGTGTGTAATCAAAAACCTGTGCATTACCATAGACCCAAGCATTACCCCAAACTTCTGCATTACCATAAACTTCTGCATTTTCACCAACCCAAGCATTACCAGAATGTGAGAGATTTAGGAAGCTTTCAATCCAACCACCTAGCTCACCCTTCCTTACGCCATCAAAAGACCTTAAAGCCTTAATTCGATGAAGGACATGACCATCTACTACTTTAATGTTATCCGTTAATTCATACTTCTTGTTCATAAGAAACTCCTTTCTTTTATCCTTTCGACAACTATATGATAACACGGCTAGGTAGATTGTCAACAGTTTTTATAGAAATAGCTATTCTAGATACCCTTTGAGTTCCTCTACATACTCGTTTACTTCCTTGTTACTCAAATGATATTCTTTTTTAATGAACTCCAGACTTTCCCTTAATGAATATCCTTCTACTCCTACCATTAGTACAATCTCAATTAATGGTTCTACGTGTGATGAATTGTTTTTAATCATACGAATCGTATTAATGGTAAACTCATCAATTTCATTATTATCACCTGTACTGATGATCTTGCTAATCACACTGTTCTTCTTTTTAGATTGTCCATAAGACAGTTTAGGCTGATCGTAGTTATAGTCAATTAAATCTTCCACGGTCAAAGTATCTGACTTCAACGGGGTAATATGTTGGTCATAGCGGTGTTTGTGTTCTAGGTAGCTACCACGAATGCGGATCTTCATCATCATTAAAATGTAGCCGGGAAAGTCTACATCGTTTTCCATATCGTATTCTTTTACTAGATCAATGAATACTTCTGAGATATAAGCGTATAATTCTTGGCGATCAGTATAACTCATCTTAGTTTCTGTTCCACCATATAAACGGCCCAAGGACTTAATCAAGTTATCATAGGTTTTAAGTAACTTTTCGGGATCCCGTAAAAAGGTTAGTTTATCACCCTTAGACCCAATGTAGATACCATTAAGTTCGTTAAAGACATTCTTCTTATCATCATTATATCCAGTTTTATTAACCATAATTTACCCCTTTAACACAAAAAAGCCTTAGCATAATGCTAAGACTATTTCAACTTATTTATTATAATTGTACACTATTCCCAAAGACTAGAACCGTCTGACCAACAAGATTCTGGGTTATACACATCTTTAGTGATTAGGTTACAGAAGTTTAGGGTATATGGAATCTTAACGCCACTTAACTTATTAACTACATAGCCACGGGCAAAACGAGGATAGGTTTCAATAAACGTTACCACGGCGGTTGAGTTTGGGGTCTTGGCTTTAGAACGATAGATAAAAGCCCGATCACCATTCTGAATATGCTTATCAAACTTATCCCGATATTCTTGGTACACGTCCTCCGTAAAACGAGGCCCCAACCGTGATTCTGGCTGTGGCTGTTCATATAACTTGAGGTAGGCGAGTAAGTCGTCAACAATTTGATTATTGTTCATTTAAGATTTCCCCCACTTCCTTAGCTAATCGATCAGGTAAGTTACCCTTACTATACTCACTCATAAAGTGCTTATAGTTGTATTCTTGGTACTTAGGTTCTAGCTTCTGTTGTTGGTGGATATAGTATTCACGCATTCCTTTAATCATTGGGAACTGTTCTTCATACATAATCAGAGTTGTGTTAAACAACGGCGGATAACATTGTGGGAAAAAGTCCTTAATTAGTTGTTGCCATAGTTGATCACGGATTGCTTGGTTCTCTGGTTCCTTGAGCTTCTCCACTAAGTCCATCGTATTCCGACCACCAATTAAGACTTCACCATCTTCATTAGTATACTTAACTGATCGACCAGTAGAAATAATTCCAGCGTCTTGGCCCTCTAATACTAAGTTTAATTCGAGATCATAACCCCACTTACCAATAATACCAGCCTGAAAGTCGCTTCCCCAGTTTTCACCAACCTTGGACTTAACAACCTTAACTCGAGTAATCTGACCAATTGGCTTGGTATCAGTAGACTTGGCCTTTAGATTGCCTGACTTCTGCAATGTGATACGAGTTGACAGCAAGTGTTCCCAACCCTTACCACCAACGGTCTTGAGTTGGGCATAGCGTGGGTTTGGGGCGTTAAAGTCATCACGTGCTTGATTAAGGGCAATTAGCATACCGTTATTAGCAATCAAATTAACTTGAATCTTACGGCCTACCACAGCTAAGGCCCGGGCTTGTTGTCCAACTAGCTGTTGCCCTAATTCTCCTTCTGCTTGCATGGAAGAATTGGTCATTGCCACGGTGTCCCATACGAACAAAACTACCCGATTCGGGTCAGCTTCATGAATTTTAGCTAAAGTATCAACAATGCTTCGACCAATTGATTCAACTGATAGTTCTTCCATAGTACCATCTTTAAGTCGTTTTGGCTTCATAGTTAATACTTGGTTCGGGTCAGCACCCAGTTCCTCTAACCGACTAGCGTCTTGGGTTCCTTCAACGTCATAGTAGATCGTAATTCCGCCCATCTTTTGAAGGTTCTTAATCATAAGACCCATCAAACTAGACTTACCTGCACTACTCTTACCTGCTACTTCGGAAACCCGACCACTAGCAGGGAAACCACCAACCAAGTTGTAATCAAACCGAGGCATTAGCGTTGGCAACCAGTCATTAATTTCACCCATGCTAGTGCTACCATAAGTAACTAGGTTATCATTACCATTGAGTTGTCCTAAAATATCTTGTACTTCCATTTTTAACCTCCTAGCTATTAGCGAACTAAAGCGCTACCGTTAATCCAAAGGTCTCCACCAACGTTAGCGTCACCCATAACCTGACTTTGACCAAAAACTTGAGCGTCATCATGAACCTTAGTATTACCACCAACTTGGGCATTATCTAATACTCTAGCATGGTCATAGACACAAGCATTACCATAAACTTTCGCATTATCTAAAACCTTAGTGTGATCATAGACCCAAGCGTTATCATATACCCGGGCATTATCATAAACCTGTGCATGATCTTCAATCCTTGCGTCATCACCAACCATTGCATCACCATAGACCCAGGCACTACCATATTGTGATAGGTTATCATAATCTTCAATCCAACCCCCTAGATCGTCCTTCTTAACATTACTAAAATCTTTTAATGCTTTAATTTGATGAAGGGTATGACCATTTACTACTTTAGTATGATCCGTTAATTCGTATTTATTATCCATAATAAACCCCCCTAATAAAAAAGCCCCCGCCTAAGCGGTAGCCTTCAATTTTGTTAAATGTTGTCTAAGAAATCATCAAGTGATTGACTGCTTTCCAGTTGGCTCCCATCAGACGGTTGACTTGTATTACTAAATGGAAGATCATCATCTGACATTGTAGTTTGATTACCTGCAAAAGGTTGTTCATTAGAAATACTTTCAGAAGGACGAGGAGGCCATGTGGTAGTTTCATTTCCTACCCCGTCCCTATTTTCTGGATTGTTGCTAAAGTTAGGGGTTTGTGGTGTTGGCGCTTGACCCCCAAAACTAGGAGCTTGTTGGGTTGGTGCTTGGCTTCCGAAGTTAGGAGCTTGGGGGACACTGTTAGTATTCACACTTGGTTGTGGAGCTGGACTTGGTTGACTAGGAGTAAACCCTTGTGCTTGTGGTGCCTGTGTTTGACTACGAGTATCTAAAGTTGTGATCCCTAACTTATTCATCTGTGTGTCTACGCTATCCTTAACGTAGTTATATACCTTTTCATAGAAAGTAGGGCTAGTTTCTAACAATGGACGGCGTTCCTGTTTAAGATTAGGAATATACTTGTAGCTACCATCTTGTTCCTTTTCCAAGTAGTTAAAGGACATTGGAGGTAATGCAATCTGATTCAAAGCATTAGCCGTGCTAGACCAGTGCCGGTCTGAACCTTGGGTAGACTTTAATTCAACAGGGAATGTTTGACCCGCACTAATAAATTGGAGTGGGGTGTTAAACAATGGTTGTCCTTGGTTGTTCATATAAGGAACACTTGGCTTGAGTAACTCTACTAAGTTACGAAGCATACCATGAGAAATATCGAAAGCGTTGATGACTTCTTGGTTGGTATTGCCATCAATTTCTTCTACATAGGCCCCTTGTTGGTTAGGCCCAACTCGAACCCCAAGGAAGGTTGAACGTTCTTGCATTTGGAGGCCAAAGCGCCCACTAGCAATCTTAATCGCTTCTTCATTACTACTAGTAGCCTTCATTTGTGACCGGTTGTAAAAGAACACGTTAGCAATCAACTTCCCTAATACATCATTAGGGTCAGTCCGGTCAAAGATAACTGGAATGCTAGTTGGTTCTCCTTGACGATTAGTGTAGCTTAACCATGAACGAGTGTATGAAACAAAGGGAAACTCGCCTTCTTCCAAGGGGAGAACACGACCAACGAATGGTGTCTTACCAATGTTGATTGCCCGGAAATTGTTTTGTTGCTGTTGTTGTGCATTGTGCGTATCACCTAAAATGGCTTCAATCTGTTCTTCAAATGACATGATTTAGATTCCTCCTTTTAATATGTCCTAAGTATACAACAGTTACTCGTCTTTTGCAACCTGTAATTGGTATTCAATTTCAACTAGGAATAATAACAAGTAACCCGCTAAATCAACTAAAGTATCTTGTAATGATTCATTAACCCGTGGGTCTGTACCAAAGGCGAGTGACTTAATTCGGTTGAGCTTATCAATAATACGTACCCCATAAGACGGTACCATTCCAAACAACTCTACCGTGTCATGAGTAGATGAACCATAGTCATGATTCTTAGCCTTTAGAATCCCAACAAGTGCAGTTAGTTCTTCCTTAAATTCATCTAGTTCCATTGGTCGTTCATCTAGCAAAAGGTGCATAATTTCCAAGGTGTTAAGGAACATATTCGTGATTAAGGATTCTACATAAGAAACGTCCTGTGTGTATAAAGTGTCATCTTCACTATACAGTTGACGCATTAGTAGATGAACGTTTTCCCTAGTCTTAATCAGGAAGTAGCTAGTAACTTCTTCATTATTGAGATCACTAGGCAACTTATGATATAGACGAAGGTACGTCTGATCTGGTGAATAGATTTGAACAAAACTATCCTTCGTTTTGAGATACTGGGTTGCTACATCTTCAACCCGATTTTCAACCGCTGTTAAATTAGAATCAAAAGTATCATTGTAACTATCCATTAGTGTTCCACCTTCCGTTCTGCCCGATTATTAGCGCTAAGAGTTTGGTAAAGATTAGACTTCATCTCTAAAGCCTTACATAACCACTTTAGTACCCGAGTTTGATAATCAGCCCGGTTAATCTTTACCATTAATTCTTGGTAAGACTTGGTAGTATTAATTGCAGAAGTTAACATAGTTTCTGTTGGCTTCTTACCCCCATTCATCTTCTTTAACCCTTCATTATTTAAATAGTTAGCATACAAACTCCCTTGCAATGCTTCTAACTGGGTCTTTAAATCAGACGTTTCCAAAGCCTTACGTTCAGCCAACCGGGCTACAATAAAGTAGTCATTAGCTAGTTTAGAAACATTTAGGTTTTGGTTATCTATATTCAACAATTCTTCGGGGTTTAACGTTACTGTTTCCCCATGTTCATTGATATAGCCAATTGGTTTCATTGCGTCTTGAATAATCTCATTGTTCATGACTAGAACCCCTTTCCTTTTGTTGACATAATAATACCCCCAACAAGTGGGGGTTGTCAATAGTTTTTTAGTTATTTATAGCGTGCAATAATATCTGATCGCAACTGATTCTTTTGTTCTTTGTCATTCATACGAATAAATAACTGTAACTTCCACCTAGCTAAAATCTCATGGAGGTAATCAAAGACAGCATTAATCAAAGCTACATCTGTTTCATCATCAAAGTTAAGCAAGACCTGATCGGCAATATAACGGGTGTCGTTTAACTGGAACAACAAATCTCTTAAATTAGTTTTAGAATTAATATGATTGATCTCAATCGCTACCGTTGATACTGCACTAGCGGTTTGCATATTCTGTAATTCTTTTTGGGTAAAGTCATGTAACTCGTATACATAATAAGACTTACGATTCGTCCCGACTGCTAAGAATACATGGACTGGAATCACTGTCTTAGTACGTAGAATTACCCGTTGACCACTTTCATAGATGGCCTTTTGTTGCCTTACATAACTATTAAAATGATCTACTACATAAGTTACCTCATCTTGATTCTTTAGGGCTTGCTTAATCTTAGCCATGTTTTCTTTATTTAATACAATCGCATTATTTGTATCATAAAAATTGAGGTTCAAAACCCTAAATGTGTTATCAATGTTTACTTGTTTTCTTAATCGCATAGTTACTTAATATTATCAACTAAATCATCATAATCAACTTCATGATTAACTGGCTTTAAATTATGGTTTAAAACGTCCCAATCTAACTTAGAATAAACCTGCTGAATTTGTTCTGGGTTTACCTGTTCAAATGTAACTAGATTCGTTATTAACATTTGATAGCGGTAGGTGAGTTCTGTACGCTTCTGGTAGAAACTCATTACCTTAATCATTACTGGCCCCTTAGTTACTAGATCACTATAAACATTAGCATTATAGGGGAATATTACATAATCGTCCTCATGGACTACATGGAAAATTAGAAGGGGGGCAGTAGCACCAACTCCACCTAACCGATTACTGTCAGTAATAACCTGTTCTAAGAAAGATGGAATTTCTCCATTGTTATTAAAGATATTAGTTAATCGAACTTTATCATGGTTCTTTAGCTCATAATTAAAAATGCTTAATGGGTGGTCATTAGGAAAGAAAAGATCTCCAACAAAGCCAGCCTTGCCTTCTTTTTCAGATTGGTTATATTTGGTCTGGATTCCCCTATATGCGCCACTGCCACCAGTTCGCTGGACGTCAGTTTTAAACGCCATCGAGAGTTCCTTGGCGATTCGGCGCTCATAGTTTTTTCCTTTTAAAACGCGTCCCTGTCCTTGCATTCTTGTTTCCTTTCATAGTTTACTTCATTATAGCAGATTTTATAAAACTTAGACTTTACTATTATTTCAATCCATGCTTAATCAAATACTTCCTAATCTTAGATAAAGTATCTTCTGTATATGGTACAGCAATTAGATTATACCCATTGTTTTTAGCATAGTCTAACTTCATCTTATCGTGTTTTTGTTGTTTCTTAAAGGTAGCTTCTCCACCAAAGTAATCAATTGGTTGGTAGTGCTGAATCCCTTGATACTCAATTAAGATATTCTGATCTGGGATATAGAAATCATAGGATAAAAGCCTATCATCTTTTAGGTCATCAAATGTTTGCTGGGTTTCATAGTTAAGGTTAAGAGTATCTAGTATCTTATTAATAATAGTTTCACCTTTAGGACTATTACAATAAGGGCAACGGTATCCTTGAATGAAATTGGTAGGTAGTACTTCATATACATTCCCACAGGTTTTATGCTTGACTTTTAACTTGGACCTATTGTTAACATAAGTATCTAAGAATACATATTCATCGCCCACTAAACTGTAAATTTCCTGTTTAAACTCTTTGTCTGTTTTCTTAGTGGTTCCAAAGCAATAAGGACACCGACTACCACTAATAAAATGATAGGGGGTTACCTCGTAAATGTTTCCACACTGGTTGTGTTTAACTCTTAACTTATTATTAGCACCAACATATGATTCTAAAAATGTATAATCACTACCCACTAGATCAAAGACCTCTTGCTTAAACTGGGTATTAGTCTTTTTAGCATTCCCACTACAATAAGGACAACAACTGCCTTTAATAAAATTACTTGGTGTAACCTCGTAGACATTCCCACAAACGTTGTGTTTTACTCTTATCTTAGTCCTTTTATTAACATAAGTATCTAAAAATACATATTCATTACCTACTAGATCATAGACTTCTTGTTTAAATTCTTCATCTGTTTTTCTTTTTGTCATAATAACCACCCCACTAACCTATATATTTATAGTATATGACTACCTTAACTATAAATCAATCTTGGATAATAAAAAAAGATAAAACTAAAGCCCTGCTACTTGCAGGGCCTCGTCCTAATAATCTAACAATAACTGTGACTCTGAAACTAGCTTAAAAATCGCACGGGCCTCTTGGTCATACAGAACCCGATCCCTTGTAAGCTCCAATAAACTATTCAGATATTGTTTGTTATCTTTATAAACTACTCTTAATTGATTAGACCACTCTCGTAATTTCTTGATTTCGTCTGGATTGTATTCCATATCAGAAAACAGCTTATCTACTAGCTTATCTAGATCAGTTTGGGTTAGTAAATTAGTTAACTTGCTATAAAAGATGAAATAATTAGTTACCTTACCCTTGACTGCAAAGATTCCTAACTGACCCTTGTCATACTTAACAGCTAAGTAATGGTCTATATTAATGGATTCTTTAAATAAAGAGGAATAGTTGTTCTTAATCTCCTCACTCTTTAGAATGAAAGATCGTAATAATGAAGCTAAGTTTTCTTCACTAAAATCATGTGATGGTACCAACTTTAAAACTACATGGTCAAAGTTCAATACCATTTCCGTGAAGTCCTTCAATAAATCTTCTTCATCAATTAATAAATCTTCTTTGCTAGTATTAGTTAAAACGTCTAAGCCGTATTGGTCAACTAATTGATTAGGGGTAACTGGTGAAATATCCTTACTAGAAACTGCCTTGGCAAATTCATTTAACCCATTAGCCTTTAAACAATCCTTAAAAGACTTAATTAATGATACTGGCATTATTACTTATCCTCTTGATCGTCTTGATCGTCTTGATGAATTTGACCATAAATCTTGTCAACCGTATCTAATACATACTCCTTATCTAAACCTAAGTCGTCCATAAAGATAGTAAAAGCATAGATTGATTCCGTGATCATCTTGGAAATACGTAACTTATTAGTGTCCTTTTCGACATCACTCACCTTTTCAGATTCAGGAACGACCCCATAACCATTGGCGGCAATCTGTACATCGGTGTGATCCTTGTCACCATCGGTAATAGTAAAGATAATGTTCCGCTTCTTATCTAATTCTGGTAAATCCTTATTCATTATTGTTGTCCTCACTTTTTAATTGGCTTTCCCAAATTTTTTGGGTAACATCTACCATCTCATTAACTTCTTGTTCAGTCATAATTCCTTTACTAACCATCATGGAACACAGACTAGAAATTAATGAATTGGTGTAACTAATTAAACTATCGCTATAATGTTGAGCTTCCGCTAGATATTCTTCTAAAACTTCATAGGCTTCGCCATACTCAACCTTGTCTTTATCATGTTGGCCCACCGCTTGAGTGACCTTATCATGATCTAGCTTCTCGACTTGATGCTTGATATGCACATAATCAATGAAAGCAACCGCGGAAAGCATTCTCAACGGCGTTTGATTCGCCATTCTGTCGTCCCCCTAACATATTTAGTACATTAGCAAGATTAACGTCCCTAGCTTGGTCAAGTAATTCTTTTACTTTAACCTTGCCTAAGTCGTTAGCGTCTTGATCTATACTAGCATTATACACTATCTTTAAAGGCTTGGAAAGACCCTTATTCAAAAGACGCTTATATAGTTGAAATGTTTGTTGCTTAGCGTCATTATCTAAGAATAAATAGACAGCAGTAGCTCGAGAATTAATAATCATCTCAACCTGTTCATCTGATATATTCTTACCAAAGGTTGCTACTCCTACATAATCGCCTTGGGTACAGGTCAAGGCGTTAAACACCCCTTCACAGACCACCATAATATGGTTATCTGTTCGGTTAAGGTTAAAGATAGTATTCTTCTTAGTGTGTTGGTGGTCATTAACCGCTACCCCGTTAAAAGACTTGATATAGGGGTTTGAATCAATTGACCTAGTATTCCAATAAATAGCCTTCCCATTATGATCAAAGGTAATAAAGACTACCTGATTATTAATGTAAAAGGACTTGTTCTTAGTTTTCACTAGACCTTTAACTACATAACAGACCTGGTAGTCCACGATTTCCTGATCGGTCATACCCCGTTTATATAGATACTGGAAGAAGGGTTCAGTAGTTGAGTTGTGTTCCCTTAATAGATAACAGTTAGTCGGTAGAGGAATCATTTCCATTGGTTTGGGCTTAGCAACTTTCTGTTGGCCTTTGATACGAATAAGTGAACCCAGCAAAGTGCTACCGGGTTGCTTAAAACTTACTTGATGATCTAAACCATAATCTTTTAATGCGCTAGTAGCTTCTTGATATGAAATCTTATCTAATTGGGAGATAAAACTAACAATGGAGTTACCTCTAGTTTCACATAGGAAACAGATAAACTTACCCTTGGGAGATACATACATCTTTTTACGGTGGTCGTCACAAAAGGGGCAGTTAAAGTTAAGTTGGTTGCCCCCAGATAGATTAAAATCATTCAGACCGAGGTAGCCCACCAAAGCCTGCTGATCCTTACTTAATTGACTATTCATAACGATCACGTACCTTAACTATCTTTTGCATATAACTGTTCATTCGATACGCCATTCCTAAATCCATTAAAGACCTTTGTTCTTCTTTAGTTGCAAACTTTAAGAGGTTCTTAGTTTGTGGTGCTAGGTTGTCTTGCCGATCAAAGATAGTGTTCTCTAACTCGTTTAAAGTATTTGATAACAAGGTAAAGTTATCCTTAACCATTTTCTGGTTATAGTATTCGTCCCATGTAGCTAAACCCATACTCTTAAACTTAGTGGTTAGACCTAAATTAAGCGTTAATACACTATCATAAATACCGGGAACATTATTCTTATAGTCATACAATTCCTCTAGATAAGGATAGGATTCTTTATCTTTAAGGTAAAACAAGCCCTTAAATTTTTGGTTGGCATGATGATCTACATACAAAATAATATGTTTAAAAGTATTTGAGTACCTGTAATCAAGGTAAGGACTTAATGGGTACCAATAAATGCCGCTATCAGCAGGTAAGGCTACAGTATCCTGATGGCTCTTAGACGCACATGATACCAACAACTTTACTGCGCCTTTATCCTTGATGGCTTTCGTTTTCAGTGAATTGGGTGTAGTTAGAATTCCCATTTAAATATCTCCTTATAATTGTAATTCTCCGTTGTTATCGTTAATGTTAAGGATATTTTGAAATTGGTCATTATATTTCAGGTCTGGGTTGTGGCTAATGACTAATACCGTCATATCGTCTTTACTGATCTTACTCAATAGTTCAACTACTTCATCAATACCCTGTTGATCTAGATTATCGAATAATTCATCAAGCACCACGAGATTAACCCCACCAATTTGGGTTTGCAGGTATTCCATAAAGGAGATATTGAGTGAGATACCTACACGGCGCTTCTCGCCCGAAGAAAGTTCTGAATACAGCTTCCTAGCTTTAGGAGTATTAACTAGCAAGTCAATCTTATTACTGATCTTGCCAGTTTTGGTGGTCGTCTGTGAGGTAATGCTTGCTTGGATTTCACCTCCTGTAAGAATATCTAACGTTTTTGCTAGATGGTCATTCAGAAAAGGAACTACTCGATTTAGCGCTTGGGTCTTAACCCCACGGTCTGAATAAATTTCTGATAACTTGTTGAGTTTTTCAATCTGACTCTTAATCTGATTAACTTGTTCTTGTGCCTTAATAAGTTGGCTGTGATAGTCAGTTGATAGTTCTTTGGGCTTCTCAATTGTTTGTTTGTCCAACCTAATAAATACACTCTGTGCTTCTTCATACTGGCTAAGCCTTTGTTGTGCTTGTTGTAGGGCTAATGTTGCTTGCCTCATCTGTGCATTAATCTTTTCTTTTTGACTGTTAAGTTGATTTAATTTATTTAGACTTTCCTTAGCACTAGCCTGCTCCTGCTCAACAATAGCTTTTACTTGTTGGGACTTGTTTTCTGCTTGATTATATTCTTCCTTTTGGGATAGGTATTGTTGTTTCCCTTCTTGTAACTGTTTAGTGAGATTAGTAATCTCAACTTGTTTATGTTGGGCGTCTAGAACATTCCCACATAAACTACAAATAGCATTGGGAGTATTCTGAACTTTCTTTAACTGGGCAAAGATTTCTTGTAATTGATTGTAGGTATGCTTTTGAACATTATACTTTCGATCAGCTAGGGAACGAGCCTGATTGTATTCATTTAGGTGGGGAGCAGTTGTGTTAATTCCTAACTTATCAATTTGATTATTAAGAGTTAGCAACGCCTGTTTGTTATGATCAACTAAATAAGTTTGACTAGCCACTTCCTGTTCCAAGGTAGCTTGATCAGTTTGAGATAAATAATCAAGGTACTTCTTCTTTTGACCCTCTAGAGTATCCTTATTTTGCTTCCACTGCTCCTCTAGGGCCTTTTGATAGTTGCCTAGGTCAATTATATGTTGTTGGCCTTCTTGGGCCTTAGAGAGGCCCTCTTGAGCTTCCTTAAGATCTTCCTTAACTAGGGCGTATGCTTTCCGATAAACTGCAATATTAGTTAGATCTTCCAACATTGCTTTCTTAGTCTTATCAGTTGCATTAATAAAGGTGTTTAGTTGTTCTGGGCTGAACACCAGAGAGTTAAGGAGGGTATCTTCTTTAAAGCCTAAAATATCAATGATCTTATCATTGGTTTCCTTATCCGTAGACAAGGTAATATCTTCTTCATTACAGGTTAGAATTACCTTATTCTTATACTCCTTGTCCTTACGGTAACGAGTAACTTCATAGTCTTTGCCATTAATTTCTAGACTAACCCGAGTAAAGGTACCACCCTTAGAACCATGTTTGATAACCTCATCAGCTTTGGTACCATCGGGACACTTACCATATAAAGCATAGAGTAAGGCAAAATAAATGGAACTCTTGCCGCTCCCGTTATCTGCGGATAACAAGGTTAAACCTTGGTAGTTGTCTAAGTTGACTTTTAAATGACTGTAAGAACGAAAGTTTTTCGCTTCAATTTCCTTAATCTTCAAGGACTATACCCCCTTAATTGCGTTGTTAATTACTTGTCCTAAATCAACATCTTTTGGAATGGACTGCTGTTTCTGATTATTATTCTTACCCCGTTGTCCTAAATCAGAAGAAACAATCATCTTATGTTCTTCTTGTTCTTGGGGGGTTTCTTCGTTTAGTTTGAAACTCTTTAAATCATATCTGAAATAAAGAAAATCATCGTCTTTCCAATAACCATTACGAACCTTATCAATATACCAACGTACATAACCCTTGTCCTTTTCTTCACCCTTAGAGTTAAGAGTACAAGCAAAGGCCACCGTGTTAATCTTACGGTAGGAACCTTCTACATTAGCTAGGGTTGCTACATCTTCAATACTAGCCCCCCGGTTTAATTGGGTTGCGGTAATGATTAAAGTATCTGTTTGTTGGGCCAACTTTACTAGGTCTTGAAAAAGTAGTTCCCCCGCCTTGGATTCACTATCAGAATATTCTTGGCGCTTTAACAGGTCTGCATAGTCTAAAACCACCACATCAATTTTAATACCATTGACCCGTTCCACGGATATAATCATTTGTTTTAAATCATCTACCTTTAGAGTTAAGGGAGTAGACTTTTTAAAATAAACATTCCCATAACCGTCAGTATTAGCTAAGTTATGATAATAAGATTGTAACTTGCTAATATATTCTGGGTTCACCTGACCCTGTGTATCAAATACTTCTTTAATTCCCGCATTCAAAATAATACGGTCAAATCTCAATACTTGGTCTTGTTCCAATTCTTCCAAGGTAACGTGTAAAACGTTGTTGCCACCTTGCATTGCATAATAGTAAGTTAGGTTGGTTAGCAAGGTTGACTTACCACCACCTGATTTAGCCCCGAATAAAGCTACTTGACCTAATTCAAGACCACCACCGGTAACTCGATCAAATGAAGATAACCCCGACTTAATCTTACGTTGGTTAAACTTATCATAGATCGCTACCCGTTCATCAATATCTGATAAAAGGTTTAAGGGCTTGTATTGGGTACCAGTTAATGAAATATCATTAATTGTATTTAAACGTTTAGCAACCCGCTCCCCAATATTAGTATCACCCTTACTAGCTTCCTCTAAGATGGCGTCATTGGCTAGTTGTGTATGAATATAGTTCTCTAATTGAGTGGTAACTACTTCACTTTCATCTTCGGGAGTATTAAGTAAGCTATCTGCTTTTTGAAATAACTGATCTAAAATTTGATCGGGAATCTGTTGCCCGGCTTGCTTGGCTTGCAGTTTTAACCGTTGTTCTAAGAGTAGATTCAGGGCTTTCCCAGTAATTGCCTCATCATGTTGTCCATAGTAACGTAACAAGGTCTTGGCAATCAATGATAAAGTCTTATCATGAATTAAACTAGGGATCCCCTTACTTAATACTTCCCTAGTAAAATATGCCGAGTGACTGGCCCGAATGATTAATTGTTGTTCTAATTCGTAATTTTCCATTGAAGATTTTCCTTTGCTAAGTTATCGCTAAATGCTAACAAGTTTTGTAGATCATCTTCATTATAGCTGAACTTATCTAGGTTTTCTAGCCCTATATAATAGATTGCATAATCAACTGGGTCTTTAGGTAAGTTATTTAAAATGTCAGAGAACACTAATAACTCTGGTTGCATAGACTTAATTCCCTTTAACAACAGAATTTGTTGGGGGGTTGGGTTACTTTCAATCTTCCTACGATAGGCTTCTAGGTATTCAAGATTATCATAGTAAGGCAAGGATAAATTCATTACTAACTCCTTGTAAGCTCCCTTAACTAGATCAATCAAGTTAAAACCAGCTTGAATAGTTGAGTAATAGTTGTAGACAGCCCGAGCCGTTAAGTTGGTACAATATTCAGTAACGAAGCCATGGTGGGGCAGTCGTTTGTTTTCATAGTGGATTGCTGTTGTCAATGCTTTTTTCCAATTTTGGGTAACGAAAAAGATACCCATTGGCCGTTTGTTCTTCCGATTACGATCAAGATAAGCAAAGTAAGCCAGTGTTCGATCTAATAGATAAACTGGGTTTGCTCCGTTATCACCAATTGCGTTGAGAAACTCTAAGTATTGTTGTTCCTTGCCCCGAGTATATTCAGATACATAACGGTGGCCTAAGTAAACCGTGTTAATATCATCAAGGGCAAACTTTAATAAATCTTGTTCTTTCATGATTATCACCTTCCTTATCTATAAGTGTAACGCAAAATTGGCCAAAAAGAAAGCCCCCAAACTTAATTGAGGGCTTCTTTAGTCAACCACCTCAAAATTTAATTGAGGGCTTCTTTAGTCAACCACCACTGACTAAAGTCAGTGGCTTGTGAGCAAGCACCCTTCTGATGAGTGCTTGAACCACAATTTGCATAGATAGGCCACTGCGAACAGCTCTACGAACTGTTTCGTCTTACACGGCAATTACCAATGCCTTTTATGTCCCCAGGTTGCCATAGGGACAATTTATTACAATCGTTGTTAGATAGTTAGTCTGATAATGCGGTAATCGTTCACTTTGGTTCTTAGTGATTCAATTACTAAGCTAATTACTATCTACAAGTATTCTAACATAGTAGGTCTATCTATTCAATAGCCAAAGTCACGGTATTTCCGGCTAGGCATAATTAAAACTTTGCTACCTTAGCGTCTTTAATATCAACATTAGGAATTTCTGGGTTAGATTGATTGCCTAAGTTAATTTCATTCTTTTCGTCATCAATGATCTTAGCATAGGCTTGATTCTGTGCCAGTAACTTGATGTTCTCATCGGTCAACAGGGCAATTCGTTGTTGATACAACTTGATAATATCTTCGTATTCAATTGATACTCGTTGACTACGCTTAATCTTAGTTGGCATAGTACCTCCTTATTTACTTGACATAAGTAATTGATTAATTAAGAGTTGGTGCTTGTCATTATTATACATCTCTGGAACATACAAAGTCTTGGTTTCTAGATCATAGATTTTGTATTGCCCCGTTGATACTAAATGATCAATGCAATCTTGGGCTGTCCACCCGTCCTTATAATAAGGGCCATTCGCACACCAAGTGACTAGATCATCAACTTGGGTAACGAAACCATATGGATTTACTACTTTATAGGCCATTTTTCCTCCCTATTTATGATACATAATTAATACTTTATTTACATATTATTTGAACCAGTTACTTCTTGAACAGTCCCTGAATCAGAGGTGTGTCCATCATCAGTACCTTGTGGGAAAGACCAGAAGTTATTTCGTTTATCCCTATTACCAAAGATAATCACATAGCCAGCCCCAAAGGCAATCCCTGCTAAAGTATCACCGGAGCCGGAAAGCAATGCTGGATAGTTGCCTTGAACATACCCACCACCATTTTTATTGAAATGGACTAAACCTATTCTTAAAATGTTATCTCCACGTTGCCCATTGGGACTAGACAATGCAAAACCATACTCATTTCCATCAGCAAGAGGAACTGCGAAATTTGATCCATAACTTGGACTTTGAACGTGCCAATACAAACTACTACCATATCCATGGGCATTTCCATAAGAATCAAACCAAATACCAGACGCTGAATTTGATTCGTCCCAATTAACATTGTATTGAGGTTCAATAGTATGTTCTAGTAAAGTGCTATAAGGGAGGGAACCATAAAAGGACAGTGCTGGTTGGGTTGCCGGATTTCCAAAGTTCATCTCACCAGAAATACCAATCCCTGATTTACCATTAATTGAAATGTGCATTCCACCACGATAACTATCCAAAAATGAATAGCTGGAATTAATTTCCAAACCTTCACTGGTTAGTTGTGTTTGCCCTGCAATTCTAACACCCAAAAAGTTACCAGGATTACTAATATGACTTAATTGTAATGATCCCAAGGGGCTAAACTTAGTCTGATACTCATTCACATATTGAGTTGAACTAGTGGTCGTTTGTCCCACAAAGATACCCATACGAACACTATCTACAGAAACAACATAGGCTTTTTCATTACTACTAATACCCTTACTAATTAAATTTAGTTGTAATAGATTATTGTTAATATACTGTTTATACTCATCTTTCCAAACAAAGTAAAAGTCATACGTATAATAACCGGGCATTAGTGGTTGAAATTCACCATCAATTTCAGTGTAAATACTATCATTACCGGGCTTGGCTACCCCTAGGTTAATTTGTGCGAAACTAGCATTGGTTCCACTCTCGTAGTTAATAGGAATCGAAACAACAACCTTATCACCAGCAGTTAGGTTGTCTGAACGTATAAGCCCCAATACCCCAAATTGGGAAGCGTCTAAGTGTGGATAAGGCATACCAAAGCGGCCACCTAGGGAAGTTAATGTATCTAATCTACCACCAATTAGCTTAGATGTAAATTGGCTAAGATCAACTGCAAATGGATCGGTGACTGAAAGAGGTACCCCGTAGTTATCCCCTTGATTACCTCCCGGATTTGCTGATTCAACATAAACACTATGCAAATAAACATCACTTGATGGAGTATAAGCGACAATACTGTAACCACTTTGTTGGTAGCTGACTGGATTTCCGAAGAAATAGTGTGTATTTTGAAGAGCAGTATCTGAATCTGAAACTTCAATAGTAACTCTGGCCCCATTATGCAAACCACAATGCCAAATATAAGCCCCAAAAACATAGGTTACGTTTGCAGATAGTTTAATTGTTTTATTTTGGGTCGGATATAAATCCGAATTCGATCCAAAAGTAAACAAAGATCCAACTAATCTAGGGAACTCAACAGTTGATAAAGTCCAGCTAAGAGTATCGGAACCACCCCAGCCATTCATACCATTGCTATTCATACTTTGATTTACAGAACTGGTAATTGAATCAGTAATATTATAGTTAATAGTATACTGATTCATACTTCCTTGTTTGTCTTTATCCCAAATTGGAATATAATTTCTAGTGTCTGATACCCCATTAACTGGGGCACTGAACCGGTGGTTCCAACCATAAGAATCAGCATAAATATCACTTGTCACACCCAAAGCCCGCATAGCGTTATTAGGGGCACTACCAGTACCATTAAAGTTAACTTGACCAGTTGTCCAAGCGTTATTTAAACTAAGGTAAGAAGAGTTAACACCTGCTATTGAATTCATCAAGTTCAAGTCTTGGGACATACCAAAAGTGGTTTCACCAATACTTGATACATGATAACGATACTTATCGGCTTCACTTAGCTTTGAATGATAAGCAGTCCCAATATCTAATTCAGACCCTTCAATTACACCATCTGAATAAGTCCCATTAGAAATTTGAGCGTTTTTCGAGGTAGAGGTCATTGCCCCATTGCCATCAATTTTAAAACCTGAACCAAACACAATCTCACTATTTTGACTCGTCAAGGTAAGTTTATCAACAGACACATTACCATGAATTACAGCGTCTTGAGCGATTAAGGTACCAGATGAGGTTATCCACGTCTTAGTATTCCCAGATTTATCCTTTGTAGCAAACAGACCAGCGTCACCAGCTAGAGAATCATTACTACCATAAGTGCCTGCTGTGCTTTGGCTACCAACTGATGGCCCTTGAATGGTTAAGCCACCCTTGGAAATGACAACACTACCACCACCTTGGGGAGAAACTTCCATTCCATTTTGGTCAATGGTAAAGGAGCCGTTTGCCGCTACAATCGAACCATTAACAGACAACGTACCACTTAAAGTAAGATCTTGTCCTGAAAAGTCAACCCCTGATATATTACCTGTTGAGATGGTAGAACCTGTAATAGTAAGATTACCATTGGTATCAACATGGAACACATCTACTCCCGACTTCTTAATTGCAAAACCATTACTTGAGTTAACTATTACCTGTGTTTTGTCTGCTGTGGCAGTTAAACCATTGTCATTAAGGGTGACACCCTTATAAGTTACGTCCTTACGAACAGCATTGGAAGATACATCGGCAATATTAGATGAATAATTAGTAGACAACTTGTCTACCGTTACCATAAAGTTAACCCGGTTTACCTCATCTGGAGAGAAACTATATCCAGCCCGGAAGTAAGCAGTCTTAGCCGGCGCATTAGCATATGCAACCAGTCGAGTGTTATTGGTACTAGAAATATGACCATTTGATACATAAGCGGTTAAGGTGGAAACTTGACCGTCCCCCTTCGAGCTACTTACCAACGTTTCATTGCTAGACCCTTGATAAGCAGGAGTGTGCCCGACAAAGGCAAAGGAAACCCGTCCCTGTAAATCAGCAGGTGCATAGGTAGAAGGCAATCCATACGACTGTAACAAGGTACATAGATCTTGTGACGCTGTTTGGAAGTCGGTAGAATCTTGAATAAAGCTATCTCGGGTTGCAATTGCTACTACTAGATCTTGACTAGAAATTGATTTTAAGTAGTTTACTAAAGCATTAGCATTATCAACCGTAGCAAACGTGTCCCAATATTGTGTATCTACCCTTCGTCCAGAATATGGATCAAAAGTGGCAACAGTAGTGCCTCGCCCAGAAACAGCTAACTTAGATTGTAATAAACCAGACGTTTGAATATAAAGGTCTTGATAATTAGTTGTCGCGGCTTGAGAAACAATACTAATTTTTAGCATTCGTTCATTGTAGTAAACCCCATTCAAACTTTGTGGGTTAGTAAATTGACTATTATTACCATCTAAAGTGGAATTTCCTTGATGGTTATTAGTACCATTAGAAATAAAATTGTGATCACTATCTGCAAACTCAACACTAGCACTAGTAGTTATTCCCGGATAAGCAGGATAATCGTAGTGAGTTAGGAATACCCGTTGGCCCTCACTAATTGGATACCAAGGTGTATAGTATTTATTTTGTAACCAACTAGCATAGATACTGTCAGAAGGGTTAGGCGACCAAGGGTGGGCAACGGTACCTTCCTCGACCATTGGTAATCGTACATAAGCATCACAACTTTCACTCTTAGCATGGTAGATGATATGTGCTTTGTTTGCACTATTAACAGTTCCGCTGACAGCATATCTTGTCCAGTTGCTAGTTAAGGTGACTACTTTTGTAAAATCACCTTCACGACCAATCATAAATGTGCCAGACCCTTTCATTTCGACTGAGAACGTTTCTGAATCACCAATCGCAAATGGTTCTGTACTATTAGCATAGATAGCATTCCATCTACCATAGAATCCACCACTGCTTGTGGTGCTTGTGATATGTGCTGTTGCTATGCCATCACTACCGGTATTCCAATCAACGGTTGGATTGTTTATATCTGTATTTGCAAAAGATTTTGAATTAAGCCATAGGTTTAGTCCGCCTCTATTGACAGAACTACCTTTTTGCAAAGTAGTTAAGTCCCAATAGTTACTACCCTGTGCTACCGTAATACTATCGTCCCTAGTGTAATCTTTAATTGCATTCCCAGCAACTAACTTTACACTCCTAAAGGAAACGGTACCCTTAGTTTCACTATTGTAAACTTGACCCAATAAAGCAGTTAAAACAGACCCTTTATCCCACGTACCAGAAACAGTACACGTATAAGTTACCCAATCAGTAGTTAGTAATAACTTAGTCTCACTATCTGTACTGGTAAAGGTGCTAGTTTGGTTTGGAACACTAGGTGAAGTGGTAACTGATACTTGGGTGGTTTTATTCTGTAATTGTGAATATGCGTTCCCCCAAGCAGGGTACATATGAACATAATCGCCGCTAACGGTACTTTTAGCTTGAACTTGGAATGTATAAGTAGTATCAGTTGAAGTATAGTCAAAAGGATAATCCCCATTGTAAGTGCTAGTCGAATCTAGAACAGGATTTGAGTAGTAAGTAACATCATCAACCATTAACAGGTTTTTATCACCATTGATATTGGCCTGTAAATTACTATCTAATGACTGAATAGTCAATTGTTGTAGTGTCCAATCGCTTTGAGTGAATGCACCGCTTGGTCTAGCAGTTGTACAGAAATAAGTTGACCCAGATGTTGTCCAAATATCCCCTAAATCATAGGGAGTAGTTGGGGTAGAGGTAAAGTTACGTTTCTTAGATGAATCAAACATCTTTACCCATGTGTACTTGGTAGGGTCATCTGAACTGGTTAGATTGTAATCAGTATAAGTACCAAAATAATTATAAGAATTATTACCAGGTGTATCTGTAAATCCTACACTACCATCTGCTGAATTAGCATAAGCAATATGGAAATAAGTAGTTTGACCATCTGCACCTGGCTTACCTGGAACCCCATCGGCACCCTTAATTAAACTCCATGTATAATCAGTAGCTGTACTTGACTCATTGCTACTTTCCTTGTTGTAAGCTATCCCGATATAGCTCATTCCCGTTGGTGAGTCGCTCATGCTACTCCCGCTACTATCAGTGGCATACTTAATCCACGTATAGTAAGTTTTGCCATCTACACCCTTAGCTCCTGGAATACCTTGGTCACCCTGATCACCTTTGGGACCTTGTACTAATTGCCAAGAGTAAAGTGCTGGATTAGTGCTATCAGTTTGTATGAAGTCCGTATAACTACCAATGTATTTTCTAGAACCAGGAGTATCAAGAGAAAAGTTTGTTTTACCATCACTGCTATCAGCATAGGCAATATGGAGGTATGGTGTCTTACCATCAGCACCTGGCTTACCCGGTACCCCATCTTTACCATCTGCACCATCTGCACCCTTGATTAATGACCAAGCGTATTTAGTAGGATCAGTGCTATCTTCAGATGTAAAGTCAACATACATACCAATATAAGTTCGATTGCTATCTGATACTGTAAAGTCAGTTTTACCGTCTAAAGAGTTAGCATAAGCAATATGAGTGTAACTTGACTTACCATCTGCACCAGCAGGTCCTTGAATACCTTGTTCACCTTTTGGGCCTTGAAGACCTTGTAAACCCTGTTCACCAGGGTCACCCTTTAGTCTAGACCATGTGTACTTAGTATGATCAGAGGAATCTTCTTCAGTAAAGTCAGTATAAGTACCAACATATAAAGCATTAGCAAAGTAAGTTAAGTTAAAGCCATTAGTACCATCACTACTATTAGCATAGGCAAAGTGTACATAACTTGTTTTACCATCAGCACCTGGTTTACCCGGCACCCCATCTTTACCATCTGTACCATCAGTACCTTTCATTAATGACCACGTGTACTTAGTAGGGTCAGTGCTATCTTCAGATGTAAAGTCAACTAGCAAACCAATATAAGAAGCACCACTAAAGCTATCTACACTAAAATTACTCTTACCATCAGCACTAGTTGCATAAGCAATGTGGGTATAACTAGTTTTACCGTCTGTACCAGGAATACCTTGTGGACCCTGGGTAGGAACAACTACCCATGTACCATTTTGATACTGTTTTAGTGTACCATCTGTATCTGTCCAAAAGTCACCATCATTAGGGTCAGCTGGGGCAGAACTAGCAACATAATTATTGTTAACATTATTATCAATAAACTGTACCCAATTCTTGCTAGAAATATCCCATTTGTAAACATTGTACTTAGTCTTACCATCACTAGTAGAAGCAACATTTTGATACCATAAATCACCATCATTGTATTGAGTACCACTAGGTTCGGTGGCTTGATAGTAGTTATGAGGTAACTTATCTGCGGTTTCTTGGGCTTTTTCAGCGGCTGTCTTTGCGTCTTGGTAGCCCTTGAGGTTAGCTTCCTGCCAGACACTATTGGTATACTGCATAATATTGCTAGTACCATCAGAGTTAGTTTGAAGCCAAAGGTCGCCCTCTTTAACGTTAGCTCGATCTGGTTCTTGTGACCCTTGATAGATAGAGTTAGCCTTATTAGAGGTTTCACCAACCTTCTGGTTTAACTGGGAAGTAAACTTGCTCCGATATGTTTCTAACAAGCCCATGAAGTCAGTAATTGCTTCATCAATCTTTACCCGATCAACTTTAACATTACCCTCGGTTTCAAAAATCCAATCGGTTAAGTTTTTTAAGGAGTTTTCATTCGTTTTGAGTTCGCTAACGTCAATTCCAACCGTAGTCCCATAGTCCATTAAGGCTTGGCACTGTGAATACAAAGCATTGAGTTGCTGTTGTAATTGGGCCTTATCATGGGGGGTTAAAATGTCGGGGTCTGAACTAGCGTCCCCACTAATTTTAACCCCAGTTGAACCTGATGTTCCATTATTAACCTGAATCGAACCCGCTGTAATGGTTCCCATATCTGGACTAATATCAGACAGTTTAATAATGTTCATCTTATCAGCCGTGACTGTCTTATCCTTTAGCTTAGTACCATCAATGGTACTATCTTCAATGTTATCCCCAGAAAAGTTCTTAACTGTAATCTTGCTAAAGTCCATGACCCCGCCGTCAAGGAACATACTAAGAGCGGATAGGCTATTTGAGTTAGAATCAAATAACTTAACATCATTGATATAAACCCCGTCCGTCCGAACTTCAAGATTAGTGGCTTGCTCCTTGGAATCAACTGTTGTGGAACTCTTTAAAGAGATAGTATCATCTTTGGTTTTCCCTAGGTCGAAAGTAACAGTCGTTGGGGCACTATCAAAATCAGCAGTATAGGTCTGATCTTCTTCACTAGCCCGAGGTAGGCCTGCCTTTTTCTTTTGGTGGCCGATATACTTGTTGAGTTGCATACCGTTCTTATCCATATGTAAGACGGTAGAAACTCCAGTAAAGGAGGTGTTAGTAAAGACTAACTCAAAATCCCCGGACTTATTAACATAAAACCGGGTAATGTGATTATCTGCGTCTAAGCCATTTGGGTTATCCTCATGGACAAGTAACCAATCCCCGGCTTTTTCCCGTTGTGGGTCATGGATCTTTCCATCAATGGTTGAATAAGGAACCAAGGATAAGTCAGTATAAAGTTCTGAATAGTCTTGGGAAGTATCATCATCAATGACCATAAAGGAATAACCATTCAAACTTTCAAATAGCCGACCGGAACCCGATCGATAACTAATTTGACCAGAATGGTGAACGTGTTGTTCTGCTAGACCTGTTTCAGCAATGTAACCATCTTTATCATCACCACTATCAAATAGGGTTGGTGAAATAGCTTCGTATTGTTCCCCATTAGGAGCATATACCCCAATTACAATTGGTGACGTCTTGTGACCATTAAGATAAGCGATGGCTACAGTATCACCAATCTGAACTGGGCGGTAGTGTCCATAAGTACGACCTTCACTATCTTGGCCAAAGTAATCAAGTGGAATCCGAGCGCTCCCAGTCCCATTACCACTACCATCAGCAACAATACTAGATACCCCGCTAGTCAACTTAAAGTCTAGGGTTCCTTGGTGATAGTAAACCTTAGTAACTTTACCCAAGACAATTAAACTAGCGTCCTCACTGGAACCAATATTTACCTTAGATAAACTAGCTTGGTGTGTCGTGGGGTCAAGATTAAAGATATTATTACTCATATACACCACCCCTCCTTAAAATTTAAGCATATACTTAACTACCTTAGAATTGGTATTAGTATAAGTTTCTAACATTCGATTCTCATAAAAGAGTAAGGAACCTGTACTTGATACAGCATTGGCCAAAAGAGCATGACTAGCTAAGTCTTTTTGAAAATCAACAACTCCAATTTGGGTGTACTTAAAGGTATCTAATTCTGATACTGATAGGGTTCCTACTAAACATACATAACGTGCGTCTTGAGTTGGGATCCCCGTACTAGGTAAAACCGTAGTCGGGTCTACAATTGACCACGCCTTTGACTTATAAGTAATGGTTGTGTCAGTATCGGTAGATGACGTAGAAGCAGTATTTGTGTCATAACACAGATAAAGATGGTCAACCTTTAAAAAGGCTTTGGGGTCTGTTAAAGAAGTAGTTGTTTCGTTCTCTGCTTCCAGGTTATTAGAATCTGGCCAGTCAGCTTCCTTAGCAAACTCAAAGTAGAGATGACTATGATTATTAATAAAATTGATTGCTTGTTGAATATGTCCAACTTGTGTTGTAATTGCCATATTTTCCTCACTTAATTTGTTTCCATTGTGAATGTTTCAGCACTATTAGCTAATGTAATTATATCACTTGGGGCGTTAAATAAATACCCTAGGTAATTAACTGATAGGATAGTGATATTAGCTACTGTTGGCCAAACCTGAAACATGAAGTTACCCCCATCTGATAGATATGGGGCTATACTTGATAGATTAACCTTAAAGATAGTGTAATCAGAATGAACTTCATATTCAATAATTGGCTTGACCCAAAGATGGAGATTGTAGTCATATAATTCTAAACGAACATCTTGGGTTAAATCAATGTTGGCTTGGTTTTGCAAAACAAGTTCTAATCGTTGGGTATTAGAATTAGCTAAGTTATCTAGGATAAACTGCTTAGCAGTCTGTTCACTAGATTTAATTGCTTGCTTGTATACGGTTAAGTAACCTAAAAGATCAACCCCACCTAACAGGCTAGTTTGTGTTTGATCAACGGTAAACGAACTAGCTTGACTATCAATTGAACTAATCAAAGTTGGTTGGGTAGTAATTTGACTACCTAACTGTTGTTTTAGGTTTTGTGAGGTAATACCCAACTCTGCTTGTTGCTTAGTTTGTAACCAACTATTATAGATACTATTAGAAGGATTAGGTGACCAAGGAGTAGCTATACTACCCTTTTCAATTTTGATGTGTTTAATCTTTAGCAAAGTTGATTTATTGGCATAAATAACCCAGTTAACCCAGCCACTATTCCTATTAACAGTGAAAGTATTTGATATTCTTTGCCAATCGCTAGTTAAATTAACTTGACCTAAATTACCGTTATCACTACCTTCATAATGAAAATTGCTTCCTTGAATAAAACCATTCCCACATACATCAGCGGATAATGTATATACTTGTCCTACCTCTGGTATAAATGTACTGGCCCAAGCACCCCAATAGGGACCAAGGCCACTAATTGGTGCATTATTAGCATATTGGACATAGTCTGTTTCATCATCATACTTCTGTATAGTCTGTGTTCCGTTGTTGTTATGGAAAGGAAACTCAAATTTTGCTGTTCCTGTTAATAAGTTAGTACCACCACCAGTCGTATCAATGACTGTATCATAATCTTCTTTGTTACTCCCAATATATACTACTGGGTTATAACTAGAGTTACTGGTTGCATACTGTTTTCCCGCATTTAGGTTATCCTTGTTATAGTTAAAAGGATCACCTACATAGGTTGCTAAGTCGAGCTTACTATTTAGATAGGCGGAATTAGTCTGGGTAAAGTTAGCATAGTCTGTATCTGAACTTTCAATAATTTGAGTGGTTGGTAAACTCAAGTCTAAAATCGGTGCTGTATTATTAATTACATTGACTAAACTTGTTACTACCCAATATACACCGGCCGGTCGAAATAGATTGATAATCTCATTTACAATCTCACTGTAAGGGCCTTCAATTTGAACATCAATTACTGCATAACGATAGTAGGGATCAGTAAAAAATTTATGTGTATTATAATGACTAGCATTCCAAACAAACATATCTCGCCAAGGTTCATAAATGTAGATATGATCTTGGTTAATCTTTAAGAAATCAGTTAAGGCTTTAGTTAAGGCCGGAATGGTGTTCCGTTCATGCAAAACATGATTAACCAAAGCGGTTCGATAATCATCATCGCTTCGGTTATCCCGGTGTAACCCTAACCAACGACCCCAGTAATCAAGCCATCTACCATTAGCGGTATCAAGATATGTTTCTAGTTTAGAACTGTATAGGTCTAATTCTGTTTTATCTAACTCACTCTGTAAACTACTAATAAAAGCGTCATTAGCTGAACCATCGTCCTTAGTAATACCTTGGACGTTAAACCCCCAAAAGGGTTGTAAATTATCTTTAATTGCCATTTAATCAACCCTCGTCAACAACACTATACAGGACTTTAGTATTTCCATTTACATAGTAGATGGTAGTCTTTGTCCATAAGTAAGGTTTGTCATCAGTCGTTTGTACATAATCACTAGACCAGTCACCATCCGGTCGAACGGTTTCAGAATTAGCTGTCTGATAAGTAACCTCTGTCCGCCGAATACTTGTGTTATCCAATAATTCGTTAGCTTCATAGAATTGAACGTTAATGCTACCAACCCTTAGTAATTCATTGGGGTTAGTACGGTAAACGTCTACAATTTCAACCCCACGGTCAATTGTCTTGTTACCATCAGAATCTAAACTAACTGCCTGTTGCCAATTGTTACCATTCGAGGAAGCAAAGTCCTTGCGATCTCGCTTTAACCCAATTTCCCCGTAGGTGTCATTAGCTGTAATATCCACCGGTTGAAGATAAGGGTGATTAATCATTGTTCCCTTAACATTAGTCATTGAATCATCAGAGATGGTTGCATATTGAAGCATAGTATCATCTGGATAGGCGGTAATATTAACCTTGGTATCAGCAATCCCGGTATCGGAAATATCCATTACTTGCTGTTCAATATCAGAGATATAGATATTCTCACCAGCGGTAAACTGATTAATGTAGTTTTGAATGGTAGCACTAACCGTAGTTAAGAAGTCATCTGTTTGTAAAGTTTCATAATTAACTTGAACCCCAATCGATAAAGCTAAATTAGTTTTATGCGTTGGCATAACGGTTACTCGAATCCCCGCCGGCCGATATGGTTCCACGGCCTCTGCAATTTGTTGGGCTAAATCATCACTTAAATTACCGTTAGCATCATGACAGAATAAAATAACTGAACCATATGTTTCTTCATACTCATACACTCCGGCTACGTTATTTACACTTTCTGCCGCATAAACTAATGACTGGTTAGTACCCTTAGCAATGGCCTGAATCATCTTACGGAAACGTACTTGTTCTTGATCGGTGGTTTCTTCATCGTTCCCAGTTGTAAATGCTTGAATATTAGTGACACTAGCATAGCTTCCTACGTCCGTACTAGAATCAATTACATTAGCTGGGATATTCCCGTAAGACCCTTGAACCGTACAGTAAACAGATATGGTAAAGGTTTGGGTTCCCTTGGGAATTGTATAATCATTTTTAGTTACATAAACCTGTTCATAGGCACTATTACTAGAATAGAACTTAGTACCCCGGTTAATAATTGAAGCATTAGCCAAAGGGGCGTTCAGTGTGATTGTAATGTCCCCATAGGCCGTTGTAGCGTTTTGCTTAGAAAACCCAAAGGCACTTGTCAAACCGTCTACAATCGCTTCCTGTAAGTTCTCAAGGGTATAGTAATAGAGCTTCTCAATCTCAATTGATTCTGCTTCAATTAAAGTCCTAGTAATTGAACCCTCGGTGAAGTCATTTAAATAATCTGTGTGCGTAGTAATGTAATTAATCTGATCAGTTACCATATCGGTTGCTTTCTTAAAAGCAAAGCCGTTGGTACTAATTGTTACTGTATTAGAATTGGTATCGACAGATACGGCCATTTAGTTCCCTCCTATCTTAATGAGATATTCCCCGTCTTGGAACGGTACAGATACAAGTCAAAAGCCTGATCATAGTTAATCGGGGTGACAGTAGCATTGATAAATATTTCATCATAAGTGAGTTGACTTTTAGTAATCTTACAGTCTGCAACCCTTGAATCAGTTGTAATGGTTCGCCTTAGCTCCACAGCCGCCTCACTCAATAATTTATCATTCATTGGTTGGCCTAACATATCGACTAAACGAGAACCATAGTTAGGGTGCATAAGTAAGGTTCCCCGTCTAGTTAAGATTCTTAAAATCAAAGACTGCTGTAAATTAGCTAACCCAGATACTCGCTCAAAGGTATAACCATTATCATCACTCTGTAATACCCCCATCTGTTCTGTTAATAACGAATCAGTTGAGATATTTAGTTTTAAGTCCATACCCAATGAAGTATCATAATAATAATTCTTATAGTGAGCGGTGTTGCTTTCTTCAATTAGGTTTGAATTAGCAGTATCTATATCATTACTATTAGGTAATAGTAAAGACTGTCCCCATGTTAAGAGATGGTCTGGGTCTTTGAGTTGTTCCTCTGGACTGTCTACAATATACGGGTACTTTAAGTGATTCAGTTTGGCTAATGTTTGCCACTGATCTATATCATTATACAACTTTTGGGCAATAACCCGTAAGTCCTCACCAGCCTTGATTACATAATGCTTGTATACTGACAACACGCCACCCCCTATTTTGTATGCCCATAAGTGGACAACACATAAGCTAATCGATTTTCCAGATAACCTAAATCAATTTCAAACTTACGTAATTTATTAATAATATCCACGTAATAATCAGTTTCACGGTTCATTATATCTTGATGATCGCCAAACCAATCACATAACAAATTTAAATTCTTACGAATCCGTTGAATATCCACCTTAGAAATTTCATTTACTAATTCAACTTGGTTTACCACAGCCCAGTTGAAAGCTACAATTTCCAAATATTGAGCTACCAACACCATATAAACCCCCGGGTGGGAATGAAATAAGTTAGTTTGTTCAATGTATTCCTCAAACTGACCGGTGGTAGATGAAGTATTAGTAAACTTAACTGGTAGGTAACTACTGGTAACTTTAGTAAACAGATATAGTAATCGAGAAGTTGATAAATCCGGTTGCCCATACCCATTAAAATCAGATAAGTAACGGTCGGGTATTACAACCTTATCATCATTAGTTACATTTAATAGCTTATATAATAAATATTGCTTATAAGTAATACTTGGAAATACACTTGCTGTACTAACCGCCATCTACTCACCTACTTTCCATCATTTAACATTTGTCGAACCGTATACCCAATATTAGAATAATACAAATTAGATTGACCACTATTGTTTGCATATGGATCAGTAATTAACGTCTGTGACTTATCATCTGTACTGGCAGTATCTAATCTTCCTCGTACAATCATGGTAATAGAATAACGTACTAAAATTGGTTCTGAAACATCTTGGGTAAAAGAATAACCATTTGGACTAATTGCCACATCATACCAATAATCATCAGTATAGTTCCAAAATTCAAGATAGTGTAAACTAGACGTTGCGGGAGGTGCCATACGAGAATCTGTATATGCGGTAAGGAAAAGCCGTAACTTTTTATAGTCCTCAAACCCTAAACCTTGACGCCAACCTGTTGTCCCAGAGATGGTAATTGTACGTTCCCCAGTACCTAGTTCCTGAACACTACCCCATTGAGCAGTATTGATATAACTTGTTCGGGTTGCTACCTGTTCTTGGATATTTTGGGGATTGATAGCAAAATTAAAGGTATCAATTACATTCCCATTTACGTCAACTTGTTTAAACGCTACCCGACTTAATCTGTGGTAGCCATCTGCAATTGCCATTTATTTTATCCCCCCTTATTCAAATTTAATATACGAAAAAGGGAACCTATCAAGGCTCCCTTTATTAGTTATTATGATACTTTCTTGCTTGGGTCGTATTGCAAGTAACAACTTAATTTACGCACTCTAGGCGTCCTGAAATTGTTAGGACTTTGCAAGTATAACCTTACCTTGAATTGTGTTGCTAAGTGGTTTTGATCAGTTGCAGTCGGTACTACCGCCTCATATACATAACGGGTAAAGTAGTTTGTCTGTGCCTTGGTACTGGTTGGTGTAGAACTGGTAGCATTAGTCTTAGTTGTAGTGCTTGAAGCTCCACCACCACTAGGAAAGTTATACCAAGTTGTCCCACCATCAACTGAATACATTGGGTTGACTTGTGGTAAGGCAGTACCAACTTCTGGAATGTAGGCGTCATACTGGAGCTTTACATAATTGAAGGCGGCGTCACCGCTTTCATCGACATTGATACTTTCATAACTAGCGGCCTTTCCAGTTAATACAGCCACTAATGATAAATCTTCTGTGGTTAAAACAGGTGCAATATAGTCATCAGAATTAAAGTCGGCCTTTAGTTGCATTGCAAAGGTATTCTTAAAGGAGATTACCTCGCCATCTACCGTTTGAATGCTATCATCGCTAGTAACCGCTGGAACCCCATCTGTACTTGTAGCCGAAGGCATAGCCTGATTATTGTTATTTACAGGCAACGCTAACCATGGACAGTTAGCTAAAGCAGTCGATACACTAGCCCCTGTGTAAGTTGAAGAATCACCTTGCAATACCCGAATATACCAATTCATAGACGTGTTTTGGTAGGTTAAGTAAGAGGTTAGAGCGGCCAACCGATCTAAGGCAGTTAGCCGGTTCTTATTAGTAGAACTCTTACCATCAAGATTATCCCCTAAGTCCTTTATCCATGTTTCACTAGACTTAACCCAGTCAGCAATCACAATCGGGTCAAAGAGAATCTCGCCATTCTGTTGGTACTTACATACGTTAACCGCAAACTTAATTGAGCTTGTTCCATCAGCAGTCCAAGTTTGGGCGTTGTTAGAAATAAACATTACCCCATTTGAGTTTGGTGCCGAGGTTAAAGTATCACCAACAGATACGGTAACTGTATTGGAAATCTGGACATTCTTACCAGTAGCATTCGGGTCTTTGTTACTGATTGCATTCGGGTTAGTGTTGTAAACCGTAGCACTGGTTCCGGCGCTAACAACCTTTTGACCCTTGGTTGCCGAGAACACTTCATAAGCATTACTATCAGAAATCAAGACGATCGCATAACCCCGATTACCAGTCAAAGTAACTGAATCGGTAAATGTTACTCGAGTACCTAAACTCCCATCATCGGAAACTTGAATCTGATCTGGCGTTAATGTAACACTAGTCCGAACCACGTTGTTAGGATAACCATCATCTGACAATTCCCGAATTTGAACAATTAAATCAGAAGTGTGAGCAGTGTCACTCTTATCAGCCTTCTTATAGAAGTAGAGGTCAACAGAGGATAATTGCCGAGTTTCACCAATGGTAAATGATTGGGCCAACGGGTCAACAATATCAACTGAATATACCCGCTTTTCAATGATATTTTCAGTTGTCTTTAAAGTACCTTGGGCAATGTAGTTGGTGCTTGCCTGATCGTTGGCATTATCAATAATCTTAACCGTCCGAGTACCACAACGAATTACCCCACCCGGAATCGTAAAGGTACCACGGATTTCACCATTAGCATTAGTCTTAAAGGCTCCATTAGTACCTTTATAATCATCACTAGCAGGCGTTGGGTCAAGAACCGCTACCCCATCAATGGTGATCTTATATCCATCGGAAAAGGCCGGTAAGTTTTGAGCCACAAATGAAATGGTTCGTTGCCGAATATACTCAATGGCACTTTCAGTAGTGGTAGACCCACCATCGGTTAGCATATACCCGGTCTGTTGACCTTCGTTTATCCAATTAATACCTTGTAAGTTAGAGTATTGGTACTGTTGGCTAATAGCGTCAGCATAAGATTGTGTTTTACCCGTCCGTCCGACAGCTAAATCCCCATTAGTATGGTACCACCACTTATTAAGGCTAACCTTACCAGCATCAGTTTCCCGAGTAACAGTAGTAGAATCTGTATCAATCCAATTATCACTAGCTGGGTCAATTGTTAAAGTCCCATTAGCACTAAAGATATTAAATTCGTTAACATTGGTTGTCCCAGTTGAAATTGGCTGATTAATTGCCACTTCTTCATGATATGGTGGGGTAACTAATGACCCCTTAATTGCTACTTGTGAACTGTCAAAGTTAACATTAGGAGTTAAGTCAGCCATTGCTTGGCTAGGTAATAGGATTTCACCATTTTCAAAGTCATAAGCAACCGTAGAATTTTCATCGTCCCGGTTATTAATCGTGTTAAAGCTATCAGAAAGAACATCTTTCATCAAGCTAGGATCTTCCGACCGAGCAACCGTTTGGTTCATGTTAGCAATTGCTAAATTGTATTCGGTGTTAGTTAGCCGGCGTCCCCATTGTTGTAGTGTTTCAAAGGTTTGTCGAGTTACAGTCTGCATAGTAAAGACTGCATTGTGGGAGTTAGGATAGATTAATACATAACCTAATTCCAAGGTATACGGGTCATTAACCACAGGTGGAGTAACTGACGCAAGTGGGGCCGGTTGCCCTTCGATAACCTTGAATGGATTTGAGTTATCCATTGTAATCCTAATCATATCAATTCGTGCTTCAAAGTACACATAAGATACAATGATAGTCGAACCAGCTACCGGCTTAGCCCCATTTGAATCATCAATATCAATATACGTAGTTCCACCATCTGAAACCACAGTATAATCAGTACCTTGAACTGCATTAGTTGAATAGTCATAAACTACTGTATAGGACTGACCTTGATTAGGAACATTAGCACCAGCCAAAGGCTTACCAGAAAGATCTTGACCCCAGTGAATAACGTTGTTAACGTAGGTAAAATCTACACCTGCTGTATATTGGTTGGTGTTATCATAAACCTGACGAATATAGGTAACATTATCCGGGGTAAACGTATCTAGATTGCCACCACCAACAGGGCGAGTATAGGTTACTGTTTTACGTGAAGTAAAGCTAACCCCATTAACCACCTTAACAGGTTGGTTAATCAGCTCATACTTACTACCGTCACCCTTATAGTAGTGACCTTCATTGGTAGTAGTTCCTGTATCGTTAGCAATTCGTACCCTTAAATTAGTTGTCGAATCAGTGGCAATCGAATAACCTTGAACATATGCTTGACCCTTATCTACATCTAACAAAATCTTGTTAGCGTCCATTGGGTCTTGAGCACCCTTAGTTGAATCAGAGTTTAAGTGAGGGTGAACCTCAAAGCCTTCTGTTCGGAAAGACCCTGACTGGTCATAAGTCCGCTTAGCTAAAATCTTGGTGATATTAGTGTAGTCTGGACGAACCTCACTTTGGTTAATAACGTTATCTTGGAATACAACGAAGTCAACGGCTGAATTATCATTATAGGTTAATACCACTTGATAATTCAAACGGTCAGCCCCAGCTAAACCATTAGTAACCGTACCCGGGGTATCATCTAATAAATCCTTATCATCGGCACTAGTAACAATCGTTTCATTTAATGCTAAACCAATTGTTTCCTTACCAGTCCCGGTAATGGAAAATGTTTGTTCATCAAATTCACGAACTAGCCCACCTAACCATACTCGACCAGCGGTAACTTTGTAATTCTTAACCTTCTCTGTGCTAGAAGCAGTGGTTGTGTCCTTACTAGAAATTACATAAGGCTTTTCGGTTGTTCCTTCCACAACCATTGGGTTATTAATTACAACCCCTACAATGGAATTTGAGTTGTCATACCCCGCATTAATATATAATGCTAAGTCTGTATTACCAGAAATCAGGGTATCGAACACAACAACCACTTTGTGTGCAGTAGTAGTATTAATGTTTACCTGATTATTATTTGAATCAATGTTGTAGTTCGCACTCGCCATATCTGTTAATGACGAATTAAGCATTGCTACTCCATCAAGTGTCCACTTCTTTAAAGTAAGTTGAGAACTATCAAAGTCCAGATTTAACTTATCTAGAATACCCGTAGTCTTGGTAACGTTAAGGGCAATAGTTAGACCTAAGCCCTTAGTAACATTAACACTGAAACCCATTGCTGATTGGTCTGTGCTAACGTTAGCCGCACTGGTAAAGTTAATGTTACCCTTAGCTACATAATCAGTCGTAGAAAGGGTTGCATTAGTAGCACTAAGAGTGGCGACACTAAATAGGTTTTGACTATTACTGGTAGAAGAAGCCGTAGTAGCTACCGGTACCACCTGCATACCAGAAACTACCGCACCCTCGGCAAACACGGTTGATCCTAGCATATTTAACTGGTCATTTTTAATTGATTGTTCTTCTAATAACTCTTGGGAAAGGGCGGGGCGTCCCGGACGAAATAGCACCTCGCTAAAACGCTTTGCCCGATTAAATTTATTATTGTAAGGCAAAACGCTTGTATCAATTGTTGCCATTAATTTTAGTCCTTTCTATAAGGTTTGTTCTACTTTAATATAGTCTAGTGTTCCTCATTGACTACTTGTAGTTCTTCTTGATCGGTCTTTTTTCCATACTCAAAAATCTTCTTGGGGTTAAAGCCGTCCCAATAATCAATAGGGTTGTTATCCTTGTCCACAACCTTAACTACCGGGAATGACATTGCATTATAACGGGTCTTTAACTTATCTACCAAGTGTTCCCGATAAGCAACCTTGTCCGGGTCATCAGTCGTGAAATCAGCTAGATTAGGCTTTGATTCATCACCATAGTAGTTAGTAGCAACAGCGGACTTCATGCCCCGCAACAGGGCCATCGTACGCATACAATTAGAACAGTCTGTCTTTTCATAGATTACAAAGTGCATTCTAGTTCCTCCTTAATGTGAGTAGTAGTCTAACATTATCTGTTGTTGGCTATTATTAACCCACGCATTAAATGTATCGTTAATGATACTATCTATAATATCATTTTTATTCCGGCTTTGAACGGCTTGTGACGTATCTATTTTAACTTTTATTTTCGGAGCATTTCTCTTTACCCTATGAACAACGCTATTAGCTTGGTTAAGGGTTGTGTAACGAGTCTGCAAAGCCCTCAAGTCAAGCACAGATACTGGGGCACTTTCTCGGCTAGTACACATACCTTGAATAGGGCCTGTCATACTCCCCCCGGTAGCATGAGTTACTAAGCCCCCATTAGCATAACCTCGGGTAGGGCCAGAAGGCGACCAACCAGCGTGACCATAGAGATAGCTGGCCCAGTTAGCAATGTTAAAGAAAGCATAAAGTTGATCAACCCCGGAAAGGATATTATCGTGACCCTTAACTTTATACTTGTTAAAGGTTCCTTGAATCATCTGTAATAGCCCTTTAGCCGGGTCACCATTAGCTGAATTAACATCTTGAATTTGTTGAGTAATTGTTTGATCATAGTTTGATTCACCAGCAATTAACTTCATTAAGTTTTCTAGCTGTGAATCACTAATGTCAACCCCCATTGCCTTAGCAACTTCCTTGGCCTTCTTTAACCAGTATTCCTTTGACTTAGTTGCCCCATCATTGGAAACGTCACCAGCAGTCTTAGAATCACTTGAACCATTCTTGGCCGCATTCTTAACTTTCTTATATATCTCGTTGAACCACATTCTCAAATGTTTAATTAATTGCTTTTGAGAAGCATTAACATCTTTGTGTTTAACACGATATACGCCTAGCTCGGACAGAAAATGTAAAATCCCGTCCTTAATACTAGTAAGAATACTTTTATGCTTAGCTGACTTTTTACGTGGTGTATATGCTTGACTATTTTGTGTACGTGATTGTGTACGTGATTGTGTACTGGTCATCTTGGCTTTGTTATCCTTGTCTTTGGTACTTGCCTTAGCATTGCCTGACATTAATAACAAACCAGTTCCAATCCCAACCCCTATACCAACAATGGTACCAACTTTACCTGTCTTAGGCATTTTAGACAGAACCGAAAGCCCAGATTTAGCAACACTCTTTATACCAGCCCCCATTGTCGCCATTGTACCACCTTCAATAGCGGCATTGATAATACCATCACCAGCTCCCATCAAGGCACTTCCACCAATAATTCCCATTGCACCTATCTTTGGGTGAGAATTGACAAAAGAACTTAGATTACGTCTTAAACCATCTAGTGATTGGGACGCTTTAATTTGTGATGATTGAATTGCTTGCTGTTGGGAGCGAATGGAGCTAGTACCAGTCTTATGATACTTCTTACTATTTACCCCTTTACCTTTAGTCTGTTTCTTAACGTTAGCACGGGTAAACTTGCCATCAGCATACAACTTGACTAATGAATTAGCCTGTTCATATGATAGTGAGTTTCCAGACAAAGTTACCAAGTTTTGAGTAGTAACTGCAATTGCCCCGGACTTGCTACTGGTTTGCTGTCTAGCAGTCCGATATAAGTTACCAATAGGTGTCTTGTATAGATAAGGGTCTGACTTAGCCCGTTGTGCAGTCTTTAAGGCTACCATATTACCGGATTGATTATACCCAGTAAAGTTCTTGTTATCTAACCATAATGATAACTGTTGGTTTTGGTTATTAGCATTATTAGATACATTAGCTAAACCAGAATAGGCTTGGGCACCCGCACTACCTTGCCAAGAAGAACCAGTCTTACTCATCATTGACTGGAAACCAGCAATATTAATCTGATCATTAGTGGTCAACTTACCACTAGTTGCCGCTGTCTGATACATACTAGATAAGGCTTTTAATTGGGAATCAGCCTTCGCACTAGTATGAGAATTGGTTAAGCTATTCTGAATTGCGTCTGCTAAACGTTCACTATCACTTGCTGACAAGCCTTGCGTATTAGTAAGCCCAGCCACACCTAATAAATTAACAACTGTATCGTTACTTGCCCCGTTTGTAAGAGCCAAAGCTCCCCAAGTGTTAGTAAGACGAGAAATAGACTTGTTTGATAAATTACCTTTACCAGTATTGCGAGTATACGCCCCTAAATAAGCTGAACTTTCTGATAAGTCCATTCCTAACTTATTATTACCCAAGGTGTTGACAATGCTGTTATCACCACCGCCCCGTGCATACATAGCACCGGCAATATTGTTAAAGTTAGTAAGACGGGCATTACTACCTTGTGATACATAATAAGGGCCAGCAATTAAAGCGGTTCTAACTGCTTGACGAATTAAGAAAGAATGGTGATTGTGGATATACCCAGCAATAGAATCATTGCTAGGTAATACCTTAATGGTATCTTTGGTATCAGTATTATTAGTAACATTATCAATACTGGTCTTAGCGTGAATTGCTTCACCAGTCCTAGTAACCGCTTCTTGAGCTTGAGTTAGCCGATTAGACAACTCATCTAGATACTTACCACTCTTTGATAAGTTATTTAATTGCTCCCTAATTCCTGCTAGGGTGTTTACATCATCGACACTTAAACTATCTTGGCCCTTAATTTGATCTTGTCGAGAACTTAATTCGTCAATCTGGGATTGAATGTTATTCCGTTGATCAGTTACTTGGCTATCTAAATCAGTTATTTTTTCTCGGGTATACTGATTATTTGATACATACTCCTGATACTTTTGGTAAGTAACAACCCCAGAATCGACACTCTGATTCCAACGATTAGATTGAGTTGTTGATCTTAAAACGATATTCTTAACTTCTTTACCTAATTCAGAATTAACAAAATCGTTGGCTTGTTGTTGATCAGCATACTCTGAACTCTGATATACCTTTGATGAAGATAGATTAAATGACTGAATATCTTGATATTTATCACTGTTGGCTAAGGAATTAATTTGACCAATTCCTTGGGTAGCTTTATCTAAGGCGTCAACCAATTGTTGATAAGCCTGTCGGTTATAAAGGGTGGTACTATTTAATTCACCCTCAAGGTTATCTTGTTGTTCCTTGAGTTGGTTAAGTGCGTCTACTAGATCACGTTGTAAATTCGTAGACCGCTTATTAGAGATTGTATTATTGTTGTTAACCCCGGATTTATAAACCCGGTCAATTTCTTTCTCAAGCTGTTTAACTCGTTTTTGTAAAGGAACAGCAGTCCCACTTGCCAGCTTTAATGTTAAATCATATTCAGTCATTATTTCACCACCTATCAATCGTAATATACAAGAAAAGACCTACTTTTCGGTAGGTCTTAATCATTATCTTGATACTGTTTAGAATCTTTAAGAATGTCGTCCCAATTCTGTTGAATCTGTTGGTGGGCACTTTCTTGTTTCTTTTGATGTTCATACAGGGCAGTATTGATCTTTTCAGTAATTTCTTTATCATACTGTGATAAGTCCTTAGCTTGCATACCAGCATTAATATCTGTCTTTTGCTTTAATTGTAAGGACTGTTGATAAAGTTTATCTAGATCTTCATCACCCTCAAGAAGATCTTCTTCCTTGTTAGAATAGAACTTCTTTTCAAAACTATCATCAGAGTACGAAGCCGTTTCTTCCATACCCTTAGCGGCCAATTCTTGTTCATGAACGTCCTCATTCATAGACTGAATGATAAATTCACGCTGTGCATAGGTTAATGACCTAAGTTTAGGGTCATTAGGAAGAACCCTAAAAAATTTCATGATTGCCCACAAGTTACGACCAGAAACTGACTTAACTAGTGGTTCAATCCCACCAACCTTATTGATTGCGGGACTAACTAATGGGTTGTAATTCTCAACTTCATCATCTTTATTGTGCTTGGGTGTCCAGAAAGGAGTATAACCATTCTTGATAGTCCCCCCATACTTGGAATAACACATCTGTCCGATAAGTGTTATCTAAATTAGTAAACCATACAGGGACATTATCACCAACTACTTGGAAGTAGGCAATAGCTAGGAATAAATCCTTTGCATTAGCTAGGAAGCCATCACCTAAACCATTAGTCAACTCAACGTAATTTCCTTGAATCTTGGCCTGTTCTGCTACGCTCGGTGCGTGCATTTTAACCACAATCTTCTTTTGCTTAGTTCCATTGGTAGGGGAACTAACATCATAAGTATATTCCTTGACAAAATGATAAGCGTCATTCGAGCTAGTAATATCAGCTAATGCTTCTTGTTCCTTGGAATAACGCTTAGAACTATTCTTAGCGTCAAGCTGATCAGTTAAATCAGCATTTTCTTCCTTGGCCTTCTTTAACTGTTCCTCTAATTGCTTAACTCGTAAATCCGTGTCTACCGGAGTATCTTTCTTCTCAACCTTCTTTTCTTCCTCTTTAGGAGCCGTTCCACCTACTGGTGCCCGACCCGTCCGCTTAGCAATTTCAGCTTGCTGACGTTCCTTCTCCCGCATTTCCTTTAGAATCTGTTCTCGTTGTTGACTTGTTGCCATCTAATCTTCACCTCGTTGTTTCCTGATACTTGTATCAAGTTTTCTGATTTCCTTAATTATATCATCTAAAGGTAAACCAGAAACCTTAGCCAAAGCATAATAGAACCTTACAGACTTATTATAAATATTTCCTTGATAAGCAAGGTCAGAATTTAAAACATTAAGAGGTACTTTAAGAATCTTTGCAAACTGTTCTTTGTCAATATCATGATTCTTAACATACATACCAATTGCGTTTAATCGATCTGGACTAACCATAGTATCATTACTTCCCTTCTTCTAACTTTAAGCATTCTTTCATTACTTCGCCTGTCGTTTTGTTGACAAACTTAGCAAGGCTTTCCATATGGCAAAAACGGATATTACCAAACTTAGAATGAGCACGGTAATTAACTGACTGCTTGAACACACCCTCAAATTCAGCTAGTTTCACCTGACTAATTCCGTGCTTCTTGAGATACTTTCCATAACCGTTTAACAATTTAATCACTCCTTTGTTCCTTTATGACATCTTTATTATGCAACAATCATAGCTAATTGTCAACACTTTTTTTAGATTAACAGGTTATATTAAGTAAGAAATGGTGGTGATTAAATGGAAAATGAAACAGTCGAACGTCTGAACCCACTCTATGTTCAGTCACAAATGAAACCAATCGAGATTAAAGGAGTTGTCCAATTAATCGAACAACACTCGATTGAAAGTATCTATGAACAGTCCTACAAGTGTCCCTGTGTCGATCCACAAACCTTACAACCAAGACCAGATTGCCCAATCTGTCATGGGCAGGGCTTTATCTTCATGCACCCTAAATCTTTGGATATTGCTTTTGTATCTGACCAAAAACAGTTCAGTCTAAATACCCAAGGAATAGATCAAAATGGGGCAACTTTGGCAACTCCTCAAATTACTATTAACCAAGTTGAGCAAGGAATTAAACCCGGAGATCGTATTACAGTCCCCGGTTGGACTACTACTGAAAACTATATCTTCAACGTAGACCAGCAACGATTGAATAATGGTATCTATTTACCATATAAAGTACAATCCATTAATGAAGCCTATGCCATTTCAGGTGGTAGTTTATCCCGGTTAAAAGAGGGTGATCTAACCCTTGATGGTGACTTCTTAAAAGTAACCAACGATCAACTATTGAATAGCACTATCTCCCTAAGCCTAGAGGTAGTTAAACGTTTCTATGTAGTTAGCCTTGATAAGGAATTACGTTACCAGAAATACTTAAACCTAGCTCAAAAGTTGTGGGCGCTTGGTAATGGTACTGGCGAAATCAGCAGTGATGAAACTGATGATTATACGACCCTTAATAGTTACCTTAGTAACCAACAGGCTATGCAAATGGATAAGGTTAAATTTCCACAAGTTCAAAAACGAGATGGGAAGCTAATTGATACTGGCAAGAAACAAATCTACCGTTTGCCACCCCAGTTAAGATTAAAGCGGGAAAACTTATATTTCTCAAATATTAATCTTACTAATAAGGAAAGCAATGGTAATACAGCTATTACTGACCCACGGGTTACTGAAATGAATGACTTCTTAGGTGATTAATCATGGCTAGTATTGGTAACTTAATCGGGCGTGAAGGTATTAACGCTTTAAAGAAATACCTTGAAGATGATATTAGTAAAGAAAAATATGTTAATTCATATGCTAAAGGGTTACAAAAGCAACTAGAACAAACTTTTGGTAAACAAGCAATTAAACTTAGCACTAATGGTTTGAAGGTTGCCTATAAAATAATTGAAGATACTAGTACCAATGAACAAATTAGGTTCATTGATCTAAAGCCATACTTCATGCAGTCACCCAAAGCTAAGCCAACCAAAGATGGTGGCTGGTATCTAAAGATTCCAGTTGGTGGTTTCCAATCCACTACCAAAATGCGAATGGCCTATGGACGGTCACTGTGGGACGATATTAGCCACTTAAACTTTGGGGAAACTGGTGGCCAGAATGCTAATATTGAACGCTTTAAGAAAGTCCTTAATAGTTCTGGTGAAGGCGAGGGGGTACTAGCTTACCAATGGAAGTCCACCAACATTACCCGTATTCAATCAGGTGGTGGTAAGTATGGACACTACATTACTTTCAGAACCGTGTCCAATAAGTCCGACCCTATGAGTTGGGTTGTGGGGCGTAATGCTATGCAACAACAAGTCAACGCCCGGTCTTTTGACCCTCAAAAGGCTAAAATAATATCTAATATCATTCGTGAAGCCATTATTAGAAACATTGAACAGTACAACCAAAAGGAGGATATGTAATGGCCATTGTAAACGTAGATCAGTTACTATTAGATGAAACCAATTCAATCTTAACTGGTGTCCTTGCTAATAGTAACTATCTAAAAAACAATATTCTTAATTCTCTCCCCAGTGATATGGTAGATTCATTTATTAATGAGTATTGTACTGATAGCAATCACCTTGGAAAGAAGATTAACACCTACTTTGCCTTCCCAACTACTGCCCCAACGACCGCATTCCTCTTATTTCAATTTAAAGGGTCAGAAGAAGATGATGAATCTAGTGCCCTCGGGAGTGTTGAAGGACAAACCATCTCTAATAGTGTTGGCCAAGCTATTCATGAAAAGTTAGTTGTTAAAACCAAAAATGCAACAGCTTGGGTTGAACCTACTCAACAAATTCATAGTGTTATCTCAATCCCCCAAACCACTAATTATAACTTGCAAGATAATAAAGTTTATCTAACATATATTCCACCTTATGGTGATGGACAACACAAAATTGACCTGTATTACAATACAAAGGTTGAAAAAGATGGTTATAGCAGTCCAATTGGTATCAATACTAATGAAGGGGTAACAATTGACTTTGTATGTAGCAACATTAGTACCATTCGTTGTTTGTCTGCTATCTTTACTTATATTCGTATATACTTAAAACAAACCTTGGAAGAAAACTATAATGTTTACCTTCCAACAATTGAGATGAATGGTATGGACGTAATTGAAGATACTAAAAGTAATGGTTTAGATAGCCAACCACTATTCTACCGGCGCTTAACAGTTACCTACAAAGTTACCCAAACCATTGATCAGAATACTAGTCTCATTGAAAATATTAAAACAGGGTGGTAAAACATGGTCGAAAAGAAAACAGAAAGCAAAGTTAAAGTATTTAGCCTAGACAAGTTTATTCAAACAGCTAAGTCACTTCCTAAGTACAAAGGAGTAACTGATATTCAATATGCGGGTTTTATCCGTTTAATGGAAACCCAAGATCGGCAGTTCAGCCTTGAAGGCGGAGCCGATTATGTAAAAGACCTAGACGCTTATCTAGGTTTGTAAATAAATAAGCACCTACCAAACTTAATGGTGGGTGCTTTTATTATGCCTGTATTTGGCCTTGAGAAGCTCATACAGCCATCTTAGATATATGTGTGGTTAATTATACCTAGATCTCGTTATAACGGTTAATCAGCTCCTCTGGAGCTACTTCGTCATCATCAAAGCCTTCAACATCATGGTAAAGACTTTGCAAGTTCTTGAGAATCTTTTGGTCATGGAAGTTAGCCTTACCATAGTAGTTGTTAATAGACTTGGTGATAACGTCCTTTAATTCACTCGCCTTAACTACATCTTCATCTACGGACTTAGCAACTTCATCAGAAGCAGGGTCAACCGACTTACCTTCTGGGAAGCTCTTAGATACTTCTTCCTTTTCATCTTCTTCATAGATAGACTTAGCTACCTTGTCAATCGACTTAGCTACTTCGGCCTTCTTGCTTTCTCCGTCCGTAGACTTAGCTACTTCTTCTTCGGACTTTTCAACGCTGTCCTCTGGTTCTTCAACCGACTTTTCAACTTCCTTATCTGGATCTGGTTCCTTAACAGACTTTTCAACCATACCAAGCAAAGATTGGTTCTGAACAACGACAGACTTAACCAAACCAATTAATTCGTTAGTAGCACCAATCAAAGACTTAACCATTTCATCGTCCTTTGGTTCATCTACTGACTTTTCAACGTCTGGGTCTACATCTTCGGACTTCTTAGCCTTGTGACAAGATTCTTCTACTTCGTCATCTTTACTCTTGATAGCGTCCTCATCATCTGCACCATCTTCATCATCTGCACCATCTTCATCGCCCGAATCATCAGACTTATTGGACTTCTTAGCCATCTTTTCCTTTTCCGGCTTGTCGTCTTCGTCACCGTCACCATCAGGAATTTGGCCATCATGAATTTGAACAGATTCCTCTACTTCATCATCTTCGGCGTCATCTTTCTTGAGTTCCTTATGTTCAAGGGACTTGGCTTCGTTTTCTTCGAGGGACTTCTTAATTTCATCAATGTGTTCAAAAACGTCTTTTAATTCCATATCTTTATAAATCTCCTTATTAATCATTACCTGGATTGATTGAATTTTCAAGTTGTCTAAGACGATTATCTGTATCTGCTTGTTGATCAACTGTTCGCACAATTAACCGGGCGTCTGCTTCGGATAACCCACTAAATAACTGAACAAAGATAACCCTTGCGTCCTCGTCAGCGTCATTCTTATCTAATTCTTCGGCTAAACTAGTTGCCACCGTTTCCAATCCAAGTTTCTTGGCCTGCTTTAAGTTAAATACTAGATTGTTAAAGGTGCCTAAAAAAGATTCCTTACGAAAGGCGGCCCCACCTTGAACTGTTGCACTATTTACGTCATACCCAGCAGTCATAGTTTCCATGTCTTTGATTACTTGGTCGCTACTCTTGTTTTTAGAGTTAAACAAAGACTTGTTTAGTACCTGCCAACTACAAGCGGGGTTAGCCGGGTGTGTAGTTACTGCTACCCCAGTAATCTGAACCTGACGAATAATTGAATCATCTTCATCGTCCCGTTCAATAACTTTACCTTCAACTGAAAAACCTAAATGACGATCAATATCATTTTCCTCAATGTTTTTGTACAGCTTAATAATATTCTGTACCTGTTCCATATTAGAAAATAGCTTAGCCTCTAGAAATAAACCCTTGTTATCTAAATGTGTATTCTCCGTTGGTACCCCGATAATCTGATCAGTATCATGTTCATAGTCGATATAACCATGATCTAACAAATATTCATAGTGAATACCATTAGGGTCAATTGTTTCTCCCTGATAATCTCTGTCCCCTGTCGATGAGTAGCCACTAATCGTAATGACTTTATCATCATCAGACTTGGCAACTTTATCAAATGGGAGAAACACATCAAATTTTGCCACCAAATCACCACCAATACATACTATATACTACTAATAATATAAACACGATTAAATTATTAGCCAATAAAAAAACCTAGGTAAGATACCTAGGCTCTTATTAGTTATACCTACGACAATTCAAACAGGGATTCAGCGTCACTAGCATATAATACGTTGTGGAGCTTCACAATTCGCTTAGGGTAAATTACCTGTAATGCGCCGTACCAGAGCATTGCAAAGTTCGTAGCAGTGGTCGTTACAGCCAGTGGGAACTTCATAATTGGTGCAAACTCAAGGTAACGAATGTTTTCTGGACGCCGGTCAAGAATGAATACGTCAGCCGTACCCGGAATAGTTTCGTTAACATCGGTGTAAGTCAAAGTCCCGTTTTGGAACTTGGACATCGGTACCCGGTCAATCAGACGGAAATCTTCATCGCCCGGTACATCAGACTTCCGGTAGATGGCTACATAGTGCGGAAGGTCAGTTACCAATGGAGAAAGAGTAATCGTAAGAGTTACCCCGTCAGTTGCGGCAGTCGGAGTAGCCGTAGCAATATCAGATGGAAGGCTGTCGTGAGCGCCAACAGCAACTACCCGATATTGAAGTTCAGTCCCTACTTCCTTGCTAAGGATTGTCCGACCCTTTGCGTCCTTCTTATCGTCAGTTAAGAAGGCACCACCTTGACCAGCAACTTGCTTAGCTTGAACCGTAGGAGCGGCCCCAGCATTAACATCTGGAGTGGATTCAGTATCAAGTACCAAGTCAAGATCCATGATAGTAGAACCATGCAGGTTAATATCCCCATTAGCGGAGATGAACCGGGTAATATCAAACCCAACTTGCATTCCGTGGTCAGCCGGGTTCGGTTGAAGAATCCGTTGGGAACCAAGGTGTTGGTTAATGAAGTCAGCCTTGACACCAATCGGCATATAAGCGTCAGTTGCCTTCCCGTAACCACGCTTACCAATCATCGTAGCGGCTTCGTTCAGCTTACCCGGATTTAAAGCGCCACCATGAAGGTCAATGACGTTATCTTGATCCATCAGCTTGGAGATACCGTCAAATTCGTAACCTTCACCATCTTGGGTAGCAAGGTCAGAATCTCCATAGAAGGTAGCATATTCAATTGCCTTAGCAATCGTATTTACCCCACTAATTTCCAGCAGGGTTTGGGTGTCAACCGTAGTGTTAGCCCATTGCATAGCAAAGGAAGCACCCTTAGTGTCAACTACGAACTTAACGTTAACGGTCTTTTGACGTGCGTTAGGCGTGTTAACACTTAACTTAGCAATTTCTGGTTGGAACAGTTGGTGTCCCGTCCGCCCATGGTTGTAGTATACGGTGTACTTTTGAACGGTTTGGTTAACCGGAACCCGTTCCAAGTCCTTGTAAATGGTGAAGTCATTTTCACCAAAAGTAGTAATGTTCAGAGTTGGGTCAAGACTTTCCAACCGGTAAGCCGCCCCATCAACTTGTGTGTCGGGGGTAATACCATAACCGGCCTCTAAAGCCTTACTAATTTCTGAAACCATACCATCGTTCTTGGCAATTTCTTCGGAACGATTCGTGGACTTAAATACAGTATCCGCGTGACTCTTTGTTTCTAGCTTAGGCATATGTTCTAATAACTTCCTTTCATCTAGATGAATATCTATTTATTAATTCTAAGTACAATATAGATAAACCCTTGTTCTAAAATTAATATAAGAAATTATAACAAAAACAAAAAGACCATGAACGTTAATTCATGGCCTCTTTGCATTGTAGAAAGACAAATCAAAGAAAAGAAAGAAGTTTTATCACTCGGCTTGACTAAAGCCTTGACTATATATTAACACACTCTATCAAATTGTCAACACTTTATCGATTATTTTTCTTTAGTTTCTTGCTTTTGCTTTTCTTCGGCCATTTCAGCACCAGATACTCCCTTGTCAGGGTTACTCTTATCCTTTTGCTGTAATTCCTTATTGGAATCTGGGTCATTTTTAGCAATGGTATTAAGGTACTGAATATAAGCAGGACTACCCGGAACATCACCATTCTCTACTGGCTTCAATCCCATCATGGCCCGACCTTCATTAATAGTTAAGCCAACTTCTTCCTTAGACTTAATTAAAGCAACTTCTTTTTCAGCCTTTTCTTCGTCACTCGGTGTGAAAATAAATTGATATTCATTATCAACATAAGCAAGAATACTGTCAGTCATTAACCGTTCAATATTCTTGAGCAAGGGAATTAAACCTGATTCCTTAGAAGCGGTTAACTTAGCTTGAGCCGTCTTACCTTCATTTAAAACAGAAGATCCTTTACCACTACCATTTACCCCACCACGGTTATTAACATTAATTTCTTCGGGTTGAATATTAAAAACAGCACAAATCTCATTTGTTAAATACCCTAAGAATTGGGTAAACTCCATGTCTTTAGAGTTCTGTTGCATATTAACATACTTGGCGTCATGACCAAACATGATCGGAATCTTCCAACTACCATTAACCGACTGGGCCGGGGTTAAATTACGCCGTAAGGCGTCTAGACTGGCCCGACTTCCCGTTGTTCCATCACCGGGGTCAATCAACAGCATACCCCGAGTTAAACCACCTTGGGAGAAGAAACGGGCGTTAAACTGTTCAGCATTGGTTCGGTAATTCAATTGGGGAATGGTTGCTTCCACCGGACTTTTACCATAACCACCAGAACGAACGTTTGGTTGAGACCAGAAAGTCTTAAAGACTAAATCCTTGCTAGTATACGTGCTTTGCTTTTTGTGGTCAACATACTGGACATACGTCTTTGGGCGGTCAACAGATTTAGGGAACCGCTCAATTAAAATGTTACCAGCACTAACATGGTTAAAGTGGTTCAGTTGATTGCTAGACTTAGATTCAAAGATACGCTCAATATTAACCTGATCAAAGACGTAGTAGTCATAGATAACCTTAGCAAGAAACTCACTAAAATTGTCACGCCAATCAAATTGATCTTTACCCGTATAATAGATAAACCGTTCAAGTTCCTTAGAACGTTCCTGTTCCTTTTTGGTCATAGAAGAATAGGTTTTACCCTTCTTAACTACCCTAAACCCATCACCAGTTGGACTTAAATGTGCGGGAGTAGCATAACGAACAACTTGGTTAGTTCGAGTACGGATAATTGATTGAACCAGAATATCTTCTGCATACTGGGTCAATTGGGCCTTCTTACGCAAGAAATAGTCTTGGTCAATCTGTGTACGCTGACCACTCCTTTGGTTTTCCCGGTCATTACCAATCGTAATAGATAAATCATCTAGTCGTTGGTCAGCTTTCCCCGGAGTAAACTTCTTGGCTAAGTCATTCTGATAGGACTTAGTTAGTTCCTCTGGACTAAAGTAATTCTTTTGTTCTCTAAACATATCAAATAATCCCATGATTATCACTCACCAAATTCCTTTACATCTGTCACCCCATACTCACGTTGTAAGTCGGTCTGTTCTCCATTAAATAATTCCGGTGATAAAAACTGCATTTCAATAGCGTTCCGATGTGCTAACGCATACTCTTTCATCAACTTATCTAGACCCACAAAGGAGTAGACTAATGTTTGCATTGCATGATCAGGCCCTTTACGTAAAATAACCTTGTCATATACAATCGTATGTGTAGCCGGATCTTCCTTTTCATCAGTTCTAAAGACAACATTTTGGACGTGCTTAATAAAAGTTTGAATAATTGGGTCTAACCGTGAACCCCGCCAAAACTTAATATCGCCACGCTTAATGTTAGCAATCATCATCATATTCTGTGTGTACTTATCAATAGTAACTGTATTATCAGCGTCACTGAAATGTGAATTGTAGTCACCATTGGTTTTAGCTGATCTAACCTTAACAGAGTATACCCTTTCAGAGCCATAGTAAGCTAACAACTTTTGATCATATGACCCAGAAAAACCTAAGTCTGGACAAATAATATCAGGGTTGTACTGATTAATCTTTCTAACCACTTGGTTTAAATCTTGTTCAATATGTTCAGCACCAGTTGACCGAGGAATAAAAGTAATATCCATAAGTCTAATTTGACCGGTGGTAGTCATTCCAATAGTCACAACAGTATGGTTATGTTCTCCCCAATCAATCCCGGTTGCTACGAACCGATATTCGTCTGTTCTCTGTTCGGGCTTTTCATAATCAATTTCATTAGAGTATACATCATAATCGTGAAAGGCCACGGACTTATCTTCATAAGGCATACCTAAAGAATAGTTATAGAAAAACTGTTTTGATGGTGCCCGTAACTCATCTTGCTTGAGCTGATCGGCACTCACCCACACGGCGTCCATTTGAGAAATAGAATACCCATGTGTCCGTCCGGCTAGTGGTCGTTCAGTTACCCAATGACCACTATACCAACGATCTAAAGGACGCCCACACTTAGCACAGACAAACTGGAAGGTACCGGGTTGTACTGTTAAACCAATATCATCAACCCCATCTGGGTTAATTTGTTGAATATTCTTTTCATAGTCCAATACTTGTTCATACCCACAATGTGAACATTTGTGGTACCAGCGCCGTTGATCAGATTGTTCAAATAGTTTGTGGATCCCGTATGATGGGACGGTCGGGGTACTCCATCGGCGCAACATTTTATACTTTGAAGAAGTCATACCTTGCAAAGCTGATTGTTCCGCTAATGGGTTTAGCCTGTCATACTCATCAAGAGAAACGAAATCCAAGTCCATACCTTCCATAGTAGCCCCGCTAGAACTGGAGCGGAAAACTAAATTTGAATCTCTAATCTTCATCTTCTTTAAAGTCATCGATTTAGGATCATAAATCAATGAACGATAATAACCATGATTAAATTCAGGTTGTAAACGTTGGGCTACAAAGTCCTCCAACTGTCGATTAGTTGGGAAAGTATACAAAGCATTGACCCGATCAAATGAATGTGTATCTAACCACCAGATTAATTGTTCAATCCCTAATTCAGATAACCCTAACTGCCGGGACTTAATAATAATCACATCTTGATAGGTGTCATTTAAAATACCAACTTGAAATGTACGGTGAGCCAAAGCCCGATTAATATTATGGTCAGGAATATTAAAGGTAATCGGATTTCCCCGAATTGTATGGTTAGCAACAATATAGTTACTAGGCTTACTCATCATCAATACATAATTTAATTGATCCATCGTTACCCGATCATCTGGGGAAAGTTTAAACATCTTTCTGGTAGCTTTAACCAGTTGAGTACCATTCAATAATAACACCTACCCTTCGTTTGCTTTTAAATTATCATCATTCTGTGCCTTAAACTGTTGATCTAACATCTTATCAACTTCTTCGCTAGATAAGTTCAATAAATCCTCTTGGTCAACAACCTTAGAACCATCACTAGGATCTTCTTTAACATCTAAATCTTTACTTAGAATATTAACGACTTCGGGACTAGCTTGTGGTGTTCCTAGGGTACTATCTTGTTCCCCAGACTGTGTTAGTAACATATAAACACTAGCCAGATCTTTAATATCCTTAACATCTAAGTCTAGTTCGTTATTCTTAATCTTACCTAGTAATTTTTCAGACGCCAAGTCTAAGGACTGCTTAACATTATCAAGGGATTGGTCTTTATCCCCGGTTCCATTATCTGCTAAAGAATTACGTAATGAATCGATTAGTCCCATTAGCTATTGCCAACCCCCTTCCTTTTATTATAAAACAAATAACAAGTCTTAGAATCAAAGCATAAATTGGTTTCAAAGCCGGGTACTATCTGTAAATGCTTATGTTTAACCGTCACAATATACTTCTGGTTAGTCAACATATATTCTGTTAAATGACGACCACACAATGCACAAACCCTTAGAGTGTGAATAGAACGATTACATTTTTTAACTATTTTAGTATTAATGGCTTCATTAGTGATTAGCTTTCGTTTCTTCTTATAATCTTCATACAGAATAATAAAACCCCCAATCATATATAATATATAAGATCGAGGGTATTTATATTAGATTATTTATCTGCTGAACTAGCTGGTTCGCTGGCACTCGTGGAAGCGGAAGCTGATTCTGGTTCACTTGCAACTGTTGAAGCCGAAGCGGGTTCACTTTGGCTATCGCTAGTTGAGGCTGATTCTGGTTCGCTTGCAACCGTTGAAGCTGATTCAGGTTCACTAGCACTTGTAGAAGCGGGGGCTGATTCACTTTGAGTAGCTCTTGCACTAGCCGATTCGCTTTGGCTATCAGCCGTTGGAGCGGAAGCCGGTGCAGAATCACTGGCACTTGTTGAAGTAGAAGATGGTGCGGGATCACTTTGACTTGCGCTTTGCGGTTGGCTTGCACTCGCACTTTGCGGATAGGTTACACCGTCAACTGTTTCTCCAACAAAATCTTTGCCCGTAATCTTACTATAATCATCTACTGATACATAACCGGGCGACCAGGTACTCCTAACAAAGTTATCAATGTTACCAGTCATGCTATACAACAACTGCTTGGAATCATAGTCAAGTTTGTGTCGTGCCTCTGAAAACATGGAATCTTGCAGTTCTTGGAGTTGTTGCTTAGACTTTGATAACAGTCCCATTAACTCATTAATCTTTTCTGAACGTTCCTCTGGCGTCAAAATTATTCACCTTCCTGTGGGTCTGTACTACCACCTAGCAATAACCTTGTCAATAATGAAACACTGTTTTGTAAATCAACAAAGTTATTCTTTAAGGCAATAACATCATCAGCAATACTTGCGGATTGATTTTGTAATAGATTACTACTGTTAGCCGCCACTAATTCTTGGTTTGATCCTGTCCAACTATTTGTATCAGGGTGCCAAACAGCGTCATCAAGAATAATCTCCTTGCCATTAACCATAGCAATCGGCGGAATTAACGTCCCATTACTCGGAACATCTGTCATATCAACCACAGTTAAATATTGGTAAGTAGTTGGGTCAAAGATAAATACTTGCTGTTTTTCCTGCTTTTCTGCCAAAGTTTTACCCCCTTACTTATTTAGTGAGCGGAACTTGCGGGTTCAGATGAACTGCTTGCTGGTTGACTGGCGCTTGTAGGGCTTGAGGCACTCGTAGCCGGTTGACTGGACGTACTTGCGCTTGCAGGTGCTTGACTAGCGGAACTGTTAGCCTTAACGTCAGCATTAAGTTCAGGAACACTCGTAAGGTATGCGTCATAAGTATGAATGTTGTAAGTCCCTAAAATGTGAGCCTTGAGGGCTTGAAGAAGCGCTTGCCCATCGTCGCCAAAATAACTTACTTGACGAAGCGTGTTAAACCGTTCGTACGGTTGATCTTCCTTGTGTTCAACCTTGTAAGAAACTTGCTTCTTATCACTATCTAAAGTAATAACTAACTTACCCTTTGTAGGGTCAGAGAATTGTTGTTCAGTTACATGATATACATTACTCCCAACAATTGCAAAGAACTGCGGATAATCGCCCCCATCAACGTAAACGTTACCACTATCAGTAATGTTCTTAATTACCACAAACTTGTTGTTAAGATCAGCTAACTTAACGCCACCTACTGCCTTAATTAAATTAGTAAGGTTAATCTTCATTTCTTGTTCTGCCTGTTCGGCGGTCTTTAAAGCCATTTATAAACCCCTTTTCTGTACTTGTTCTAATAATAATATATCAAAAACAAAAGCCTAGGCTGTTACACCTAGACTTTAACATGGAAAACTATTTGAAGGAGGATAGTATTAACTGTCTTTAGTATAACATACTATTACCATCTGTCAACCATTAATAAGATAAAACTTGGCCCGGGTAAATCAAGTTAGCATTGGAAAGACCATTCTTAGCCTTTAATGAATACCAAGATACCCCTAACCGACTAGCAATACCAGATAGTGTGTCACCAGACCGGACTGTATAAGTACGTGAACTAGATTGACTACCACTAATCTTTAAAACTTGACCCGGATAGATCCAGTTTGGGTTAGAAATACCATTTAGGTTAGCAATGGCACTAGCGGTTGTCCCATAACGACTAGCAATACTAGAAAGGTTGTCACCACTCTTAACCGTATAAGTAGTAGCCGATGAACCATTAGAACTACCACTAACCTTAATTACTTGACCCGGATAAATCAAGTTAGCATTACTAATTCCGTTTAAACTAGCCAAGGCACTGGTTGACATTCCATAACGACTAGCAATCCCCGATAAGGTGTCACCACTCTTAACAACGTAAGAATTAGTGGAAACATTATTAGCAATTGGGGCCGTGGCCTTATTTGAAACACTACCACCCTTATCACTATCAGCAACTCGGAGTGTTTGTCCCGGGTAGATCAAGTTCGGGTTAGAAATACCATTCAAGGTAGCTAAGGCGTTTACAGTCATGTTGTACTTGCTTGCAATGGCTGATAAGGTATCACCACTCTTAACAGTATAACTGTGTGTATCTTGGTGCAGTTGTTGACCAGTTACAGTTGCCGGTGTCTTAGTTGCTGGGTGTTGAGCATTCCCGTTCTTATAACCATTCTCGGTAATACCAGTAAAGTCTACATTTCCATCAAGACCACCAGCAATATAGGTTGATGTAAATTGTAACATCTGGACATTATCAAAGGACGGGAAATAGTTATAATTTGGTTCGGTGGTCACTTGATAATTTGGATATTCGGCCAACCATAACGGGTACTGATTAGCAATCTCTTGCAAGCCATCTGTCCCCAAGTGGTTAATCAAGAATCCCTTATAACCGTAAAGAACAGCCGTGTAACCAGCGTCTTGCACCCGCTTTAACGCATACTCAACACTTGCCGTGTCTGGATTACCAGATTCCACGTCAAGGGCCACAATCGATCCTTTAGGTGTTTGAATCCTAGGAAGGTAGTAGTTAAGCATTTGGTCGGCTTGCCATGTACCACTAAACTGGGCAAAAATGTACGTATGGGCACGCTTGTTTTGGGCGATGGTATTAGCAACTTGAGAAGAATAAGTGCTTTGAGGTATAAAGGTACCATTGTAATACCCACCAATTTGGGAGATTGAAAAGTCGTCTCGTGAATATCCCCAGATACCAGAATTACCTTGATACTTTGACCAGTCCACACCATAGTGCTTAATTGTTGCGGCATGGGCAACTAACGTAGTAGATACCTTATTTTCAGCTAAAGGTACAGCACCAGTAGCAACCGGAGTTGATAGAGCAAGAGTAGCCATCGCTAATACAATTGGCACTGTGTATCGTTTTTTAAATGTCATGAAAATTAAGTCCCCTTTCTTCTTTTAATTTAGCTAAAAAGCCCAAGTGATTAAACTTAGGCTTTAATGTTAGCTTATAAATTAATATTTACTTGGCTGGGGAATCTACCTTTGGTTCTGCTTCCGCTTCCGGCTTTGGTTGTGCTTCTACCTCCGGTTGTGCTTCAACTTCTTGCTTTGGTTCAGCTGGCTTGTTATCTACTACCAAATCCCCTGCACTCATGTATTGTGCGTGAGCCTGTTCAAGCGTATCTACCTTTGGTTCAACCGGCTTCTTGTATACTGCCAAAGTCCCGGCACTCTTGAGTTGTGAATAAGCCTGTTCAAGTGCATTCCCTAACACTTGTTCATCAACCTTATCATAACCTAACTTAGCTAATTCTTCCTTAGCGATTGCAAGGGCCTTAGCAAACTGTTCATTACCAGTTAAGCTATCCAAAACCCCGGTCTTTTCAGCTACTACCACAGCGTCCTTAGCGACCATTGGTAACACACCAATCAAACCTGATAAAGCAGAACTCTTACCCATCGCCTTAGCAATATAACCAGTAATAACTGGCAAAGCCAACACAGCTAAAGCTACAATTACATCGGCGAAATTACGTACTACCATTTTGATTAATCTCCTTTGCCTGATCCAAGTTAGTATTTAGACGGCTCACCTTTTTGGTTAAATCATCTATCTGCTTATTTAATATATCAATTTTATCTTTAAGTTGTTGGTTTTCAAACTCTTTTTCTTCTCTTAATCGGCGTTCATTAATCAGATTGTTATTTGCGTCTGTCAACTTACTATTAAGTTCATCAACAGTCTTGTTTAATTTATCCACCCGGTTAAATAGTTCCCGTAAGGTTGAATTAAACTGTTCAATTAACTGATTATTGCTGTTAACTGTCACTTCCTTACGTTTAGCCACATAGGATAGAATGGCGGACAAACTAGAACCACCTAGAAACGAAACTAATAAGGTTACAATAGCATTATTCATTATTACCTCCATTATCATCAGAACTAATGGAAGATAAACTAGATTCAATTAACAGGCGAACCACTACAAAGCCAATTAGAACCGTGCCGGCTGAAAACGGCGGGAGAAATGGTTTAACCATATCCTGAACAAGATAGGCCATGAATAACGCTAACCATACCCCCGTTCCTAAGGCCAAGACAATCTGATCTAGATGATAACGATGGGTTCGGAGTAAACCAACCACCAATAACAAAAAACCAGTTAAAATTAATATCATGGATCCCCAAGGGCCACCAAAGAATGAAAAAGCGTGCAAAACCGGCTTAGTAGCGTCATCTTTAAAATATGGGTGGACTAAGAAAGACAAACCTACTAAGATTGATTCGACACCTGTGACAATCAGAAAGGTGTATCGTCTAAAAAACATTTTTAATTTTACACCACCTACATTATAATTGAACTGAACCACTATATAATATAGCTAGACAGGAGGTGCGAACATGAAGTGTGTAACCGGTAAAATCTGTTATAAAGATCGGCTTGACGCTATTATTGCGCTTAGTCGGATTCAAGAGAAAACTAAAAAACTATATAAAAAAGAGTGGCACTACCCAATCAGGGCATACCACTGTAATTTGTGTCAATATTGGCATTTAACTTCCAAACCATATTTTAGAAAGGAAGATGATCAATCTCGCCATCACCCATAAGAGGCATATTATCTTCCTTGGGAACCCGGTGCTTAACTGGTTGATCTTGATCAGCGTTCTTCAATGATCTAATAATCTGACTAGCTTTTTGCTTAGTCAGATTACTCAATTCATCTTCATCTTGAACGTGTAAGCCCGCTCGTTTCTGTAAGCTACGAATATAGCTGACTTGCTTCATTGTTACCAGGTTATTATGTGGTTGTGCTTCCTCTTGTTGTTCATAGGAAGATCCACTAGACGTCTTAGGGCTAATCTTTAGAGTAACCACTAGCTGTTTAGCTTGACCTAGTTGTTTCATACTTAGGATTGTAATATCATTATCCTGATTATCTTCCCACAAGTAGTTTAACTGTTTCTCTAAGTCAGGGGCAGTTTTCCAAGTAATCACTTTGCTAAGTAACATACGTATCATTCCTTTCTTGATTCTAAACTAATGATAGCTTTTGCAGGGTTTTTAATAATTTAGGGTTTCCCAATAATTCATTCATAGCTGATTTAAAGTCAATCTCAACAGTCTTGTTTACAACACTGCTTATCTCTTTACTGGGGACTTTAACGAATTGTCCTCTTAACTTTTGATTCATTATTTCAACTCCTTTCTTTACCATCTATTATATCAGTAACTAACTATTTAATGAAAAACCAATTAACTTATTATATTTATCACGTTGTTTAACAGCTTCTTCCAATGTTTTGAACTCACCTAAATACTTATCTTTGCGTCCACCATATGAAACCCATTTACTACGGCGCTTATCATAATAAATATAAGAGTGTCCACTCAAACCAGGGCGTACATCACGATTACGCTGTTGTGTCTTATGTGAAGCCCATCTAATATTACCAGGAACATACCCCTTATGATTATCAATTCGATCAACAGTATAATCTGGACTAGGCTTTGGCCCTAACTCCTTAAAAAATCCAACTGGAGAATTAATCCAATCAGGATATACTTTAGGGCCGTCAACAATCAATTCATCATAATGCTTAAATGCCTTATGCCGAGGATTAGTAGTTCGTGCAATCATAGCAATCCAACTCTGGTATCTAGGATCATTAGACAGTCCATTTTGAGACCGGGAAATATGACCACAGCTACTAGTATGTCCACTTTTAACATCACCAATTGTAGATATAAACAATTTACCACAGGTACACTGAATTTGATAATACCAATTAAAATACTTGTCATGATACATTGGTTTAATAACCTGAAGGCCATTAATAATTTGTCCAGAATAATCAACTTTAGGACACCAATGGCACTTAACTGTATCACCATTACGTAAATGATCAGCTCGTACATCAATGTGATGTCCACAATCACACTTACAGTGATAATAACGAGGACGATCCTTCAAACTTTCTATGACAACTAATTTACCGAACCGTTTACCAACTGAAATTGGCGGATATTTATGGATATTAGCCATATTAAATCAACCCCCTATAAAATAAAAATAGATATGCAAACTACTTATCGTCTGCATATCTATTATAAAACATACCTATTTAAATATCAATCAAAATAGTATTAATCATTGGGGTAGTAGAGATTACCACCAGCCATTGGCTACCCAATGATCCTTAGCATTTTGCCAGCTACCGTATCGTTCTAAGCAGTAATTATCAGCTACTTGTTCTTGGTTTGCTGGCGAATAGTCACCATTTAGGTAAGAGCTGGAAAGTTGGTAGCGACCAGTATATTGACCGTTCTGGGCGGTGTAGGAGCCACCGGATTCACGCTGGGCAATCCATTCCTTAGCTTCCTGTTCACTGCTAGATTGGTTATTGCTAGTGGTGTTATCAACTGGTTGCTGGTTAGTTTGTGGTTGACTAACACTGGCAGTTTGGTTAGCCGGTTGATGACTAACCGGTTGTTGGTTTACTGACCCAGTTAAATTTAATTGTTGACCAACCTGAATAAAATCCTTATTAGCAAGGTTGTTATCCTTAACTAATTGATCAACACTGGTATTGTAGGTAGTGGCAATTTCACTTAAAGTATCACCAGATTGAACCGTGATAATGTTTCCATTGCGAGTGCTGGCGTCAGCTTCGTCACTGTTTGATGTTACGCCAATAGCAGTCACACCTAACATTAATCCAACACCTAATACTAACTTTAACTTATTATGATTAGACTTATTAGTTTCTTTTAAAATAAAAACCACCCTTTCTATTATGTTAATAATATAACCTTATAGGTTTAATTGCAATAACACAGTTATATCATTTACTTTACAAGTATTACATTTATTACTTGTTCTGTAACACAAACTGAACGAGGAACTCATCATTAAATTCTTGGAACTTTGGCGTACCATCGTCATTACTACCAACACATACCGCTTCCCGCTTAATAACCTTTAATGATGGTGAGGTTACTGGGGTTAGAATCTTACTTAGTTTTAGATACAGCCAGTTAAACTCCTTTGGCAAGTAACCAATGTGTAATGGCTGATTAATGGCCTTAAACACCACCTTAACGGCGTTGTGGTCGTACTGGTTATCTGGTTCGGTAATCAGATCAATGGAATAGTTGTAAACCCTTTCTTGTTGACCGTTTTCATCATAACTAAAATCTGGCATTGCCTTCATTAACAGTTCATCGACTTCATTCTGGTGAAAGGTAGTACCAACCACCTTAAAAGTGACTAAGATCTGATTATCGTCTAAATCATAGATTACAAAGTGACCCTTCATGTTGAAACAACCTCCTTAATTCTCATGGTGATAGACAATGGTTAATACAGTTGCATACTGTGCAATATCAACTAATTCAGTGTCAATCTTAAAAGCGTCAACCTTGACGTCTTGCTGGTCATACTTAGCTAACCATTTATTTAACTTATTAACACATTTTTTTACATCTTCATCACTATAGTATGGTTCAATATATGCTGATTTATTAACCTTATTACCATAGAAACTATTAGTTAGATACTCCATAGTTCTTCTACCCCCACTTCATGTACCTTACGTCCGTCTGGGAATACCACTGTGAACTCCTCTTTTAATAAGTTCACGCCAAGTAACCTAACTGGCTTACCTTGGTACATTACTGCTTGTCCAGTCTGAAAACAATGTTCTGCTTGATTCATTTCCATCTTAACTACTGACCTTCTTATCCGAGAAACAGTGCTACTAACAGTAAACTAACCAGACTACCTACGATCACACTGGTGGTTAGGTTAATTAAATCATAGTTAAACTGATCTTCTTCTTTCATCTAGTCCATCTTACTTTCTATTTGATTGTCTTTATTATCTACCACTACGTCCTAATTGTCAATACTTTTTTCTAATCAATGGTAAAAATAAAGTTCTGACTATTTCTATCTTAATAATATTAACCTAGTTAGTTGTTCTAATCTTTATCCCTAATTAATGAATGTTTATTCCAGTTTTTCAGTTATATTCATTTCTATTAATTCTTACAGTAAATACTGGTGTTATATCCTTGTTGTAAGAATATTCATTTCTAACTGTTATATGTATACTAGCTAACTCCGTCCTAGCTATTCTAACCTAACCTAAGAGTTAAACCAAGAATGTTAACCAAGAAGATAAAACTTTAAGGGTTAAACCTTTAAGAGTTATCTCTTTCTGGATAACAGTTTACAAGGAAGTAACCTGTTATCCAAAGTTTAACCTTGACAATATGTGAACACCCGAGTTTGGGTTGAGGGAGTGAAGGGGAAGGTTAAACTTTTACCTCCTACTCCGGACAGAAAATACAGATTAATACATAGGAATTAACTGATGGAATAGGGGGTAAGAGTTGTAAGTGATTAATATTGGGAAACACCGAGTTTGGTATATCGGTCGTTCGGGTATAGTACATCACAGGGGAACCTTTACTATGAAACGTATTTCAACTGGATCAATCTAACAGCTTTTTAAAACCTCCGGAAGTCCCGGTTTCTGATCATTGGTATTATCACTAATACCTTTAACCATAATTAGTTAAGCAGTGTTCACCATTCCTGATTACTTTTTAGCTTACCTAGTTCCAACAAGTGTCGGTCTGTTAGCTCCTCCCCTTGGTTACTTGTAACTTAATGTTTAGCATATCAAGACCAAACATCACCAGTTACAAGACCGTTAGGGAACTTCCCTACCAGCCGTGCCTTATAGTAGCACTCACTAATACTAAAGCTACGGCCCTAGGTTTTAATTGGTTCCCCCATGAATCAGGCTAATTTGTAGCTTCGCATGAATTTTATAGTTAGGCTCATGACACCATCTCAATCGGTTTTAAGACCCTTATTCCTCTCTGGCAACCTAGTAGCAAGTCATATGCTATTCAGTTGTGATAGTCCAGTCTTGGATATAGAACCCGGAACTTGCTTGATTTATAGTTCCCAAACCTGTAATTGTAACGCGCCTCATGAGACCTTGCCTTGTGGGGGGCGTTCACCTCGTTATCCCATTGCCTAATCAAGTAGGCTTAACTCAAACGGTGAAGTTGATATTTAACTGTAAGATACTAGGACACACGGTTTTGCCCTTATCCTAGTAGGGTACTCGTAGCTATTTCAACGGGTATTGAACGTTCTACTCATACTCACCAATCTCTTGGTTTTAATTTAACCCTAGTATATCACAACCAACAATAGAGGCAAGGGATTTGCCTAAATTTATCAAAAAAAATTTGAAATTCTCTTGACGTTGATAAAAAGTGGGTATAAACTAGAACCATGAAATAGAAAAGGAGACACAATTATGCACTGGTACCGAATGAATTTAGGAACTAATTTCCCAGTTTTAAGCGAGAGAACCACCAGTGCCTTTGTCAACGTATTACGGGATAATAACTCCCCAGAACATAAGGCTGTTGAAAACTACGACCACTTTGGCTTAGTTCACATTGGATTAGATGTTCACGGGGTATATTTACAGACACAATCAAATAGCATTGAATGTGCCCACGAACGATTCACAGAGATTATCTTGCAAGTAATTAAATCTCTTAATATCAGCGAAGTTAACGATGAAACTATTGAACACGCCGTAGTAGAACAAGGAATCATTAGACAAGGGCTATAAAGCAGGTGAGGAACATATGAGTAAGAACAAACGATTAGAACAAATGCAACAAAATCTAACTGAACCTGTTTATGGTATTGATCTTGATTTTGGGGTAGCAATTAACGGGTTGGTAGTTATCTACCAATACCGGACAGATAGCCATGCTTTAGAAATTCTAAAGGAAAACAACCTGTTGTATGGAATTGAAGATACCAGCGGGTTCCCTTTTGGCAGGACTATGACTGGTTTTCGTATGCAATGTCAAACTACTGACTATAATGCCATTGCTGATTTAGTAGCTAAGATGGTTGTCAAGGGAGTTGAATCCACAAGCAAGCTCAAGGGTGCGGTTGAATATCAAAAGAGTATCGATCGTTCTCTGTTGATTGTTTCTCCAGACTTCGTGATTCCTAGTGAAGTGTTGAAGATGTATCAAAACGTTAATTCAGTATCACGAATTAGTTTTGATCATGCAAAGAGCGGTGTGGGTCGTTTAGCTGATATTGTGGAAGCTCACTGGACTAATCTTCAATTCCCTCAAAATTATCTTAGATAAAGTGTTGACATTGTAATTAATCTTTGATAATATATAAACCATCAGGCGGGAGAACCATCGGGTACAGGTGTTAAAATCTCCCTAAACTATCCAACTACCATCAGCTAAGGCGTACCCCCTGACAAGAGTATTGCTGGTGGTTAAGTGACAATGCTAACAAGTTCCAGAAGCCTTATAGTTAGCATAATAAGCTAATTTAGCTCAATTGGCAGAGCGCCTGCCTTGTAAGCAGGAGGCTACAAGTTCGATTCTTGTAATTAGCATTGTTGGCCATTTCTAACTTTCTCTTTTTTATCAATTCCCACTAGATCTTGTGGCCAACATTTTGGAGAATTACCCAAGTTGGTTGAAGGGGCACCCCTGCTAAGGGTGTAGGCCGGGAAACTGGTGCGAGAGTTCGAATCTCTCATTCTCCGTTGCAACATCAACATATTGTTGAACCGTTGCAAACCTGACCGATATTTGATAATTTTTAGCCCGTAAAAATTTTGCAGTCGCTATTAGTTCAGGTTGTTTAAGTGGGATAGTTATTAACTATCCTGCTTTTATTTATTATAATTTAAAAAAATGTATTGACAAAATGCTTGACCATGTTACTATTAAGTTTAAGGGGGTGGTCAAAACATGATAGCTGTAAGAGTTCTTTTCATAATTATGTTGATGTGGTTAGTAATGGACGCAATCATTAGTTCCCGTTGGTTCTTAAACTTTTGTATGAAACTAAGGCACCAATTCTATAAGAAAAGCAAGAAAAGAAAGTAGGAAGATAACAAGATGAAGATCAAGATTATTATTGATTCATATCAGGAAGATATGTTCAAAGTGGTAAATAATCAAGTTACCCAACAGGTTGCTAGTTCTAAGCTAGGTCGTATCTTGATGAACGAAGTGATTAATCACCCCCAAAAGGGGTTAGATACGAAAGATCATGATTTAAGCGTTGGCTTCTTTATTCAGGAAGTTCCTCGCATGATTAACGAAGATACCTATGCTAAGCCTAAAGCTGATACCATTAACAAGTATTTAACTAAACTTATCTTTAACATCAAACAGGATAAGCCCGATATTGTAGTTGTGTTTGGGTCTTGGTGTGCTAACGCTTTATGTAAGCGTACAGAAGTGAAGAAGAAACTATATGAGCTGACTAAGATTGACTTAGATGGGTTCACCACTTACTTTGCCTTTAGCCCTTCTCTCCGGCGGTTAAACCAATTGTCACCAATGGAGCATGACCAATACCTAATTCAGAATCGGACTATTAATCGTTTCTTAAAGGGTGGGTTTGTCAACACCCTCCCCCAGTTTGGTAAGTATGAATTACTAGATGATTTTGATAAGGTAAAACAAACTTTCGATTATGTTTCATCGTTACCAGATAAGCACGTTATTGCGATGGACTTTGAAACTAATACCCTAGAAACCTATCGTTCAGGGGCCAAGGCAATCATGCTAAGTATGTCGTGGGAAGAACACCAAGGGGTTTCAATCCCCCTCGAACACAAGTTGTATTCTAACCTTTGGACAAAAGAACAGTTCGACTATATCATTAATTGGATTTTATCCTTCTTTGATTCCCCACATTGGAAAGTCATGCACAACGCTAACTATGACCTTCAAATGTTAATGGATATTTATGGACTAAAACACGCCCAAAGAGTTTTAGATACCATGCTAATGTATTATGAAATGTACACCGAAGAAAAGGGTGCGCAACGTGGTCTAAAGCACCTTGCCTATCTTTTTACGGACATGGGAGGCTATGAAGATGAACGTGATCTGGCTATGGAAGATTACCTACAAAAGCACCATGATCGTTGGGAAAAGGAACAAAAAGAAAAGTTAGCTCGGGGTGAGATTAAACGGATTGTTAAATCACAGTATGAACCCCCTAAAAATGAAGTTGACGGCGGTAAATTTAACTTTGAATGGTTACCTTTAGATTTACTATATAAGTATGCTAGTGCTGATACAGACGTTACCTTACAGCTGTATCACAAGTTCTTGCCAAAGATTAGAGAACACCAAAAATGGTTTGATATGGTCTTTAACTACTACCCTAAGTTAGTAGAAACTCTATCCTTTATGCAAAGCACTGGGTTCAAGGTTGATCGGGATAAGTTAAATAATTATCACGACCACTTCCTAAAAGAACAAGAAGATATTACTAAGAAGATTTATGATACAGTCCCCGAAGTCAAGGAACTAGAACATATACGTCAGGGTTATGTTCAGGAGAGGGAAAAGATTAAGCAGATTAAGCCTGCTGATCGAACCCCAGAACAGAAACAGAAATTTAAGGACTACTTCAAATACTCTAAAAAAACTAATGGCCTATATGGTTATCAATTTAACCCGGGTAGTCGTGATGATGTAAATTATGTATTATATAAGATGATGGGGTATGAACTACCACCAGAAAAAGAATATCTGTCGGACAAGTATTCCCGATATGCTGGGAAGGAAGATCAGATTACTTGGAAGATGTATAAGTCTGATCGTAAGGTTGCTTTACCATATATAAAGAATAAGTATCATGAACCATTGGCTGACTTATTACTTACTTACTCTAAGGATAAGAAGATGGTGAGTGGGGTTACTGATTCTTATGGTAGTTTGTTAGATGACAATAGTATTATCCACACTAAATTCCAGATTACAGGAACCTCGACTGGCCGTCTTGCTAGTCAAAACCCGAACATTCAGAATATCCTCAAGCCAACTTCTAACGTTTATGACCCTAATTATAATTATCCCGTTAAAGCATTATTCGTGTCTAGGTTTGATAATGGATATATTTTCAACATTGACTACAAGTCCCTAGAATACTTTGTGGCTGGATTGATTACCAAGGATTTAGGGCTTATGCAGACGTTAATGGACGGAGCCGATATTCATAAGTCTAATGCTAGTAAGGCGTTCCATGTTCCTTTTGATGAGGTTACTGCTGACCAACGTTTTAAGGCTAAATCAGTAGGTTTCGGGCTTATGTATGGCGAGACAGAGCAAGGGTTAGCTGAAACATTGCATTCCAGCCTAGAAGAAGCTAAGGACACAATGCAAAAGGTGTTAGGGGCCATGCCGACCCTATCTAAGGTCATTGACGCCGTACACAATTTTGTTGAACAACGCGGATATGTTGAAACTATTCGGGGGCACGTTCGCCGTCTCCCTGACGCAAAGTATGGTAGCTATGGTAGTAAGGCAAGGGCGCTTCGACAGTCCTTCAATGCGCTTGTCCAAGGTAGTGGGGCTAACGTTACTAACACAGCCTTGATTAAGGTTAGAGAAGTGCTACGGGGCTATAAGTCAGAACTGGTTGCAACGGTTCACGATAGTATTGTGCTAGATGTCCACCCTGACGAAGTAATGATAGTTCCTAGATTAGTTAAGGAAATCATGGAACAGGTAGAAATTCCTGCCTTCATTCTTAACATTGCTGATTTTCCTGATTTACGAATTGATGATAAGTACAAGATCAATGATAAACAGTTCCGTTTCCCACTCTTTGCGGAAATTGAATTTGGCCACGTATATGGAGAAGAACTCGACTATGATGTTGATCTAATAGGCCAAGTTGGTATGGACAGGTATTATGATTATGCGAAGAAGGTTAAGTATTCTAAGGATAAACTTAATACTGACTTAGGCAAAGAAGATGATGAAGATAAGAAGGAACAATTAGTTAAGGAACATGATGAATATCTTAACCAACTAAAAACTGGTTTGGTAGGTGATAATAATGACTGTTAAGATCAAGCTGTTCAAGCCCGAAGATCACTATACCGATACGGACGTGGATAACTTCATTAAATCCCACTTCGTTTACCGGATTGAAACTTTCCCTCATGCTAATAAAGCTGGTGCTGGTCACTACGTAGCATTAACCTATAAAGAGAACGAGTATACCCCTAATAGCTCACAGGGGGACAATACAGACACTTTAGCCAAGCATATGTACAATTAATCGAATAATCACTAAAAGCCCTTAGAAACGATTCTAGGGGCTTTCTTTTTTATAAAATAAAATGTATCTTTTTTTGTATTTGGTGTTTCAAAAAAATATAAATGTGATATAATAAAGTCATCAACAAATGAAAGAAGGGATTAAAATTGAAGCAAGAAGATATGACAGAGTTAGATAAGGCTAAGGCTGTTATCGTTGACAAGAATAATAGCTTTGCCAAATTAAGAGAAGTGGCCGGTGGTTCTATTTCACGTCTTAATGTCTACCGTCATAACCCTGAAAAGTTAAGAACAGCAAGGTGGATTGTTGTTCACAATCTAGCTAGTCTGTATCATGAATAGAAGGAATAAACATGGAAAACAAATTACAACTATTTGATTTCAAAGGGCAACAAGTCCGCACAGTGATCATTGACAATGAGCCTTACTTCGTTGGTAAGGACGTTGCAATGATTCTTGGATATAAAGATTTAAGCCGTGCTCTTAATCAGCACGTAGAAAAAGAAAGCCGCAAGTCCTTGTCCCTCAAGGCTTCGGGCGATTCGTACCCTAGCCTATGGGAAGGCAAAAACGATTTTTCAAATAAGATAGTAATTAATGAGTCGGGAGTTTATGATTTGATTTTTAATTCCCAATTACCGAAAGCTCATGAGTTCAAACACTGGGTCACTAGCGAAGTCCTCCCATCAATTCGCAAGCACGGTGCCTATTTAACGCCAGACAAGATTGAGGAAGTCTTGTTGAACCCAGATACTTTGATTAAACTTGCAACAGAACTCAAGAAAGAACGTGAAGGGCGTGTGTTGGCTGAACAAAAAATCCAACAGGATCGTCCAAAAGTCTTATTCGCTGACGCAGTATCAGCAAGTGACACGCCTATTCTAATTGGTGAGTTAACAAAGATCTTAAAGCAAAATGGGATTGAGATTGGACAGAACCGATTGTTTGTTTGGTTAAGGAGTAAAGGCTACCTAATCTCACGGAATGGTACAGACTACAATACACCAACACAGAAAAGCATGGAATTAGGTCTATTTAAGATTAAAGAACGCACCCGTGTTTCTAGTGACGGTAGTGTTAAGATCACTAAGACGTCAATGGTAACGGGTAAAGGTCAGCAATACTTTGTTAATAAGTTTTTAGGCGAGAAATATAGTATCAAGTAAAGGAGTTTTACAATGAAATATAAAGAATTTATTCAAGCAGTTGATTCATTAACTAATGAGGCTTTAGTAGCAAACAAGGAGGCTATTCCTTGGAAGGTCGATATTGATGATCAAGATGTTAAAGTAGTTAATCAAAAGACGGGTCAGCCATTGCTTAAAATCAGTAAACATACTTATGGTACTATGCTAGTATATCAACTAACTGATTCAACAGCAGTTAGTATCTTTGAGGAGGCGGTTTTGCTTAATGAAACTCCTCTAGATGAACGTGATGAAGTTGTTAATTACAATCCCTTACATGATTCCATTAACTTTTTGAAGGAAGTATCTAGCCAACTTACTCGAGGGTTGACCCAACAAAACTGGAACTCAAATGGGGAAGAATATCGGACGTTTTACTTTGTATGTTTCAAGTTGTGGGCAACCAAAGAATTTGTAACAGTTAATGGCCCACACTTACAAGGGTCTTTATCATTAAAATGTAAGTCTACGGACACTTTTGAGGATAAGATTAAGAGTTTGATTCATATGGCTAACATATTCAAAGACGCCTTATCTTTGCGTGAAGAAACCATTAATTCGGCTTTGGAAGTTCTAGATGACCATAAAGATGATCCATCACTCCAGTTTAGCATGGGTAGGATTATCATTAATAACAAGCATATTATTATCTCTACTGATTCTGGTGCCTACTTCATGTGGACAAATAAGCCAACCTATTTTGGATCACAAAAAAAGTTCCACGAAATCCTTGACGACTAAACTTTAGTATGCTATTATAATAAATGTAAACTTGAAGTGGGTGAATAAGGGTCTTGCAAACCCGCCCCTCATGATTACCTGTAAAGCACCTAAGACGTGGTTAAATGGTAGCTTAACTATTTCAATTGGTAACAGGTAATAGTGTTACCAACTAGAGAAAAAAATCTAGGGTGGTGGTAATCATGGAAATTAGCTTGAGGATTTAGGGTAGCCACGGACTGGCTAACCACAATACTATACCCGTAGTTAAATCGCCTTGAACAAGCGAATGACCCAAAGCGGGAGGTCTCATTAAGGTAGTTACCGATGAAGCGTGGTAACACGTGTATAACAGTCCAGTGGTGTATGAGTAGCTAACGGTACATAAACAGCAAATTTATGTATATTACAATCTATGCTTACGCTTAGTGAAAGTTGGTGGGTACCGATCCCAGCCCAGCCTTGGCCATTTGCTATCAGAGCTGTTTGTTGACGAATAAATAGTAAGCCTGATAGGTGCTGTCACCTAATAAAGTCTGTTTGCTGATATTCCACGTAAACCAATACGCAAGTTTATAAAAGAAGCTCACTACCCAATATGGGTGGTGGGCTTTTATTGTATATTACAATTGATAGGTGGTGAAAAGAATGTCTTTAAAAGATATACAAGATTATTTTACAATTGTAGATGACGCAGGTAGCTTACAGAATTATACAGGCAACCCAGATTATGCGTTAGATGATAAATGGAAGAATATCAGCCTAGATGATTTAGGGTTAAATAAAGATATTATTCAACAGGAATTACTTGGTTTAGGGAGGGATTTAGTAGACCCAGTAACTGGTGAATCCTATTCAGATGAGTTCTATCAGAATATGTTAATTCGGGCAGTCTCACAAACAGAGAAGAAGTTTGACTTGGCAATTCTTCCTCGGTTACAAGTTGATCGGCTAGACTATCACCGGAATGATTTTAATGCGTTTGCTTATATGAATACAACTTTACGGCCAATTTTGACGGTAAAAGATTTAACATTGTACTATAACAATCAAACGATTATGCGAGTTCCTATGGAATGGGTCAAGGTTAATAATCGTTCGGGTCAGATTCAGGTTTCTCCTAGTATCTTAATGCAAGGGTTAAATACAACCATTAACCCGACTATCTACCCAATCCTTTCTAACCCGTATGGTATGGCTCCAACACCATTCCAACAGATTGAAGTAAGTCCTCAAATGCTAGGGGTAACATCTGTTGTGGGTATGATGCCGGCTAGTGATCGAATTGGTGAGTTCCATGACTATCAGATTCAGCCAGACGTCCAATCCTATGTGGCTAAACTAGCCGCAATTGAAATTCTAGAAAAGTGGGGTCGTAACATTATCGGGGCTGGGATTGCTTCCTATAATGTTTCGATGGACGGAATTTCAACGGGAATGAACACCACAGCAAGTGCCGAAAATACGGCTACCACGGCTGATATTAAGTTACTACAATCAGATATGAAATCTTTAGCAGACGGTATCAAAGCATACTATGGTAACCCAGAAATTGGTTTTTACAATTAAAGCTATTGATAAATAAAACAAACTTCTGTATTATTGATGATGTAGATACGGGGGGTTTATTATGGTAAAACGTAAAACAGATAAACAATTTAAACAAGAGGTCTTTGACCTAGTAGGTAATGAATATACATTCTTAGATACTTATGTTAATACTATGACTAAGATAAGAGTTAAACATAATAAATGTGGGAATACCTACGAGGTAACACCTGATAATTTTCTACATGGCAATCGTTGTTCATATTGTGCAGGTAATGCTAGGAAAACAGATAAACAATTTAAACAAGAAGTATTTGACCTAGTAGGTAGTGAATACACATTTTTAGATAAATATGTTAATAGTCAAACCAAGTTAAGGGTTAAGCATAATAATTGTGGAAATGTTTACAGGGTTATCCCCAATAATTTTCTTAGGGGTAAGCGTTGTTCATATTGTTATGGTAATACTAAGAAAACAGATAAACAATTTAAACAAGAAGTCTTTGACCTAGTAGGTAATGAGTATACATTCTTAGATCCTTATGTTAGTAACGAGACTAAGATAAGAGTTAAACATAATAAATGTGGAAATGTATATAAGGTAATACCCACTAATTTTCTTAGGGGTAAGCGTTGTCCTTTTTGCACCGACACCCCTAAAGGTGAACTTATTATCATTAAAATTTTAGATAAGCTAGGTATTAATTATGATTACCAGAAAACGTTTGATGATCTGAAAGATGATAGGCTTTTATCCTATGATTTCTATCTTCCAGATCAGAATATCCTAATTGAGTACCAAGGACTACAACATTACCAACCAATTGATTACTTTGGTGGAGAAACTAAGTTTAAAATCCAACAGAAACATGACCAGATGAAGTTGAATTATGCTAAAAAACATGGATACAATTTAATCTTAGTTCCATACACAGTAGATACTTTACCTAAGATTATGAAGGATCTGGCCAATGGTATTAAGGCTTACTATGGAAATCCAGAGGTTGGTTTCTACAACTAAACGTCTATTTAAGATAAAGTTTGCTAATATAGCTATATTGAAAGTAGTAAATTAAATCACTTAACAGAAAAGGGGATTATATGGCAACACTAACTAAATCATCTGAAACGATGAAGTTAATTTATCCTAAGGAAACTAATACACGTCCACACGTTGCAACACAATACAATGATAACGCATTAAATAATGTTGCAGGTTCTTCGTCCAAGAATATCTTCCTATTAGGATCAGCAACAGAAGGCAACCCAGATAATATCTATGAAGTTAAATCATCTTCCCAAGCTCGGGCCATTTTTGGGTCTGGTGATCTGGTTGAAGCAATGGAATTAATCTGGAACCCAACAGGTAGCTACTACCAAAATGGTGGGACAATCTATGCACAACGGGTTGAAAATGCAACCCAAGCTCAATTGGTCAAGGGGCCTTTAACTTTTACTTCTACTGTTTATGGGGCAAGTGCTAATAAGGTATCTGTTTCATTTAACAAGAACCCTGTATCTGGGGCTTATGATTTCCATGTTGATTATGAACCCAAGATGTATTCCCAAACGTACATGAGTATTGGTAATCTCTTTACGATTGGTTATGACCCGACTTCTTCCAATGTAACGGGGGCTGGGTATAAGATTACAGGTGATCTTTCTGGTGCCCAAACCTTTGAGATTGTACTGAATACGTCTGGTGCGTCACAACCAGTCCTAACGATGGATTTAACCAGTACCGCTTACAATAACATTGGTAAGGTTATTACAGCAATTAGTGCATTACCTGGTTTTACCGTTACCACATTAAAGAGCTGTGCTAACATTGATTCAACCACTTTGGACTTGACCAGTGGTAGTGGTTATCTTACTTTGGGGACTGGTTCCGCACCAACCACGATTACCGACTTCTATGGTGACTTACTTTACACCACTCGCTATGATGATTATGTAGGTATTAGTGTTAATCGTTTAGGGGCACCAACAGGTGTAAGTGCCGAGGCTAGTGGTAGTGACACGGTAGTTACTGCTAATGCACAAGAGATCACTTTTGTACCATTTGACGCTACTAATCTTTCTGGCGGTAGCGATGGTAATGTACCAGTTTCATGGGCTGATAAGTTCCAGAACGTTCATGAGGTCAATGCTTACTACATTGTTCCATTGACGAGTGAAGAAAACATTCACGCCGAACTGAAAGAGTTCTTAAATGAAGAAGAAATTCTTGGCTACAACTACTTTGGTTGGGTTGGTGGTGGATTTAATGAAAGTATGAGCGCCGCCATCAACCGGCAAACGGCTTTAAAGTCTGATCGTATTGCCTTAGTAGCTAACTCTGGGTATTACAATAGTCTCAGTGGGAAAGTCGTTCACGCACCTGCTTATCTAATGGCCGCCTATGTAGCGGGGGTTGCTAGTTCCTTGGGTGTTGGCGATTCTGTTACCCACAAATATCTGGAATTAACTAGTCTTGACCAAAATTTCAATGGTGATGAATTGAACGCCCTTGATGATAATGGGGTTATCGCAATTGAGAAGGTAGTTAACCGCAACCAATCTGGTGGCTACCGGATTGTCGAAGATGTTACTACTTACAACTCCACGAATGAACCAGTTAAGAACCTAGTTTCACTTCGGGAAATCACCGACTACTTATTTGATGATCTTCGTATCTATCTTGAAGATACCTTTATCGGTTCCAGCGTAGTAAATACGACAGGGAGTTTAATCGCTAGTTTTATTGAAGCATTCTTGAAGCAAAAGGTTAGTGAAGGTCTGTTAGCAAGTTATGATCAGCAAAGCATTACTTGTACCATTGATGGTAATAGCGCCTACGTTGCCTTTAGTGCCGCACCTGCACGTGAAGTACGGACAATTCTCGTAAGTGGTACTTACACTAACTTCACTAGCACAACTTCTCAAGACAATTCTAATTATACTACCAATAATGGTGTAACTGGTTAATTTTAGGGTTGACATATTGTAATAGTATGTTATGATTAAGTTAATACTCCATATATAGTTTTGATGTCAGTCAAAGGACATTCCTAGTGGAAAGGCTGTCTTGTATTAGTTTACAAGGTGGTCTTTTTATTTTAGAACAATCTATTGACATTACCATATCAAAATGATACTATATAGTTACATTAATTTAGTCGTTAAGTTAATGTTGGTTAAGTTTACTAACCCCTTGGTAGCAAAGTATTGTGACGAGACTTGTGCGGTAGGTAGCTTGACATTATTCAGTGCAAAGGCTGTCTTGTATTGGTTTACAGGACAGTTTTTATTTTAGATTTTTTAACAAAAAGTATTGACACTATCTCTACTTGTGGTATTATATAGTTGTCGAAAGGATAAGGACAAAAAGAAAAGGAGAATCATAATTATGGATAAGAAGTACGAAGATTACAGTTTTGAAAACGACTTAGGTTATGACGAATACCTTTGGTATCGTGATCACCCAGAAGAAGCTAAGAAGGAAAAGGGATACGAGTTTGACCAATGGCAAAAGCAAGCCATCATGGACGACAAGGCAGAGTAGGAGGTTTACCCAATGGCAAAAGGATCAAGACGGTATTGGCATAAGTACATCGTTATGAGAGAGATGGCTCATAAAAATTTGTATCGAGGCATTGACACAGATTTGTCACTTCATGTCAACTTCGTTCGCGAGTTGAATCACCTACCCAAGTATCACGGTACCAAGTACCGCGGACTAAAAAGGTGGTTGGCAAAAGAAAATTCAACAGCAAAATTAACTAAGGAGGACAAAAGATGAAAATTTATGAGGTGTTCACAGAAGTTTTACAAGGGCCAAGCCATGTAGTAGTCGCTAACAATAAAAGCGAAGCTATTGAGATGACGATTAATTATCTCAACCAATCCCCAACACACCATGTATATAAGCCTTCTGATTTCTATGCTGGTGTTATTAATGTTGACAAGTTGTCAGAGCCAACAATTATTTGTTAGGAGTGATGATAGATGGAGATAGATAAGCATTTCATAGAACAAGAGAAATTAGATGAAGAAACAATTAACCAAGTTATTAAAGGATTTCAAAATGCAGGGGAACAATATAATGGCCTTCAATGTGCAATTGCAATGGAAATCCTATTAAGAACTCTATGCCCAGAAGAAGAACAAAGAACCTTGGTTAAGGAACTTGTAGATAACTTCTATAATGTTGAGGTGGATAAATGACAAAAATAAATCCTAGATCTAGACGTTCTTGGCACAAATACATTGTCATGAACGAGAAGGCTAACAAAAGCGTAGATCGATGTGTTGACACGGATTGGCCAATGTTTATCAATTGGCAAGCGAAGCATATGCACCTACCAAAGTACCAAGGCACCAAGTACCGTGGACAAAGAAGATGGTTGGCAAAAGGAAAGGTAACTAAAGGAGATAAAAAATGACTGGTCAAAGGTTTATTAGTTTTGCAAAGTATAAAGTTCTACAATGGCTATGGCACAATGTTGAAGATATGGACGGTATCAGTTACAATGACATTTTCGTTGTTTGGTACTCTAAGACCTTACAGAACCGTAAGGTACTCCTAGGAACTTGCTTTACCAATCATTATTTTGAATGCACGTTCAATGGAGATAAGGGTGAAATGTATGTTGACGTATACGACAAGGTTCAAAATGAATGTTTCAAGGTTACACAATTAAATAATGCAGAGACGTCTAACGGTAATAAAGAAGAAATGGACGTGTACAAGAAAGTACAAAACGTATGCGTTAAGGTTGGCAAAAAGAAATTTAGTATCAGAGATTTAATCTCAAAGTTAACTAAAGGTGGTAAAAATGGGAAATAATAAAACCTGTCCGTACTGTCACGAACAAAAGGACATAATTAACACACTGGATCATAGTCGGATTTATGTTGCCGGTATGGAACAACCCGGTCAAGTTGTTCATATCTATGATAATCGACTGATCTGTGAGGAGCAGACAATCGAATCACGAAAAATTAATTTTTGTCCAATGTGTGGACGAAAACTTGACAATGGTAAAGAGAAACATAAAACAAAACCTAAGGCCGATAGTAAGAAACCAAAAACAAATTATATTGATGAAGTATTAACGCAGTTTGAAAGAAAATAAATCTAGGAGTGAAAGACTAATGACAATGGATAATCAAGCAGAATTAGTAAACAAGTTGAGTGACCAAGTTCCCCAGATGTTAGAGGATATTAATAAGCTAACTAAGAAGTTAGATGATTTAGAACGAAAGGCTAAGGAAACTCAAGCGTTGTGCAATGAGTTGAAGCAAGGTCAACCTAAGCGACAAAAGGGTGGAGTTAAGATTAGTTTTGCCCCGCTAGATTCCGGTCTTAAATTCCAAGAATTGGTCTTTAGCAATGTTAGTGAAGCTGAATCAGCCTTGGGTTCTTCTCGTGGTTCCATTGGTAAGCGGTTGGCAGGTAAGATTAAGTCACTTTCTTTCAATGCGACTTATAAGGGTAAGGAAGGAATTGCAGTTGTTAAGGTAACACCACACATTGAATTACCATAGTTTTGGAGGCGAAACCAATGAAGTTACTGGTTGCTAGTGATATTCACTTAACTAATTACAACGCTTTTAACGAAGAAATTTCAGGCCAACCCCAAACTGGTTCCCGGCTTAACTATCTGTTAAGTGCTTTATCTTATTTTTTCTGTTATGGTCGAGATCGTGGTATTATGCACTATGTAATTAATGGTGACTTATTTGATAAGCGCCAACGGGATAACCCAGCTACCCTAGCTTATATCCGGGCTTGGCTTGCTGGCTGTGCGATTAATTTACCTAAGGAAGCGAAGGTATATTTTAATGTTGGTAATCATGACGAGTTAGGACGTGACGTATACCCAAATTCGTTAGTTGATTTTCCTTACTTAGATAGCCGATTTGTTGTTGTTAATAAAGTTCAGTTGTTTAGTCTGAATGATGATTCTAAATTATTCTTTGTTCCCTACACCGAGAATGTAGAGCAGAGTAAGAAGGATATTAAAGAATCAATTAAGTACATGAAAGGGCCAACTACTGTCTTTGCACACACTGGTGTTGAAGGCGGTGTCCAAGGACGTTGGCAACATAGACTAGAGGGTGCTTATAGTTTATCTGATCTAGGATATGACCAACCTAATGTTAAAGCCGTTATCTTGGGACATTATCACAACCGTTACTTTATTAAGAAACAACCCAAGCCAGCTTGGTATGTTGGAGATTTACTGGGTTTATCTTTTAATGATTTAAATAAAGATGGTAGTGGGGCTGACCGGGGCTTTGATGAGATTGATACATTAACTGGTAAGCATACCTTTGTTAATCTGTCTAAGCTATACCCTACCTTTAATCAATTTGATTATGATGAAAGCAAGGTATCAGCATATCAGGAATTAGCTAAGGATAATTACCTCAAGTTAGTGTTTAGTGACAATAATACCCTGTCAGAGTTCATGAGTGGCCCATACAAGGACTTTAACCAAGCTCATGTACAATTATCTATTAGCCCTGCTAAAACGTCTGAAAAAGCCTTAGACGAGGAATTAGAACACAATGCAAGTGACTATGAATTAGTTAAGTCCTATTGTGAGGATAAATATCCCGAGGTTACAAAGTCCGCACTCAACTACCTAATGAAAGCAAGGGAAAGTGATTGATTAAGTTATTAATTGGCAACATTAACATTAAATTAGTGTTTGAAGATCTACCTGATAAAGAGGTTAAGTGGGTTAAGAAACAAATTCATAATACTTTAGACCCGCTTGACCCACAGCGGTACCATAAGAAAGCCTACAACCAACGAGATAAGTTCGGGAGTCGTTTCTGGGACGGCCGCATAAAGGTCTGTGACTTAGATAATAATTTAGTTCCCACTGGTTTATATGATGAGTTAATTAAACTATTGGACACTGCCATTGTTCCCCAAGGCTTTCAGTATTCCTATGAAGATCAACGTAAGCCCCAACTATTAGTTAAAGTTCCTGATCAAATTGATTTAAAGGACTTAATGGGTGATGGCAAGGATATAACCTTGCGTGACTACCAATATTCGTCTGTAAGAAGTGCTTTTGATAATCAAGTAGGGATTGTCTTGTTAGCCACTAACGCAGGTAAGACGAGTGTAGCTGTTAGTATATTCAAGTTTTTATTAGAGCAACGCCTCAAGGATAACGAAAAGCTGTTGTTCATTGCACCTAACACCAGTGTAATGAACCAGCTTTTTCATGATTATCAACGATATATTGGTGCAGATAAGGTTGGTATTTGGGGTGATAGTAAGAAGGATTTAACTAAGCCAATTATTGTTGCTACTTACCAAACCCTTAACTCAACCCTCAAAAAACCAGAGGTTAAGTTAACCAAGAAGAAAGATAAGCATTTAGAGCGGTTTGCAGTTACTTATCACAATATGATTTTCGATCATGGAGATCCTTATACCAACTTGAAATTGTTAGCACTAAACTTGAAGCCCAAGTACAAGTATCAAGCTGACGATCCCCAAGATCTAAAAGACATTTATTCAGTAGTTTCTAATTCAAAACAAACCAAAGAATACTTTGATGGTTTATATAAAAAGTATAAAAAGTTAGTATATAAGAACCATAAAGATGAGTTTGAACGATATGACGAGTGTAGGGACTTATTAAATAGTGTGGTTGCTACAATTGTTGATGAGTGTCAAGGGGCTGGGGCACCATCATATTGGAACATTTTCCAAGAACTGAATAATTCCCGTATGCGGATTGGTTTAACTGGTACCATGCCTAAACAGGATAAGTTAAAGATGGTTCGTATTAAAGCCTTGCTAGGGATGCCCATTGCTAATATTTCTAATGACGAGATGATTAAACGGGGTTTCTCGGCTAAGCCTCATATTAAGATGGTTAAAGTTGATCAGCCGGTTGACCTTGAGCAAAGAGTAGGGGCGGAACTACAACGCCGGGCTAATCGAGGAATGATTACTGGTGACCTAGTTAATTACCAACTAGCCTATCGTTTAGGGGTTATTGATAATGAATACTACAATCAAGTAGTTTCTAACATTGCTTTTAAGGCCAGTGAACGGGTTAAGAAGCATGGTAAAGCAGTTATGGTGATGGTTAATTCTCTGGAACACGGGGAGAACATTGCCAAGAAACTGGATAAACTCGGTGCTAAGTATGACTATGTAAAAGGTGAAGATGATACCGAAACTAGAGAGAAAGTCTTAGATCGGGTACGGAGTGGTGAATTACCAATTGTAATTGCCACTAAGATTTTTGAAGTAGGTATTAACTGTCCTAACATTCAGGTATTTGTTCAATGTAGTGGTGGTAAGTCTTATGTATCATTAATGCAACGGATTGGTCGGATTCTTCGTATTCAAGAAGATAAACATGACGTTTATGTATTTGATCTAGTTAATACCAATTCCGATATATTGTACCGTCAGGCTCAAGAACGGTATCGTCAGTACCAACAGGAAGGATTTGACATTTCATGAAAAAGAGAGCTACTATTTTATATAATATTCATACCAACAAGGGGTATCGATACGGTTCCCGTGCGGACGCCGCTATTGCGTGTAATGTAACTGGGGCCAAAGTGGGTAACGTATGTAATTTAAAGGACAAGCATTTACTCGTTGACGATACCTACACTGCCTTTTATGCCGATGATTATACAGTTGATAATGTTCAAGAACGCATGGCCAAGATCAAAGAATCATACCCCGACTTGCTAGATTAAGTAAGAAGGTGGTGATTAAATGGCTGATAGTAATAAGAGCAGTTCTAACTCAAATAATAGTAGTAATGCTCAAGCAGAATCAAGTAAGTTAATGCTTGTACCGGAGGAGATTACCCCGGTTGCACACGCAACAGACAAAGAAACTTTAAGGTATGCTCACAGTGTATCTTATGTGCCATCAGTAGTTATCTCGACCATTGAAGGGACATATCCTTTGGTTCCACGCAACTACTCACATTACTTGCCTAATGGCGCCAGAGAAGATTTTATCGATGACATTATCAGTCTACAAACACAGAACTTGATGAGTAATGATATTCCAACTTGTACTATCACTCTTGGAGATCAATACGATTGGAGTTCTGTTTTGTCAGTTAATGATTTAATTCGTATCGATTTAGTTTTACCGGTTGGTAGTAGTGGTAATAATGATTCTCTTAAACCAAATGTTTCCCTTGCTAACAAGCGGTGGCAGTTAAAGACTAGCGGTAGTGGAGATAATACTACTTATTCGACTGAATTTGAAGATACAATTTCTTACTTTCAAGGGGACGCTAATACCCAAGTTGACGCCATTAAGTACAACATTTACTATGGTCTGGTTTCGTCTTTGTCTAGAAACACTTCTTATAGTTCTAGCCAAACCACCTACACCATTGTTGGTCAAGGTATGGCAAAGATTCTTTCTAGTATTCAGTTAGCAAGTTTTAGTGAATTATCAGCTAACCTAAGTGGTTATCAAATGTTACCCGATGATGAAAAGACCGGGATTGCTTTTGGTAATCATACCAGTGCCAATATCATAAAACAGATTATCAATCGGTTTATTCTTCAAAACCAAAGTGGAAGTAACACTTATGATTTTGAAAGTGTTAATGATAATTCATATGGGATTGGTATTACAACTCGTTCTACCGCAGTTCAGGTTGATTGGTGGGGCGATCTAATGGGAAATGCGATTAGCGAGGACACCTATTCAGCATATATGGATAGCATTGCCAATAATGGTGGCAATAGTTAGGGGGTATAGTTATGGCAGATAAAGATAAAGATAGTAAATCAAGTTCTAGTTCTAATAACGCTAGTCTTTACGCTAACATGATGAATATCCCACTTGCGGTTGCCGATGGTGATGATATTCCAATGCAAAATCTGGTTGAGTTTGATATATGGGAAAACTTAGATGAAAGTTACCCTCCTGATACTGGGACTTCTAATCCATATACAAACTACAATGGTTCCATCTTACAAATGATTAAAGATGTATCATCGCAACCATTTAACGAAATGTTCTGGACAAATGTACGTGGGATTCCAACTTTTGTATATCGACCAACCCCTTTTGACCCCGAGAATTGGAAGGGTCTAACTACTAACACCATTCCAACTGAATTAATTACAGATATTAGCATTGAAAATAGTGATAGTGAGCAATCAGCAGTCTTTAAGATTACCCCTACCCAAAACCTTGGGGACACCACTTATTCAGGAGGAATCAATGCTAATCTTTATCCTTTGACTAACTTAGATCTAGTTCGCCGTTATGGCTATAAGCTCATGGAAGCTAATACAGATTATTTTAATGGTCAAACACTAGAATTAGATAGTCAGTCACATACGCCCGGAACCACCTATGCAGATAGTGAAGCGATGAAGGGTTACACGGATAAGACGGCTCAACTACACTATCCCCCATATACTAGCATTGTGGACGCTTTCTATCTTACTAGTGGGCGTAAAGGTTCTAATGCTAACTTGTCAATTCCAAAAGAGTATGGTGGTAGTACCGCTTATAATGCGGTAATGAATGCGTTAAAGGCAACCAATTCTAATGTGGCGTTCTTTAATTCAATTAGTAGTTATGGTATTACTAAGGAGCAGGCTAATTCATTGTGGCTAAGTAAAAACTCAATGAGTACCACTAAGTATCTTAGTATCATTGCCCCGAATTATGTACCAACGACTACTAATTTAGCTAAAGACACTACTTACTTGAAGTCATATAAAGCCATGAAACAAAACCCTAAAAAGGCGGCCAGTGAATTAATTGGCTTATTGGGGTATTCGATTGGTAGTAAACAGGCTTATGAAATGGTTGAGTATGCAATTAATAATGGGGGAACCATTTCAGAAAGTGCCTACAACCAGATTAGAAGCCAATATAAGATCACTGATACCGAAGATGGGGTTAGTGGATCTCCAATGAATGGTAATGATTCCGTTAATTTCTTCTTTGCTAGGTATAGTGAGAAGCTGTTTAATTGGTATGCGGATAACGCTAAGTTTTATTCAGGAACCATAACCTTTGCTGGGCTTGAAAGTGAGCAAACCACTTTTAAAGAGAATAACTTTATTGGTACTCGGATCTACTTTTATGATCGAGCAAATGGAACTTACTGGGAATTTTATTGTGAGGGTGAACAGTACAGCTTTGACTTTTCTAATGGTTTAATGGTTACTCTTACCATTACTCGAGGGGTTCCTTTAGGTGATGATATTACCAATACTAATAAGCGTTTCTCGAATGAATGGTCTTTTTGGGGCACCTTTACCAACTTTGTTGGTGGGTACTTTGGGGAGCAGACCTTAGCGGCGGCGATTGAGAATGCCACACCAGATTCAGGTAGTTCTAGTTCATCTTCTGGTAGTGATGGTGATATTGTTTCCTTTGCTAAGAAGGTGGAGGGTAAGAATTGGTCTTACTCCCAAGCTAATCGAACTAATTTTGGGGATATTGGTAAACCAAAGGATAGTGGGTCAGCAGACTGTTCAAGTTTTGTATGGTATGTTTTAAAATCGTGTGGTTATCAAACAAGTGATAGTCCGTGGACAACTTTTTCAATGGAACCATATCTCGACCAAATTAATAATGACAATTCTAAAGCTGGTGATGTGGTCATCAATAATGCTAATCCACACACTGGGATTCTTTTAGAAAAATGGAAAGGGCCTGATACCAAAGTAATTAATTGTATCGATAGACACCCATCTGTGTGCGAGGGCGGATACCAAAGTATGTTTGGCAATAGCTCCCCATCAACAGGAATCTTCCGTGCTAAGAAGTAATTAAAAAAGACTGGTATTAACCAGTCTTTTTTGTTATATGGTATTGGATTTTAGACTATGTATGATATAATTAAACCATCAATTAGGAAAGTTAGAGGTGAAATCATAATGGATTCTAAAGACAAAATCATAATGAACTCTAAAGGAGAAATTATAATGGATTCTAAATGGAGTGCCTTAGGAAAAGGCTTAGCGATCTGTGGGATTTGTGGTCTTATTGTAGCAGAACTATATTTTAAGGCTCCGGGCTGGGTATTTGGTTGGTCACTCTTTGCACTAATTATTTCGTTATAATAAAAGAAGTAATTAAAAAGGACTGGTTAATACCAGCCCTTTTATCTTATAAAAGCTATTGACTTTTAGGTTATGTATGCTATACTTGAACCATCAATTATGGAAAGAGGTAGCTAATATGAAATACATTAATCAATTAACTGATGATGAATTGAAAAAGATTTTTGTATGTTTAGTCAAAGACTTTTACAAGGTGGATAAAATTGATGATGATTGCCAAATTATCCGAGATCAACCTTTGATTACCATTAGGGGGAACTTTGATAGGGGTATTATCAAAGATGTAGAATGTCCTGCTCCCCTTACTCTGGAACTTGATGATTTTAATGTATATTCTGATTATAACCCAAATTGGGTGATGGCACAGCATTATCGTAGTCACATGGTTTGGAAGTTTGGGAAACAATATGCTATCGATTGTTTTTGGGACGGTTTAGGGGGTTATTAAATATGAAACTTAAATATGTTAATCAGTTAAATAGTTATGAGTTGGGTGAGTTATATTCAGTGTTCATTGCACAGTATTGTGGCTTTAAAGTTGAACATCTTGATGTTATTAAGAGTATATATACAATCACTTTCAAGGGTAGCTACTACGCTTTAGACGATGATGATAATGAAATACGACTTGAGGATAGCTTTGAAGTTAACGACTATGGTGTGCTTAGCAATGCTGTTGGGTTTGGTTACGTTTTTGACTTAACTAAGTTTATGCGTAAGTTTATGTTCAACAAGTTTGGCAAACCCTATATGGAAGATTGTTTTTGGAATGATTGTAGGGGGTAAAGATAATGACTAAGACAGATGAATTTATTAAAAAAGTAGAACAGCTTAACCCACACCTAACCGTAGACAAGTATCATAACTTGTATGGTCGTGACCATAGCAAAGTAGATATGATTATTTGGTATCGAAAAGACATTAACACCGTAATGTCTTTTGCCTCCATCACTTATCTTCATGGTACGCCCGTAGTTGAGACAAGTCACAACTCTTTAGATAAAGATTATTTAGCTTTGTATAGTGATGTTATTAATCTATGTGTAGAATACTTTCCCTACTTTTTTAGGGAATAAGTATAAGAGGCTGGTTAACACCAGTCTTTTTTGTTTAGGCTTTGACATAAATATATTGACTTTTAGGGTTTGATATGCTATGATTGGGCTATCAAGTAAAGAAAGAGGCAATCAATTATGAAGTTTGAACTTAAAGGATATGTTTTTGAATTTAAGCCCGTTAAACGTAGTGAGATTATTGATTTAATGATTAATTACCATTATCTACACCGGAAGGTTGCTACTAAGTATGCTTATGGTTTGTTTGCAGATAATGAGTTAAAGGGAATGATTACCTACACAGCTCCACGATTAAGTCTTGCTCGTTCTATTAGTGAAGAGGCAAATCAAGATAACACCTTAGAACTTTCCCGATTGTATATCAAGGACGAGATTTCTCAAAATGTTCCTAACATTACTTCCCGCTTTGTGTCTTGGACTTTACGTGAACTCAAGAAGCAAGGTAATTGGTTTATTATTTCGTTTGCTGATTCTAGTATGGGCCATGTTGGGAGTATCTACCAAGCAACCAACTTTCTTTATTGTGGGACTACTAAAAGTGGTATGTTATGCTATAATGGGCCTTTCAAACAAGGTGGCACATGGGTTAAGGGGGTTCATTATCGGTTTTTACTTATTCGGAGTATCAAGCATAGGTATATCAAATTTGTTGGTGATCGTCGCTTTCAAAAGGGGGCTAAAAAAGACCTCAAGCTGGATATTGTCCCTCACCCTCATGGACTTGGCGCCCATTATGAAGTTGGAGATGTTGAAACTCGCTTCATTAAGGATCGAAAAACAGGCCGTATCTATACCGAAGCACAGTTACTTAGATCTTTCCCGGATTACGACTGGGATAATCAAGACTGGGGAATAGAGGATATTAATACACCTAATAAGTAGGGGGTGATATAATGACAAAACGTAAAACAGATGAGGAGTTCCAGCAAGAAATTTACAGTCTAGTAGGCGATGAATACACATTTCTAGATAAATATGTTAATGCAAGGACAAAACTAAGGGTAAAACATAACGAGTGTAATTTTGTATATTCCGTTTCTCCCCACAACTTTTTAACAGGCAAACGTTGTCCCAATTGTTTTAAGACACCCAAGAAAAGTGATATTCAGTTTCAGCATGAAGTTCATACTTTAGTGGGTGATGAATACACATTTTTAGATCCTTATGTTAACAATAAAACAAAGCTAAGGGTAAAGCATAATGTATGTGGAAATGTCTATAAAGTTAGGGCTTCATCTTTTTTAGATGGTAGTCGTTGTCCATATTGCGCAGGACTGGTTAAGAAAACAGATAAACAGTTCAAACAAGAAATTTACAATTTAGTAAATGATGAGTACACATTCCTAGATTCTTATGTTAATACTAATACCAAGTTAAGGGTTAAACACAATAAATGTGGGAATGCCTATGAGGTTACACCCTCTAAGTTTTTATCTGGTGAGCGCTGTCCTTACTGTGCAGGACTTGTTAAGAAAACAGATACCCAGTTCAAACATGAAGTTAACATTTTGGTGGGCGATGAGTACACATTCCTAGATAGATATGTTAATGCTTATACAAAAATTAGGGTTAAACACAACAAATGTAATTTTATATATTCTGTTGCTCCTACTAATTTCCTTAGGGGTAGTCGCTGTCCTCATTGCTATCTAGTTAATAAATCAAAGTCGGATAATCTCTTTAAACAGGAGGTTTCTAGCCTTGTTGGCGATGAATACACAATATTAGATACTTATACTAATGCGGAATCCAAGATTAGGTTAAGACATAATAAATGTGGAAATGTTTATAAAACTCGACCTCGTACTTTTCTTGAAGGGTATCGTTGCCCATATTGTAATAGTCCTAAGGGGGAAACTGTTATTACTAAGCTGTTAGATACTTTTAGTATTGATTATGAGTATCAAAAAACCTTTGAGGATCTAAAAGATAAGTCATATTTGTCTTATGATTTCTATATTCCAGACCAGAACATCTTAATTGAATATCAAGGGATTCAACATTATCAACCTGTAGACCTTTTTGGTGGAGATGATAGATTTATTAATCAACAAAAGCATGACCAGATGAAGTTAGACTATGCTAAAGATCATGGTTATAATTTAATTGCTGTTCCCTACACAGAAGATACTTTCTCTAAGATTAAAAAGTATCTGACTAAGCATGGACTAAAGAAGTAGCTTATCAACCTCCTATATTAAGTCTAGAAAAACATAGTTTATCTAAACTTTATAGGGGGTTTTAATATTGGCGACAGTAAGCAATCAATCTGTGAACAGTGCAAACAGAATTTACATTATGGCACAGAACCATCTTGTGGCAAGGGCACAATCATTAAGTGCACAACGTTCTTTTGGTACAGAGGGTGTGTATGAAATCGGTTCCATCATGCCACAAGAACACGTTTATCTCAAGTACACGGGTAGTGTTACGCTTGAACGGTTCCGCATGGTTTCAAGTAACTTGGCAAGTGCCCAAATGGGGGCGATCGCCGCATTAGGTGAAGATATTTTAAACAAGGATATTATCACCATTAACGTTATGGATAGTGTAACTAAGAACCTAGTTGAGAGCTTCTATGGTTGTTCGGCTTCCAGTTACTCCACTGCGTACCGTAGCAATCAAATCGTGACTGAATCAATAGAATTTTTGTACCTTAGCTCCGGGACAACTGCTGTAAGCTAGGTTAACAGTTACTTTATATAAAGAGATAGTGTAATAGCTATCTCTTTTTTTGTTATACAAAAAGGCCACCCGGTTTAGGGGTGGTCATTTTTAATGAGCAAAGTAATTTAACTGGCTTTGCCTAGTTTGTTGTTGTTCAAACTGATTAAGCATTTCCTTAACCTTGTTTGCTACGGTTTGGGCTAAGTTGTCTGGGTCGTCTGTCCCTCCTTGAATAGTAAGATTAATGTTGTAGGTAGGGTTAATGGTTGTGTTTTGGTTGCCCCCAACTTCGCTTGGGCTAACCAACTTACGTCCAAAGACCCCCGCTAAATCGTTTAGTGCTGTTAGACCCGCACCAGCGTGACTTGTGTTTAGTGGGATAAATGCTTCTGTACCAGCTTCACCAAAGAGATCAGAGTTATTAACTAAGGTCGGTTGGCTACTAATGAACCCATTACCACTGGCAAAGGAACGAATCCCACCATTAGCGTATTGACCTTTGAACGAGTTCATACCGGCCTCGTACGCACTTAGCCCAGCAGTAAAGTAGCTATGATTTTTAAGGGCGGTTGCATATTGGTCAACTGACTTAATGCTTGAATCAATGCCATCATTCTTTAGAATACTAGCAAAATTCTTAGCATAGTCATCTAAACTGTTAAACTTAGCATAGTAATCGCCCTCGGGAGAAGCAGAACCCCTAGTAGCTCCAGATTGTCCTACATATTTGATACCAGACAGGTTATTAGACCCATCATTGGCTAATTTAGAGGTCATGCCACCCGTTTCATGCATAATTTGGGCAAAGACAAGGCTAGGATCGACCCCTAATTCTTTACCAACCTTCTTAGCAACGGATTTAGCGGCTTCAACCCCTTTACCACTAGCTTTTTCTGAATCATCTGAGGTATTACCCTTAGTATCACCATTAAGGGAAATACTTTTAGCGGTTTCAACAAGGGTTTTGGCCTTGTCTAACATCTTGTTGTAGGAGCGAAGGATCTTCCAGTCGTCTTTATCATGAAGTTTTGACTTTTTACTGGTGGATTTCTTGTGATTTCCACTGAATTCGTCTTTGATCCAGTGAGCACCATCACCAATAAGACCACCAATTTTACCACCGGCCCAGCCACCAATAATGCTTCCACCAATTGTCCCTGCTGGACCTATGAATGGGTCTAGTAAACTACCGAGAACGGCGCCCCCAGCACTCCCAGCAGTGGTACCCGCCGCTTTTCCAAGTCCTTCAAATTGGGCTTTAGACCCTTTTTTGGTGTGCGTAAGAGTATTAATAGTGTCATAAGCCCCGAAGGCAAGGTTAGCAATCCCAGCTTTCCTTACTAGGCCACCTGCGCTCCTTAGTAAACCAGTACGTTCACCAGATCTTAGAAGGGTAGACCCAGTGGATTTAGCTAGACTAGTCCCTTTGCGGAGTAGACCAGTAAACTTACCACCCTTACGAATGTTTCGAGCGGCGTTAACAATGGATCGTCCACCATTTTTAAGAGATCGACCACCATTAGCCCATGTTTCCTTGGTGAACAGGTCCTTAGTCGCCCCACGGAACCCTCCGTGTCTAAGGACAAAGCCTGAAACTAGACCAGAACCAACCCCTTGAACAAGGCTTCCTCCCACGGCAGAGGCGACACTCATACCAACCCCACCAAAACCGCCAAAACTACCCCCAACGGTCTTATAAATTTTGGCTAAAGCGCTTCGGAAGGAATCTAGGCTTTCACTAGCCTTAGTAGCCGAGTTAGCAAGGGCCGCATTTGACTTTTGAATCGATGAAGTACCTGATTCTGAATAGGATTTATCGTTCTTTTTGGCTTGTGAGCCGTCATTTAGGTACTTTTTAAGGGTAGATTTATCTAATTTACCCTTAGAATTGGCGTCTAATAGCTTCTCCGCGGCGTCCATCGAGATATTAGGGTTTTGACTGCTTATCCGCCAAGCGGCTACTTTGGTATTCCCTTGGGCCATGTCCATATAATTGTTTAAAACCCGGCGCATGGACGCAGGATTCTTGTTCATGTCCTGCATATCTTGCATTAATTGGGCTTGACCCTGTAAACCAGAGTATTTAGTCCCAGTTCCTCGGGCAAACATGGTTCGGGCTTGCAAACTATTATAGTCAGAAAGGGTGTGAGTAATCTGGAGAATGTTATTAGCCCCAGTAGTACCTTGGAATTGGCTTCCTAAAGAGGAAAGTGAACCTTGTAAGCCGGCAATCTGTTGTAAATCTTTATAACTAGCTCCATATTGGGTAGCATTGTTATATAGTTCTGTTAAACCTTGCTGTTGTTGACTAGACTTGGCCGTCATACCGCTAGAGGTAATCTCATTAGTGATCTGATTACCTAACCTAGACATTTGGCTACCAGAAAGCCCACTGGCGTTCCCAGCCGATTGTTCAAGGGATTGGGTGGTTTCGCTGTCAGAACCGGTTATACGGGCTTGACGTGCCCATGAGGTAGCCGCCTTATTGTAGTTACCTGTATTTCCCGTGCTACCTGAATAAGCGCTAACGAATCCAGACATCTCTGCACCAGAATAACCATATTTATACCCTGAATTAGAGATCGTGTCCATAACGTGGTTATCAGCATGATAACCACCAATACCATAGGCGACACCTTTAATGTTATCAAAGGCCGTTAGACGGGCGTTACTCCCTTGGCTAACTAAGGAACCAGACGAACTCATCGCCGCAGTAAGACCAGAACGAGCAAGGTAACGAGATTGGTCGGCTAGGCTACCCTTTTTAGGCCCAACGGTGTAGCTATTATCTGGTTTATTAACCTCTGTGCTAGTCTGTTTAATTGCTTGTTCATTTCGTCCAAGGGTAGAACTAAGTTGATTTAACTTTTGGCTAACCTTTTCGAGTTGCTTAACGTATTCGTCAGCTTCTCTAGCGGCATTGACGGCTTCTCGGCTAGCTCCCGGAACACTAGCTACCTTTTTGGCGTTAGCATAATCTTCCCTAGCACTTGTTAATTTACCTGCTAAGTCAGTTCGTTGCTTTTTTAAAATATCAGAGTAATTAGAAAAACGTTCTTGGTTGTAGCTGGCGCTTTGTTTATATTCCTGATAACGGTTGTGTGAAATATATCCTGAACGTTTACCAACCTCAAAGTTATTATAAGTTTTCCGGTTGCTACTAATTAAGTTATTAATATCAGATCGGAGTTTATTGTAACTTGCGTTAGCTTTATTAACATCATCTGTTTGACTGTCGTTAAAACGGCGGAAAGCCGAACTACTGGTAGTATTAGTAGTCTGGTTACTAATAATGTTTTTATAACCATCACTATCACTAATTCTATTGATAGCATTGGTTAATTCGGTTAGCTTACTACTTAAATCACTTTCGGTTTCGGTGTCCCCAGTTTTTTGGACACTCGCTAACATTTGTTGAAGTTTGGTTTTGTCTGAATAAAGGTCACTAAGTCCACCTTGGGCAGTGGCAACCTGTTTATTACTTAGTGTGTTGTTATTGTTTACTCGGGCGTTAGAGATACGTTCAATGCGTTTTTCTAGATCATCAATATCTTTAGTGACGTCTTGAATAGCGTTCTTTGCCGCCTGATTATCAACCTTGAGGTTAATGTTTTCCTCAACCATAGTTCCACCACCTTGATTATAATTATCTTCTTGCTTAATATAATAGTGATTAGGGGTTGCAATAACATATTTGAGATGGTAGTATAATAAACATAGAAAAGGAAAGGGGGGGGGCAAAAACATGAGTAGTGCTGGAATCAAGGCAGATGTTAAGGCTTTTCTTAAATCTAAGCAAGTCAAGACCATCGTGCTTCCTAGTGGTAAGGAAGTCAAGTTGCAAAACGCAAAGACAAGTGATCTAATTTCATACGCAAGTAAGTTGGGATATTAAGGAGTTGTAAAATTGAATAATAAAAAGGTGGTATTTTATTTTGGATAAAGCTACAAAGCAAAACTATTTCATTTGGTTGTTCAATCAATTGAAAGGTTGGCCTATGCAGAATTATATGTTGTTTTTCTTTGCTTTTGGATTTCAGTTAGCATTATTGATTGGTAGTCCAATTAATTCAGTAACATTGATTACGTTTATTGGTACCTTGTTGGGTACCCTATGTGTATTGGCAATTAATGCTACTAAAGCAATTAATGGTTGGTTAGGGTTAATTTCAGCCACCTGTTTTGTTTATGCTGGGTGGTCAGCGAAGAACTATCTGTCAATTTTTGAACAAATTGCCTATGTCGTGACATTGGACTTGCCTGTTATCTTTGCAATTCGTAGTTGGAATGACGATACCAAGAATCACTTGCGCCGTTTCGGCTCAAAACAATGGTTAGTCGCTGTTATTGGTACATTGATTGTATATGTAGTAAGTGGTTATCTGATTGGTCAGTTTACTAATGACCCACGTCCATGGATTGACGCTATTAGTTTTGCAATTAGTTTGACTGCCGGAATTATGTGCTTTATGCGTTACAATAACCAATACTACTGGTGGTTAGCTTCTGGTATCTTCCAGTTAATTCTATGGGCTGTTACATTTGCACAAGGTGACGCAACCTTGGCGATGGCAGTTAATAGCTTAATCTATGTTATTAATGACATTCTGGCTTTCGCAGTTTCTCCATGGTTTAACCACGGTCGGCGTCAAGCCGGTTTATCTGAAATGAAGTAAATAGTGTTGAAGCTTGTCTATATGACGGGCTTTTTATTTTGTAGAAACTTATTGATTTATTGTTGTCATAGGTTTATAATAAAAAATATAAATTAGTAAGGTGAAATATCTTGAGAAGAAAAACAAATGATCAGTTTCAACAGGAAGTTTACGATCTTGTGAGAGATGAATATATATTCTTAGATACTTATGTTAATAAACGTACAAAAATTAAAGTTAAACATAACAAATGCGGTCATATCTATAAGGTAACTCCTGGTGACTTTCTTTGTGGTAGGCGCTGTCCTTATTGTTTTGGTAATTTAAAAAAGACAGACGCTCAATTCAAACATGAAGTTTACACTTTGGTAGGTGATGAATATGCTTTCTTAGAACCATATGTTAATAATAAGACTAAAATTAAGGTTAGGCATAATAAATGTGGCAATATCTATGAAGTAAAGCCTGATGGTTTCTTGCGTGGTAATCGTTGCCCATACTGTGCAAGTACAGCTATAAAAACAAATGAGCAGTTTCAACAGGAGGTTTATGATCTCGTTGGAGATGAGTATTTATTTTTAGAATCCTATCAAAAAGCACTTACAAAAATTAAGGTAAAGCATAATAAATGCGGTAGTATCTATAAAGTCAAGCCTAGTGATTTTCTACATGGCGAACGTTGCCCATATTGTAATGGTAATGCTAAGAAAACAGACGTCCAGTTTAAAAAGGAAGTTTATAATCTAGTTGGTGATGATTATAAATTCCTAGATGTCTATGTTAATAATGTTGCTAAACTTAGGGTAAAACACAATAAATGTGGAAACATTTACGAAGTTAGACCTAGTGATTTTCTCCGTGGCACCCGTTGTCCTTACTGTAATACCCCTAAAGGTGAGGTTATCATTAATAAAATTCTAAAGTCATTAGGGACCAAGTATGAGTATCAGAAAACGTTTGATGATCTTGTAGATAAGTCCTATCTTTCTTATGATTTCTATATCCCCAGTCAATCCATCTTAATTGAATATCAAGGGATTCAACATTACCAGCCTACTGATTATTTTGGTGGAGAAGCTACCTTTAAGAGACAGCAAAAACATGATAAGATGAAGCTAGACTATGCTAAGTCTCATGGTTATAAATTAATTACTGTACCATATACGGAAGATACTTTCTCTAAGATTAAGGGGTATTTGATTAAGCATGGGTTAGCTGATGAAAATACTTCGGTAGATACAGATACACTCCATCGACTGTTTGACGAGAATAAAGAAGTGATGGATTGGCTAAAGGACAAGTGAAGGAGGTGCATAGCCAATGGCAAAACCATTTATTTTTGACTATGAACGATATCCTGATTGGTTATCTGAACTAATTGAGAAGGGTTCTGTGATTGAAGGGGAAGAAGCTCCTGATCAATGGGAGGACGCTTACATGGATCCGGTCTTATATTGTTGGCAACCCGATGGTGAGATCGTAACTGTTTACTCTGGTCATGAGATTCAGTTAGCCCAACATAGGAATCCAGACGGTTCAGTGTTCAAGTATGCAGAACTAATTGATTAATAGATAGAAGGGCCTAGTAATTACTAGGTCTTTTTATTTTAGGTTTTTTCTATAAAAACTGTTGACATCATCTCTACTTGTGTTATTATATAGTTGTCGAAAGGATAAGAACAAAAGAAAAGGAGGAATATAATTATGTGGTTATTCTTTTTTCTGTTTGGATTCGGTGTAGTAGAAATCTGTTACATTAATAAAGATGTAAAAACGATTCGTGATGACTTATCATACCTAGTTGATCTACTTGAACAGAACCCTGACTTGGTTAAGAAAGCGACAGATCAGGCACAATCTAATCAGGAACAATCTAGGAGTAATGAAGATTTAATGGGTTCACGTAGGGAACTATATAAGTAATGGAATCATAATGAGAAGGTCTAGTAATTACTAGGTCTTTTTATTTTAGTTATTTTTATAAAAACTATTGACATTATCTCTGCCTGTGTTATTATATAGATGTTAAAGGAATAGAATAAAAGGAGATTATTATGACTAAGAAATACAAGCTAACTCATCACACTAAGGAAGTAGATGGTCATACCCTTCACCGAATTAAGGCTCTAAAGTCCTTTGGTGATGTAACGAAAGGAGATCTAGGCGGTTGGGTTGAAAGTTACCGTAATCTATCTCAATCAGATTATGCTTGGGTCTATGACAAAGCTAAAGTTTATGGTGACGCCCGAGTTTTTGATAATGCAAAAGTTAATGATCATGCCCGAGTTTACGGTGACGCTTGGGTTTACAAAAACGCTTGGGTCTATGGTCACGCTCGAGTTAGTGGTGCCGCAGGTGTGTCAGGAAATGCTTGGGTTCATGGTCATGCTAAAGTTTATGATAATGCTAAAGTTTGGGGTAATGTCCTAGTTTATGACCATGCTCATGTTTGCGGGAACGCTATGATTTACGATAATGATATGGTTTATGGTCGTACTAAGGTTTATAATCATACTCAAGTATATGGTAAAGATTGGGTTTGTTCTCATATCCAACCTTGGGATATTGATAATAAATAAAGGAGGTTTCTTATGACTAAGAAGTATGAATTAACAGATAATACTAAGGAAATATTGGGTCACACCCTCCATCAAATTAAGGCTTTAAAAGCGTTTGGTGATGTAAAGAAGGGTGATCTAGGGGGTTGGATTGAAGATTACTCTAACCTCTCCCAATCCGGTAATGCTTGGGTCTATGACAATGCTAAAGTTTATAAGAATGCTGTAGTTTATGGTCAGGCCCAGATCCGTGGTAATGCATGGGTCTATAATCACACTAAGGTTTTAGATAATGCTAAAGTTTGTGGTGAGGCTTGTATCTATGATCATGCTAGAGTATTAGATAATGCCCAAGTTGGTGGTAATGCTTGGGTTTATAATAATGCTTATGTTGTAGGCAACGCCAAAGTTGCAGGTAAGGCCCAGATTTATGGTAATGCTTGTGTCTATGATAATGCGATAGTACGTGGCCATGCCGAGATTTATGACCATGCTTCGGTTTATGGCAACGCTTGGGTTTTTGATGATACCAAAGTTTGGGGTTGTGCGTCTATTACAGGTAAGACTAAAGTATATGGGGACGCTCGAATCTATGGCAGTGCTAAGGTTCATGGTAACGCCATCGTATGTGGCTATGCTCACGTTTGTGGTAATACCCATGTCTATGATAATGCTAAAGTCTATGGTGATAGTATCTTGCAAGGACGAATTAACATTCGGGAAGATGATGATATTAAGGACAAGTATTCTTATCTAATCTTTAATAACACTTGGTCATCAGGGCGGCAGTTTGTTTACGTCCTATCTAATCAGCGATGGCACGTTGGTTGCTTTAATGGAACAGGGGAAGAACTAATTAAGAAAGCATACAAGGATTCGGAATTATCGGGAAAGATGTACGAGATGTATGTTCATTTTGCTGAACAAGCGGTTAAGACCCAAGCTAAGATCCAACAGCAACAACAATCACACAAGAAATTCCCTCTTTGGTTAGATTCATATCCAAGTTGGCGAGACTGGTTAGGACTATAGCTATGTTAAACGCCATCTTTCGGCTTAAAAATTTTGGGGAAATATTTTTGGAATATTGCTTTCTTATCCCTGTCAGATAATAGTCTTATAAAAATGACTGGGGGGTGGGTGTATACAGAGTGGTCTTTAATGGGCCACTTTTATTATAAGAACGAGACAAATTAAACAGCTCCAGAAAATTCCTAGATTTTTGGGAAAATATTTTAAAGTGACCTAGGGTAGAGCAGGTAGGGGGTCAGGTACCGGATTGGTACTTGACAAGCGGGGGGGAGGGGTGTATATAACACATTCCCTATAAAAAGTCAAGTGATAGGCGATAAAAAAAAAAGACTGGGTTTAACCAGTCCATTAATTTAGTTGATCGTGACCCCCCGCCGTTCACAGTTTTGTTTCACCTCCATTTGACGTTGGCCGTTGTAACCACAGTAATAGAACAGTAGACCATAGTTGTTTTCGTCTGTTGCTTGATCATGAATCTCAATTGACCAGTCAAGGACGACCAAGTAAATCTGCTTAGCGCTATCACACCATAGCGTTGGGTAAGCAACTACGCCATCATTGTATGTTACCTTAGCGGTGTAGCCTTGCTTATCCTTAAATACGTCCACGGTGTCAATGGTCATAGTTGGGAACATATCAGCAAGTTTATCGGTTGGCATAGCTTCAATCATTTCATCAAATTCTTCTTCGTTCATAATAAATACCTCGTTTCTTTTTTTCTTATCTTTCTATGGTTATATAATACCATGTAAGGATAGAAAAGTAAATACTTTTATTGGATTTAATTCAACTATTTTTTAGCTGATCAAGCATAGCAAGCGGAAACATAGCAGGATCAATATAAATGACCTATGATAGTCCTACGTGATCACCACAAGCCCGTACACGCCGTTTAACACGATCAA